ATTTATTTATTTTCTACTGACCTATTTAATGTATGTTTTGATGATTTATACAGGCTTATCTGTCAACAGTTCTTAAGTTGGACATGCATCTACATATTCAATTTTTATTTTGTTAGTTAATTTAGCGAGTACCGACCGCATTGTCGGTTCCATGGCTAGACCCTTTGGTACAGTTCCCATATTGGCAGGATTAAAGCTATCATAGTCATAGTACAAGAACAGTAGTCCGGAAGTCTTGTTACCTAACTGGAAATCATGTGGGAACTTGGAAGTAGTCGCACGAGTAATACGGGTATTTACCACTACACTAACTCCCGCTTTATTAGCATTCGCCACTTGTAGCGCTAGCTGGGTTTCCAAGTACTTTGCATTCCATTCGTTAATAGCTTCATTTATACTATATGATTGTGTTACTAGCCGGGTAGTAAGCTGATTTAGTATCCTAGGGTCAGTCAACCTACTCGCACACACAAGTAATGACCGGATTTTAAATGTTTTATATACGCTGGTACCTGGGACCATGATAAATATATCATTACCACCTGCCGGTTCCTTTAACCGTACCTGCCTATTTATCGGCATGGTATAATCGAACACCCACGCTAAGCTATCATGTACTGATTTGCGGAACTGTGCCATCAAATCTGTGTCTTCCGGATTATACACTGGCTGAACGCCATTTGCCTTTGGCAACGGGAATTTACTTGCCGGGTATAATTCCACCAATCGGGTTTCATGAGTCCGGATATGGTCAATTAGCGCGGTTTCATAAGGATGTGCCACACAGAACACCGCATCTACTGTGCCAGCGGCTAGAGCCTTTAGTAGGGCTGCTTGTGTGTCCAGGTATATGACATTGAATGGTAGGTCGGTTAGGGTTAGGTCGGACGGTATCTTATGAGCTTTAAGGATGACCGAAAATTCATACATGGAGTTTATAAGCACACCAACTGTGACTTTAACGCCTTCCTTCTTGGTAATAAGAATATCCCGGAAATTCGCTATTTGGCTAAATTGGCCAGAAAGCATAAAAATTACCTCTTCATATCCCGGACATAACACCCTGACGTTATCCTGGCTTTCCGGTTTGGCCTGTAAAAGTAAATATTCCCGAACGAATCCGCAATCCACTTGTCTTGTGTTCATAAGTCCAGATAGGATATCGCTATATGAAGAATAAACAATGGGTTCACATGGATAAACTCGCCGACGGATATGATTAGCTGTAACCCAGTTGGAAATGGTACCCGTGGCTAGACACCCCCACTTGACAATCGGCCATTCCTGATTGTTAACAAGTACCAGCGGTTGGAGTCCATCTTCCGGATAGTATCCTGATGCAGGCTGATTAACTGGTGCTGGTCTGGATTCACCTACGCCGGTATTGGTACTTTCCGGAATATCTGCTTGTGTAAAGGGCTCTAGCCGTGCGCTCTGTGTCCCTTTCCAAAGCCCGTAAATGAAGGACACAGTGAACACCAGACCAATTAGGATAACTATTAAATATATAATACTATGTATTTCCATGTGTGTACGTGTTATGTTTTACTTGGTTTATTTGTATTGTATGTTTTTTCCGGACAATAATGACAATGACAATGACCAAAAATAAAGTCAAAAATATAGTAAATGTTAATTGGCTAGAGGGTTCTAGCAGTGGATATGACGGCTTGTCAATGATGGCTTCAGAGAAATTTATGTTTATCGGTCCAGAATTCGGCGTTGGTTTGCTTATCCATATAGGCATAACCGCATTTCTCGAGATAGTTAACATCGCGAACAATCAAACGGCTATTGGCACCACCGCGAACCCACCCTTCATCGGCAACCTCTTGAACAATGTGTACTGGGTTCTGAACGTTGTAATCAAGGTGGGGTACAAGTGGAGTGAATACATGGGGAATGCTGACACCGCTGAGAGTATTGCAGCTGCGACGTGCACTGGTATCTTCACCGGGGGTAAGCTGGCTTTCCAGAATCATATTACCGGGTCCACGGCCCATATAGGGGACAGTGAGGTATGGCGGTGTGAATAGCTGGTTGGGGCAACGAGGGAATTTACGGTTGGCACCGATGCGGAGTTTGGTGCTGTCATCAACGACACAGGGGGCGACTTCATAACCGTTACGGTAATACATCATAACATTATCGGTGGCGGCTTCAACTGTACTGGGAATGTTGCAGTCACAGTCATAGTGGTTGCTGGTCTGGTACACACCAGGGCTCATACTCTGCCGGGTCTGGATATCTACAAAGCATTTATCATCGTGTGCCATGGCCTTGTAGTTGACGGCTAGACGCTTGTTACCACGGAGGTCAACACAGTTGCGCTGGTCTTTAATGAGCTGGTTAGATTGGTCGAACACTAATCTGTTAGTAGACATTATGTAATTTACTGGATACTTTATTATATACTATTATTTTGTATTTGTCACTTAATTTATATTATACTATTGCACTATTATTTTACGCGGTAATTATCCACATTGAATCTATCTAAGCTCTCGTCAGATTATCCCCTAAAAAGTAATTCTTAATTTTAATACCTGTAGTTTCCACACTCATAATCTCCATACAAGGACTAAGTAGAATGAGCACATTTGACTTCCACACTATGCTAACAGAGGCAAGTAAAACCAATAGCAACCAGGGTTCTCCCTTATTATGTGAATCTGCAAGTAAATTTCTAAACATGACTAACGTTAAACCCTATTTACCGGAGACTGTGATTGCTACTCAATGTGCACAAAAGGGATCTAGCCAAGCAGGCAGTAAATATAAATTAGTTTGTATAAAATCAGCCCAGGAAGAAAATGAATTCCAGCAGATGGACCTAGTGATGGCTATTGACTCCGAGTCATCAGGGGAATGGGAAGACATTACTGATGATGAAGCACCACTAATTCCAGAACCAGATGACACCGGGTCGGCAGATGGCACTAAATTGACAGAAGATTATGACCAGATGGACAAACCAAAACAGGTATGTTCTGAAAACGAAGTGTGTGCATATGATACACTAGTGGAAGATAAACGATATGAAACAGTTGCTAACCTACACCAAATATCAGATAGTCCTATTTCATCCATTGGTGGAAATGAGGAAGATGAGCTTATGGCATTTCTAAACCAAGATAAGCAAGATATATCGGACACTGGGTCACTACACGAAGATACGTTTGATACACAGTACATGTCAAAGGTGGATGTGGATAAATTTGTGAAATCCATTCGCCCTGTGACTGTAAATGATGATATTGCAGGATGTTTTAGTATTCATGGCACTGTTGAAAAGCGTGTTGGTGGCACTGAAAAGTCAGGATGGAAAACAGTCAAATCTACCAGTGGCTATGACACTAAACAATATGAGCAAGCCCTGTTTTGCAAAATGTCACCTCTGATCGAACCCCTGAAGGTCATCAATGATTCTATTTATCCCGACTTTATGGAATTATCTGAATACAGGTTACCTGGAGACACGGCTAGACAGGTTGTGGAGAAGATTAATTCTGTAAACAATAGCAGCCATGTAGAGGCTCTAGCCATGTATATGAACAGCCGGCTTACCGAACAGGGTAAGTGTCCCGCATTCCCATATTTTTATGGATGTCTTAATGGAATTAGCAAAACGTATTATCATGACATAACTGATGAAATCGCCATGTATGCTGAACAGGTATGGTTTGTTAATAAAGCCCAGTGCGGGAAAATAGACTTGTGCTTTGTCAATCTGGATGATCTAGGTAATGAAATAGCAACTAACCCCAAGTACAATATTGTCACTTCCAGCCCTACAAATAATATGTTGAAGCGCTGTATAGAAGAAACACCCGAAATTAAGACCGATTTACAATCCCGGCTATTAGGTATTAACCGGCTATCCGAACTTGGCAATGGGCTTGACGATGAACTAAATGACTTAGAAGGTGAATCCTTCGTAACTGAACAGCCTATGCCCGATGAAGACGAAGCACATGTTCCGCAGACAAAACCAATAAACAGCGCAGCGGACTTGTTACTAAATGCACATATCTTAGATAAGGATGCCGATATCGATGACCTTGACTTATCCGGGCTAGAACAATCAAATGTCTACGATAACAAGATATTCTATATGAAGATGAATGATTATCCTGTAAGTTACTGTTTTATGGAAAAGATGGGTACGACGCTGGACGCACTAATGCATGGTCCTGAACCCTTGGAAGAGACGGAATGGCTAAGTGTGTTATTCCAAGTGGCATTTGGTCTAGCCGCTGCCGGAAAATCGCATCAGTTTGTGCATAACGACCTCCATTGTGCTAATATTATGTTCCAGAGTACTGCCGAAAATTACATATATTACTATATTAATGGTCACTACTACCGTGTACCTACATTCCGCCGTATAGCCAAGATAATCGATTTTGCCCGCGCAACATTCAAGGTTAATGACCGCTGGATATTTAGCGATGTGTTCTTACCTGGTGGTGATGCTGCTGAACAATACACATATCCAGATGCCAATGGTAAGATAAAGAAAACTGGTGACACAGTACTACCCAACCCCAGTTTTGACCTTATCCTGCTGTCCACCTCTATATTTAATGATATTGATGATAAGCACATGGCATTAAAGAGCATGATTTATAACTGGTGTCAATCTAGTGAGCGATATGCCGATAACATGCTGGAACGTCCGGTTGATTTCCAGTTATATATTGACATAGCTCGTGAATGTAAGAATGCCAAGCCTAAGAATGTACTAAAAGATGCCCTATTCCAGCGTTTCCGTATTAAGAAATCCAAAATACCGGCTGGGAAATTTGTACATGTTTATTAATGGTGGATAATATCCATGTAGAATAGTAAATATAGACGTAGCACAAAGTATCATATCATATAGTGTAAATGCCAGGAGGTGAAATACAAATTGCTGCACAAGGCGCGCATGACATATACTTAACAGGTGACCCACAAATGAGTTTCTTTAAGGCGGTATATAAGCGCTATACATACTTTTCCATGCAACTTATCCAATTGGACGATGATAATGCATCCAACAGCCTAAATAGCTATAATAATGAGATGACGCTGAAATATAAGGTCCCGCGAAATGGTGACCTACTCCGCGAAATATATATCCAGTTTGAGCTGCCCAACGTGTATAGTGACGCAGCGTCGCAGTTCCAGTGGATTCGGCGTATTGGTGAATATATTGTGGATGAAGTCCGGTTAATTGGTGGAAATAACATCCTATTTAGCCGGATACAGCCGGAGTATATGCATATACATGCTGAGCTTACACGGCTAGACGGTCGCAAAGCCGAATACTATCGTGAGATCGGGCATGTGCCTCAACTGTATGACCCTGCTAATTCCGGGTTGAATAACGGGATTTACCCTGCCCGACCCTTACCGGCAAATGGTGCAGATAATGGTATACCTAGCATTCCGGCTTGGACAGTGACACTAGCCGTGCCATTCTGGTTTAGTAATAATTCGGGGACTGCATTACCACTCATTGCCATGCAACGTATGGACTTACGTATTGAGGTGGATTTGAAACCTCTCAATTACTGTTATACTGTTATTGATACTAATCCGACGAGCCCAACATTCCAGACACGGGTCCGGCCAACCATTGCCAATCAGTTCCTATCTAATTTCTGTCCAGCATCTCCAAGTAATAATAATGCTCTCCCTAATAACAAAGTGGATGTTTATGGTAATTATGTGTTTTTAGACAGGGAAGAGCGTAAACGGTTTGCCCAAACGGAACAGAGTTATTTAATGCGTAAAATGCAGTATTATAGGAACTCGTCCGGTAATGTCTCAACCGGTGGCAATTTCAATGCCGACCTTCGTGATATTAATTTGCCGGTATCTCAATTGTTCTTCATGGCTAGAAGGCAGGACGCGGAGGATACTAATCAATGGTCTAATTTTACACTATGGGACCCTGACCAGTTGAGTCCAATCCTTAATCCTGGTTATATTAGCGAGTATAATAATAATTATGTGATTGCACCTGGGGATGCAGTGAATCAGGTGGTTATGTCACAGCCTGACCCTATTTCCAGCGCTGAATTGATACTTAATGCTGTTAGCAGGTTTGACCGTACTGATATAGAGTTCTTTAAGGTTAATCGGATGGCATATAATCCAGCCGGTGGCTCCGCTACTGAATTGAACGGTGTTTATACGTATAGCTTCGCGGTGGACAATGAGAAATATCAGCCTTCTGGGACATGTAATTTCAGTATGTATGGTAAAAAAGAATTACGGCTTGGTTTTAAGGATGTACAGACTAACGCACACCGGGCATCTACAGGACAACCATATGCACAGAATTATAGTGTTATTTTGATTGCAGAAAGTGTAAATATTTTCCGTGTGATTGCTGGTCTGGTTGGTGAGGAATTCTCGAACTAGGCAAGCTAGTTCTCGAATTAACTTACGTAATTCTCCAACTAGGCAAGCTAGTTCTCGAATTAGATATAACTAGTTAAAATCTAAGCGGATATTAAATCAAAAAAGGAAAGTAGCAAACCAGGGCTAGACAATGTCCGATATAACAAAAGCATTAAACCTACGAGAAAACGCCAAACGCGCAATTGGCCAATCTTACACAGCCACCGACCACTTATCCAATTTCTTTAGTGTATTTATGAAGCTAGCCATAGTATTTATAATCCTAGCCATCAATTTCCTGTCACTAAGTGTCGCCTTAAATTGCAATATTAATGCACCGGTACCGAGGAAGGTTGGTGCTGCATTATTCGCATTCTTCTTTGGGTTTATCTACCTGACACTCAATTATTATTCATACCGCGTGCTAACCCTGCGTAAGGTGTGTAGGATGGATAAGCAGCGATTATTCCCATTCAGTATTTAGGTTATTGGTAAAAATTAGTTATTTATGCCAATTTATTTAGTTTTAGTGTCTAGCTGTGGATGCAGTATATAAAATTGATTTTTATAAATTTAGTTATGTATTTGTATGCTTTAGAAGACTCTTATCGATAAGGGGTCTAAAGTATTCTATCTGTCTATTCAATCAACCAACAAACATCAACCATGCCCAAGAATCTTACAGGAGGAAAGAAGGCAAAGAAGATGAAGAACGCTTCTAGCCGACCATCACAGGTGGAGGACATGTCCTCCAAGAACATCATCAAGCCGGATGATAGCGGAGCTCAGTACTTCGCTATCGTGGACAACTTTTTCGGAAAGACGGCAAACGTCGTCTACATTGACAAGGTGCGCGGCCTAACCAAGACTACTGCCATCATTCGTGGAGCAGTCATGAAGCGCTGCAAGAAGTTTGCTACAGGTGACGTGGTCATCATCTGTACAAGGGATTTCGAGACCAACAAGGAGAATGCAAAGGTGGACCTGGTCCACAAGTACTTTGACACTGACATCAAGGAACTCAGGAAGCGACGCGATCTGGACAGCAAGTTTCTCACTCTTCTCGACAGCTACATTGTAGCTACAGTCAAGGGAGAAACCAACCTCCAGAAGGCATACGATGACTACGGAAACGACAACATCAGGTTCAGTAACGAGGAGCGTGCAACGTTCGAGGCAGACGAAAACGAGGAGCCTTTTGGCAGCAAGCAAGAGACCGAGAATCTCATGAAGATGGGCAATCGTGACATGCCATCGAGTGATAGCGAGAGCGAGTACGAGGACGAGTGACGAGCTGGCATCAGCGAGAGCAAGAAAAGTTTAAATAAGGATGAATAGCGAATAGCTTACGTCCCCAAAAAACATGTAAATAAATAAAAACCAACAAAAAACAAAAAAGGCCAAATAGGCCAATTTTTTTTTGTGCTTCAATAGTTAATATATGTCTACTAGCGGATATTCTTTATCTTCTATATAATCCCATCCAATAACGCCAGCGCATATGTCTGATACGCTACTACTTGATGTGATTTACAATTCAGCAAGAGATATAACAAATATCCGGCATAGAATACCTGGGTATACAGGTTGTTACCCAAAATACACACCTGTTCTAAAACCCAAAACAAATATCATATCAACACTTAAACAATTCCGAGTGCAACGGGATGAGTTCAGCGTGTTAAGCGATATTTTATCTATTATTACATCACCTTACTCCAGAGATGCAGGGAAGGATGACACTAGAACTTTCCAATTAACCGATAGGCAAGGGTCATTTACTAATAAATACCTAGTTACTGGTTTAGGTTCATCTATTCAAATAACTAACCCAATTACTATCTATGTGTCTCCGGGAACCATTACATTTTCAATCAATATCATCCCACAAACTAAATTGTCCTATATCCGGCATGAGTTAGTTAATCCGCTACATACCATTAAACTATCGAGTACACTTATTAAAGACCAGAAAACTGATGTTGACAAATTAGGTGACCTTATTGCCAGTAAGGTGGATGAATCAATTAGTGTGTTAGATGGGCTTCTAGCCATAGGCAACACTCCTCGGCTAGACCCAATAGATATTCATACTTTTATAACCTACATCAATGACTATATCATGTCTATAAATCAAGCGTATTCACAGGCTATTAAACCCCATATTATCTGGCCACAAGTAGCTAAATCCAACTGTAAAACACAGGGAATAACGCTAACATCTACTACACTAGGCGGTGTCGGCACTATCTATGTAAATACATGCTACATTAAGATAATCCTAGATAATATATTCAAAAACATATTTGGGCATTTGGATAATAGGGTATTTGACCGGGAATTTCGTGACTTCATCATTGAAATAGATTCTCCATTAAATACACTCGCACCAACTTATATGCATATTATAATTAGAAACCGAATGCTTAATCCAGTGGCTAGACCGCCTAGTACAGTTCCTTTTGTATTTAGTAAACTTTCAAGTACTAGTAAATTACAAGGCATATACCATTTGGACCCTTCTAGCAATATAAATAATAAAGAGACCATTATCCCTATAATTAATAAGTCAGGAGATGCGAATAGCGGAACCGGAATCAGGTTAATTGATGAATTATGTAAGAAAATGAATATACAATGGCAAATGTATGAATCAGATGATGAACCCATGGCTAGAGACCCAGTGGTTAGTTTTACATTAAAGATACCTATTAGTCATTCAGTTTACCGCAAAACAAAACAGGTTCAGGCTCCAGAACCAGTTGTTAGTGTCTAGCCATCCTTCACTAACGATAAAAAATATGAAATAGTTAAATTATATAAGTAAATTAAATAGGTAAATTAAATAGGTAAATTAAATAGGTAAATTATGCAGGTTAGTAAGTCAATGAATAACACTGAATCTGGTTCAAGTACTAGCCGGTTTTTTTTACCACAAGCCCGTTTAAATAAAGGCCAGCGTAAATATTGCCATTGTTTGATGAAAAGCCGACCAACGCACAAGAAACGCGCATATTTTATATGTAAAAGTATGAGCAGTCGGACACAGAAGAATTTGCCATCTAATGCCAATCCTGCACAATACCGGTTCAACACACGGCGAACTAACTGTGTTGTCAACTACCAATATTCGGATTACAGTTTAGCCGAGGTCCAAGCCTTCTGTCGGGAAAAAGGTATTCCGGTTACATACACCATACCTGACACGATTACCAAACGTCCATACCGTAAGGATAAGCTGGTTGAGTTTTTAATTAGGAATTATACTAAAAAGCATTCCAGGAGGCTCTAGCCGCGCGCAAAGAATTATTTTTTCAGTTTATTGGTTCATTCAGTGTAAATGGTATACAGTAATAAATCCAGATAAAGTAATATGGATGAATCAGAAATAGTTAAGCAACATAGTGGGCGGTTCTTCGAGTACTACTATGAGGAGCTAGACCGGCACAATATCCAATATGAACCATCATCTACACTGAATTCCTCGACAGGCAGTGGCGGATACCTACATAATTCCCTGGGTGACCTCCAAGAAAATGGGCATCCACATAGTCCAACAATGCCGATTACCGGACACATGAGTAAGATGAGACCACATTCTGACCCGATGGCCATGATGCGAGCAGACCGAGTACGACAGGCATCTAGCATGGGTCATGGCAGTGTGGGTGCGAATGGTTATCGTCAAGTAAAAGCCGACAACATGCGGCTAATGAAACGGGTTTATGATAATTATCTTATTTGCAAACTGGAAATAGACCCATCGCTCGAACTAAATAACCTAAATAGCATGCCATATGTCAGGATAATTAAGCAACAATTTGACTTTCTCATTAACATAGCTGAAACCGATAGCGACTATTTCCAGCTATTTAATGTATCAACACTGAACATTTTATTTGGTTTCATAATAAAACTTAAACTAAATATACTCCTTTTTGAAAATCAAATTGAGGCCATATTAAACCATATTACACGCCGCGCACTAAAACTTAAGGTGATTATATTAGACAACTTGATATATGCAATCCACCAAAGTTACACAGAAATACAGCAGATCGGGTACTTAGATAATTGGATAGAATTTGGTAATTATACGCGGTATTATGACTTGAAAGGTAAAGAAATTCCACGCACAGATAGAAATGCGGAGTTGCACACTATTATGACACCCAAATTGGTTTCACAACGGCTAGACACACTAAATAATGTTGTCAGGTGGATATATACTAACTATTGGTACCAGTTTTGGATGACGGATGATATTTATATTCAAACACAGACATTGGTAAATAAATTCCGGAAATGGATAGATGAGCCAAACGTATTTCTCATGAATAATACATTGAGTATCCAGGCCAGGATAGCTGCCAACAATATATCACCATTATTCATCAAACAATTAAATCAACTCAAAAATACCATAATTGGCTCAGGGGGTGCAAAATGGATACATAGGACCCTAGACCGTTACCGCGCAATAATTCCTTGGACAACCACGGACTTCCAGAAATCCCAGTTAGTAATAATTGATGGCCGTAATTGGTTTTACGCGGACAATGGTTTGAATGTTCATGCCATACAACGATATATGTCCCCGGATGCCAATCAGGAAATTATTAATTTGATATCTGAACATACTAATAAAATAGGTGTATTATTTAATATTAGCACTCTTTATCAACGCAATGTATTAGTGGTATTCAATGAAAAACATATAGATACTATCCGCCAATATAATCTGCCAATGTCAGAACAATGTATTTACACGCCACGGGGTGTCAATGATGACCTGTTTATCTTGTACCTATGGTTATCCAATCCCGGGTCATTCATTATTTCCCATGATAATTATACCGACCATTCAGCACGAATCACAGGCAATAAGTATATGGAAGGTCTCTGGTCCCAATGGCTAAGTTTATACAAGATTAGCAAATAATAGTATAAAGCTATTTTTACTGTATCTTTTCTATAATTTATTAAAAACACGTAAAAACACGTAATATGTTACTAATCCCATTAGTGATTAACAATGTAAAACCTATATTCCAGCCACTCCATATAGATATATTTGGTGATAAACTGTATAAAATACAAAATCCGTCATCAATATATGTAGATAGAAATGGCGGACTACATCATCATGTGTATATTAACTTGACGCTGCCATTAATTGGTACTGACGAACCTACTGCGAAACTTATAGCTTTTGATAGGGAGAAAGCAATTATAACTGCAATTAATTTATATCCATTTCCAGATGCCCCGGCATTTATACATGAACCACCGCCACCTTTTTTACATACATATACAGAGCCAGTTATACGTCCTTTAGGGTCTAGCCATCCAGATGACCAGGATGGAAGTCAGTGTGTAATAAGTATGGAACCTATTTTGACGGGCGATACATATTGGGCATGCAATACATGTAATAAACTGGTTATGTATGATGTGTTTATGATTTATATGGCATTATCTGGTTCGTTTATATGTCCACATTGCCGAAGCTCAATTCATAATAATACTGTCTGCTATATTAATAATTCAGCAGTCGATTGCCAATCAAATGGTCTGACTAAACATATGGCAATATACAATGCAAAGGTTGAAGAATATAACAGTATGGCTAGAGCCTATCTAGCCGCGGTTGATGCACATCATGCTGCAATTCTTGCATATAATACAAAATGTGAAGCACTCGAAGCACAGCGTAAAACATACATAGATAACCTAGAAACTATACATGCCCGTAAACGAGCTTTGAACCTATGTGTTGACAAATATCACGATATTGAAATATTTACTAAAACTAAATCTAAACGTTTAACTGACAATCCAGACACACGTAAACAGGCTATTAAAGCATTATATAGGGCACAACGCCAATCCAGGGGGCTCAGGTCTACCGCTAGCTGAGTATTTTCTATTCTGTTTTTTAGCTTATTTCCACTATGTTTCTAATCAAGCTGACTGAAATATCATGTTTCCGGATGATGAGCGGTTATTTACAATTTAGATAATAACTCTTACCTTTAGTAATAATAAATACACATACTGTCGCACACTTTTGACTCATCCAATATGGAAGAAGACACTTGGAAAGTAATTAGTTCCTATTTTGAACAATTCCCTAACTGGATTGCACAGCACCAGATAGACAGTTACAATGATTTCATTAATAACAAAATTCCGCTGGTATTCAAAAATAAGAACAAACGTAGCGCTTTTATCTTAGACAAGGAGAATCCCGATATTACATATGAGGTAACAGTGTACTTGGGCGGCCGTGATAGCAACCGATATAAGCTGTGTTTACCATCTGTTGTGGATCACTCAACCGGCAAAATGCATCCAATGTATCCCAATGAGGCCCGTTTAAAAAACTTGACCTATGCCCTGGATATATTCTATGACATTGATATTGACGTAACCATCCGACACGGTGATGTTATTGTCCGTGAAAAAGTACCATTACCCGATGACAGCTTTCTCCGCAATAATTATCTCGGCAAAATACCCATAATGTTAAAGAGCAGCATGTGTGTACTCAATAAAGTACCCAGTTCTGCACTTCCGGAAATGGGCGAAAGTGAATTCGAATACGGTGGTTATTTTGTTATAGATGGCCGTGAAAAAATCATCATGAGTCAGGAACGTAAAGCCGAAAATATCCTCTTTCTCAGCAAAATCAATGACCTCAAATTCAACTACACCCGGACATGCGAAGTAAAGGCTATTAGCGACGAAGCATTTGAATATGCACGTACCAATAAGCTCATGCTGGAAAACGCAGGTGCCATTACCCTACGTATCGGTCAACAAAACGCCTTCATCAGCGACAAACATGTAATTGATGGCCGGGTCGAGCGCCGCGATATCCCCCTGTTCGTCATGTTCCGGCTATTAGGTATTGAAACCGACGAACAGATTATCCGGATGATTGCCGGTGACCTTAATAGTGACCTTGGCCTGAAAATAGCCGAACTCCTACGTGCCAGTGCCCAGGACCGTTATATCCGCCGGTTCGGTATTTATACCAAACAGATGGCTGAAAACTACCTGGAGCCACTTACCAGCCGTAGCCAGATTAATATTAGCGGGTCTAAACTATCCGAAATCCAGAAAGATAAGCTCAATAGGCTAAGTTTCTTATATGATACCATCCAAAATGATCTATTGCCACATGTTGGTAGTGACCATTATGCCAAAGCCTGCTATTTGGCATATATGGCCCGCCGGCTCCTATTATTCGAGCTTGGGCTAGAGACCGAAACTTCGCGTGACAGCTTCATGAACAAACGTGTAGACATGAGCGGGTTTATGTTGGCCACCCTGTTCAAAGACTCTTTCAGCCAAGTCCTGTATAGCGCCATTCGTGAAATCAAGCGTAAGTACGAGTTTGAAGGCAAGGAATTCAGCGGCGACAACTTCCTCTATATGATTAATGAGAATACCTATAAGGAAATATTCAAATATAATGTGTTCGATACCGAATTCAGCGGGGCACTCAAGAAGGGTTCAATTGGTAATAAGAATGGTGTAGTTCAGCAGATTGACCGGCTTAATTACTTCAGCGCACTAAGCCATATCCGCCGTGTAACCGACCCAGTAACCGGTGGCCGACCCCAGGATGACCAGCGCCGCATTAACGTGACTCAGTATGGTTACCTATGCCCTTGTGAATCTCCAGAAGGTCAATCTATCGGTCTGCGAAAAGCGCTCAGTGTCATGACTACTGTTACCATTGGTTATCCAACTGCACAGCTGAAAGAAATCTGCTACAAATTAGGGTGCACCCCACTAAAAAATATCCAATATACCAGGCTATATGATGCAACTAGAGTTCTAATTAACGGTAACTGGATTGGTAATATCAGGAATCCAAATTTAATGGTCACAATGTTCCGTCTAATGCGTCGTAATGGCCTAATCAATGCCTTTACTAGTATCGCTTGGTATATCGAACGGGATGAAATAGTTATATTCTGTGATAATGGCCGACTTACCCGCCCGCTTTACGTAGTGGAAGGTGGTGAATTTGTTATACAGGGCCAGGATATAAAGGCTCTAGCCATGGGTAAGGCCAAGTTTACTGACTACTGTTTCAGCCGCTTAAAGCGTAAGGACGGTCGGGAAACCAAGTTGACTGATTATTTGATAAGCCCGGTTGATGTTCTCGGGCTTAGCATGGATGACGTGGATTTGGATATACAACTCCGCGAAAACCAATGTGCTATTGAATACATCGATGTACAGGAAAGTGACACCAGGATGTTTACGCAGGATTTCGCACTGAAATCATTAAGCGGTACCCGGATTACACATGCCGAACTACACCCTACTATGATTCTTGGTGCACTTGCACAGATTAGTACTAGGATTGATGCAGGGTCCAGTGGTAAGTATCTGGGTGCCGGTGCTAGTAAACATCCCAAACAATCGGTTGCCATGTATGCTTCTAATTTCCAGCATAGAATAGATACCAGCGCCCATCTTTTACATAATCCAGAACGTGCACTTATCCGTGGCCGGCTAACTGATATTGTACATCATGATAAGATGGGTACAGGTGTGAATATCTGTGTGGCTCTAGCCTATTACAACGGCTATAACCAGGAAGACGCCATTATCGGTAATGCTACCAGTATAGATATGGGTCTATTTAACTCATCCTATTACAAGATGTATGAGGACTTCGAAATCGTGAATAAGAAGAGCGGTCAAGAAGAACGTTTCTACAACCCGCTATATAATGGAGAAATTGCAGAATACCCGGAAAGTCTCCGTGCCAAGAAAGGTAGCAATTTTGATAACCTGGATAAATTTGGGTTTGTGAAAGAGGGTACACGGCTAGACACCGGTAATGAGATTCTCATAGGCAAATACATGAAGACCAAAGATGAGAAAGGACTGGAAACGTTTGCGGATGTTAGTAAGACAGTGAAACCTGACAATGTAGGATGCTATGTTGATAAGGTATATACTTGCCCAACCAATGCCGTTGGTGACCGCCTATGTAAAGTCCGTACATGCAAATTCCGTAAGCCAGAAATCGGTGATAAATTCTCTAGTCGTAATGGTCAGAAAGGGACATTTGGTATAGTAATTCCCAGGGAGGATATGCCATTCACTGATGATGGTGTTGTTCCGGATATGATATTGCATCCTAGTGCCTATCCCAAGCGTATGACCCTGAACCAGTTGTTGGAGATGTTGCTTGGAAATCTGGCTGTTGAACTGGGTCTGTTGGGTCTAGCCGGCAGTATGGAGGATTTCGAAACCGAAAAGATTAATGAGATTCTGACCAATACACTCGGGCTTACGTACTATGGTGACCGTGTCATGTACAATGGCGTGTATGGTGAACAAATGCCGGCTTCCATTTTCATGGGCCCCCTATATATCCAGCGTTTGAAGTACATGGTGGCTGATAAGATTAATGCACGTGAACCCGGTCATAGGAAGGACGGTGTGCCGGTACCCGGCGGTGCATATACTGTCCGGGAGCGTCAGGTGGTAAGTGGTCGTGCAAATGGCGGCGGTATAAAGATGGGTGAGATGGAACGTGATGCGCTGATTTCGCACGGTGTATTCAGTTTCCTGAACGAGCGTGATATGGTTAAGGGCGACAAATTCATTGTCTATGTTAGTACCTCCACCGGTGAAATTTCGGTAGGTAACCCGGAAAGTAATATATTCTATGACCAGTCAGCGGATGGACCATTGAGTTATCACTTACATGATGGTAGCGGTCAGGGTAACGAATATGTAATCGGGCTTAACACTGTGAATAAGCGCCAGCGTGAGTTTGTCCGTTTACATATTCCCTATGCTATGAAACTCTTGATTCACGAGTTTAACGGTATGGGTATGCGTTTCCGTATGAAGCCCAAGCGCCTACAGATGATGATTGAGGCCGCTGGTAATTCCCGTGCACATATTGAGGACACTATGTTGGAAATGGACGATATAATTGCAAATGATGATACCGAAATGGTCGAGTTACTGCAGTCCTCTATCGTGGAACAGCTGGACTCAGCGGATGAAGCTGCCGAACAGAACGCAGAACGTATACAGGTTGCTGCACGGCTAGAGGGTGCCGGAATAGACCCGCTAAGTGATGAAGGTCAGCCATCACAAGGCGAATCTATGCCCAGTGAAGCGAAACCGACAACTGGCAAATTTGTGTTCCGGTCAGTAAAGGAATTACCCCATCCTCAAGATGTGAAGCCGTTTGGTGACCCTGCGACTCAGCAGCCCGGTCCCCCGGCTGCACCACCTGCATTGACTGGCCAGGTTGAAAACAAACCGCAGATACCGGATGCTAACCCAGGGACCGTTCCTACAGCAACCGCCGGCGATACCAAGACTGTGTCATTCACAGATACTCCACCTAGTACAACAGTAAGTAGCTTGTTACCTGCATCGGATATTTCGATAGATAGTTCTAGCCGTGCAGAAGATGATTCGGTTGGTGGCTCAGGAGAAGAGCTATTGGAAACTAGTGAATTTTCAAAGATTGCAAGCAAGTCACCAGCTGGTAGTGCTGGAACTGACGGGTTTGGGGTTGTGAATTTAAGAGCCAGTCCTCCAGCCTCAACACCACAACCTCCAACTCCTCCTGTAGCTGCCCAGGTACCCAATCCGGAATATAAGACTATTGCGATAACAGCTAACCCGAATGAGTTATCTAGTATGGGAATTAACCTTATTTAGTTGGCAGGTTGAGGTGCTAAACCCCCAATTATTGTGGACATGGTCTCTAGTCTACATTAATTCATTAAGGTTCCGGCGTAAGCTGGAACCAGAAAGAGAAATGTCGGCTTGGGGGGCTAAACCCCCAATTATTAAGGACATGGTCTCTAGTCTACATTAATTCATTAAGGTTCCGGCGTAAGCTGGAACCAGAAAGAGAAATGTCGGCTTGGGGGGCTAAACCCCCAAAAAATTGTTTTAGTTTTGTTTTTTATAATTTAGAACATTACCTGATTAGAATAATAAACATAACCAATCAATATCAAGTATAGTCTGGAAAAATGACATCTTATAACCTTTACCTCAACGAACTAGTATTCAAGAGCCGCCGCTATGTAATTGAAATGCTCAACGACCGTGGCTGCGATACCAAGTCCCTGGAAAACTATACACAGGACGAGATGATTTTGCTCTTGGATAAGCATCAACAGGGTAAATACGAGGATGCGGCGACACTTAGCCCATTGGATATCAAAGTTAAGAGCAAGAATGAAGAAGCGCCCGGAACTACTATAATTAAGTATAGGCTAGATGAAAAAATCAAAAAGGATGTGATTACCAAACAGGTAACTGCGATATTTGAGGAACATTCGCTAAACAAGGAAACCGACTGTGTGATTATCATGAATATTAACAGGGTGATTCAACGTCCGGGTGCCAAGGATGACTCGGTTGTCGGTCTGGTGAATGCATTGTACCTTAAGGGTATGTTCGTGCAAATCTATGGGTTGGAAAACTTCATGTTCAATATTAGCAAACATGTATTTGTGCCTAAACATACTCTTATGTCGCCGAAGGAAGTCGCCGAACTGAAAGACCGGCTTAATATCGAGCTGAAGCATCTTCCAAGAATTAAGCGCGAAGACCCTATGGCAAAATATATTGGTCTTCGGCCAGGTCAAGTGGTACATATTAATGCACTGAGCGCAACTATTGGGTGCATGCCCTACTACCGACAGTGTGAGTGATAACGAACACTGGAGGGTTCAGACAGTGTGAGTGATAACGAACACTGGAGGGTTCAGACAGTGTGAGTGATAACGAACACTGGAGGGTTCAGACAGTGTGAATAAGGGTTAGGCAGCGAATAGAAGTCCCCGGGGGAGTAGGTCACGGTTAAGTGTATCATTCTCGATATCCATATATACCCGATTGGCATCAGTCAGGTATTTAAATTTATTTTTTTCGAAGTTGACATTGGCTAGAGTTGTCGGTATTACCATAGAGGATGTAAGGTAAGGGTCCCGGGGTTCAACGCTTTCCATTGGCTGTGCGCGACCGCTAAACGGGTTACCGTATGCATCGACCAGCAGGCCGCTACCGCATTTAACAGGATCGACACAGAGGCCTTCTTGTGTTTGGCGGAGCTTCATGATATTCCTTACAAGTAGGATTAGGACAAACAGGACTAGTATACTAATGACGGCGTATTCGTTATCTATGAACATATTGATTTCCAAGTATTCTATTTGGTTTATAAGAATATGCGAATTTAATTCCCGGCACTAAAATTGTTTTTTGATGGCTGCGTTAATGATAGCATGTTTTCCACATAGAAATAAGTATAAGTACCGTTTAGTATGGTCTTAAATAAGGAACTTAACGGTAGTTCATCACCACATAATGATATTATTGACCTATTTATTGGGACTATTATATATAGGGCTTATGTTGACTCAGTGATTTAATGGCTCCGTTTTTTGTTTTCTTAGTTTGATGTCAATGTGCTTGGCTAGACCCTCTAGCCGTAGATTAAGTAACTGAGTTCTTGTTTAGTAATCCGGGTTTGCCATCTGGGTATTCCAGTCTGCCATCTTGGTATCCGGAATTTCACGTTTTACGGACCAGAGTAACAAACCCTAAGGATTTTACATAGATTCTAGAACATTTCGCAGGTGGGTAACGGTGGGGTTCATCTGATGACGGCACGGATTTTTCGGCTGTTGTAAATTTATTTTTAGGATTTGGAGACTGTGAGCTCGGCTAGAAGGTCCCCAGAGTAAAAAAGCAGAACAAAATGTAAGAATGAAGAACAAATTATTTACGGATAGTATCTAGCCAATCAATAGGGTCATGAGTTAACAGGTGGCAAACCCGGAATATCAAGATGTAAAAATATGGTATCATTTGTATGAGTTATGTTTCTTTAATAATGTTTTACAGTCGTTTATTTCTCCTATTAAATTTTTTAGAGGTACATCGCATATTATTTCTGTATTATTCTTTAATAACTTCAATGTATTCAAGTTCATTACACATTTTTCTAATTGCTTTTTATTGCAGTCTATATTTTCACTATGTACTAGCTCAATATCAGGATTTCCAGTTTTGTATGTAGCCATACGCTTGTCTAAGTCTGCAGTGTAACCTATTTTATAACATATTTTCTCACGACCGTTTTTAATTGTTTTAACTTTAAGAACGTATATAAATCCATTGTCAGTTTTGTTATTATGTTTTTGTTTTTGTGTCCTTTTAAGTTCTGTTTGATAAGCTTTAATTTTTTTAGTAAGATTATTAAGTTTTTTCTTATCAGCAACGTTAAATTTATATTCACCTTGGTCTCTTAGTTTAGGTATAATATCTTGGTATAGGGAATCTCTGAATTTTTTAGCAACCTGTTTTTTTGATTTTGTTAATATCATGTATATACCTGTTTCATTTGTCATCTTCATATGAGGTTGAACATTTTTGGGTTTAGTAAAATTTATATATTTTTTAGGCAAATTATCATATATTTCTTTGTAGCTTTTAATATATGATTTATCAATGTCTAACCTTTTAATTTCCATATTAGGATCTGCATACCCTAATGCCCTATATACATCTGATAATGAAAACCAAAGTTTATTATGCTCATCAAATATAACAATGATATTAGTATTGTTATAATTAAATAGGTAGTTAAAAGTTGTTACGACTGAGTCTACGAAGTGACTCATAGGGGTATGTAATAGTAATTTATAATAAGCAAATAATAAAAATTTAAAGGGTAGTACATTGAGAGACCTACCCTTAAAATACACAAAATATGTCACCAGATGGCACATCGTGAAAGTTAACGACGCCTGTCCCGAGTAACAAACACTAATGATACCGTTCACACTGAATTATAAGCCAACCTGGGGTGGGCTATAATCACAGTGAAACGTCAGTGCCTAGACACTCATAAGCCCACTGAGCCTCTTCAGAGGCGAGGCTTTGGGCTTATAATAGAGTGTCGACGGTATGCTATCTTATTACTTACTGAGGCTCTAGCCAACCACATAAGGTCCTAATCCTAAAAATAAATTTCAATAGACTAAAATCCCCGATAGTTAGGGCTAGAACATTATTTAGCGGATGTCATCATCCTAGTTAGTTGGCCACGAAATGCATCATAGTCCTTCTGAACCTGTCCCAATTCACGTTGGACCTGGGCTAGACGGTCAATATGTGCCTTATTCTCCCGTGCAAGTTCTTCACATCGCGCAGTAAGTACTTGTTCGAGTGCATCCTTATCCGGTCTAGAACTACTCACAGTTAGCAACCGGCCATCCAAGTCCTTAATACGTGCAGTCAATGTAGTAATTTTGGCCTGTAGTTTAGCCTTTTCTGCCTGTAGTGTGTTGATTTGGATGTCACCACGGTTCTTTGCCAATACTGAATTGGCCGATTCTTCAGTCTTTGACTTAAGGTCGCGTTTCGCGGCTAGTAGTTGGTCTGTTAGACCCCGGTTGAGTTCCTTATACTTAGTGACTTCATTTTGTGATTCGGCCAATTCGGTTTCCAGTCTGGCTAGATCATCACCCTGAATACGTGAACGCACAATACACGATTGGGCATCCGCAAGCTGCTTCTTTAGTGTGAATACCTGGGCGTTATCCTCAAGCCGGCGTCTAGCCGTTTCGGTTGCCTGGTTGGCGGTTAGCTGATTCAATTTGCGTGTTACCTCCATTAGTTCATCGGTTTGTTTTTGGTATAGGGTTACGAGTTCGTTATTATAGGAATCTGTGAGCTCAATCTGTTTAAGCGCACTGGCTAGTCTGGTTTCGAGTTCCTGGATGAGTTTATCACGGGTGTCTGACTCATGTGACTTACCATCTGGTCCAATGGATTCGGGGTCGATGGCTGATTCCCCACGCGATGGGCTAGAGGGTCCACCACCAGACGGGAGACCTTGTTTGAAAGCTGTCATTTTGCGGAATCGGTCATAGAAATCAATTACCTTATAGTAGTCGTCTGGGATTAGTTCGGTAACCGCGGCTAGAACCTGTGCTCTACTATCTCGGCTTGTGTATTTCGATTGGCTAAACTCGAATTTCATGGGTGGCTTATTAGTGGCATCTGCTGGGTCATGGTGATGGCGCTTGGATTGGAAGATATTAGGCCTAGCCAAGAACGGGAATGTCGGGAATGCGGTTTTGTTGAATAGTAGGTAAAGCCCAGAGCCGGAATGGTACCGTCAAGTACCTAATTTAAGACCACCCTATTCGGGTGGCAATTAGGTACTTGACTAGTAGTGTTTAGTATGGTCTTAAATACCATACTAGACGGTATAGGTTGAGGTAATTATCTACTTCGAATTCGTGGGTGGTTGTGGAGTCAAATAGGTCTCGGTGTTCTCCACGGGTAATTGCAGAAGTTTCAATAGAACCCTTAGATACACCATACATGTGATTTGCGATATTATTGTAAAAGTTTCCACAACCACAATTAATGCTAATAGTACTGGGCTGACTATTTGTATGCAAACACACACTGGAGAAGTTATTTGTACACGTATTATGCGTTATACAGTACATGTTATTTGCACTATGCACAAAAGCAATATATGGCTTACCTACATCAATATAATACTTCCCCATTACCTTACGGTTAGGTAGGAGTCCCTCTGTCGAATCCCATTGTTCAATAACTCCGACACCTTGACCATTCCTAACCTCAATTACAAATCTAGGGTTAAATGCGGATGCACTTGCTGACTCTGTTGGCTTAACATCCGGCAACAAATCCTTCATTTCCGGGAATACATTCATAAACTCCATATCCAAGCTGTATCCGGCATGAACACTGTCTCTAGCCACGTTATGAATTGTATTGGCAACAGTGAGTTTCTGTTTGGTAATCGCGTCTTCCATTTGGGCTTCGATATCCACTAGTGTTTGTTCAATAGTATCCATATTAGCGTTTTACTTATTGGTTTCTCTAGTTATTGGCAATGCAATTCACTAAACCCAAATCCGGATTTCAATTTTTATTAAGAGTTACTTGGCTAGAGACCCTCTTGTTAGGACTTGTAGCTTCCGTGTTCTGTCCTGTGAATTTAAGGGCCTCTAGCCAAGCACGTAAGGTCCAAATTCTAAAAATAAATTCAGAATGGGGGAATCGCTAATCAACAAAGATGGTCAAGTTGGTCCACCAGCCCTTTAATTATCTCCATCCTCATGTGATTCACCCTACTAGACTCATTCAATTGAACATACAAGCCACAAGTGACATGACGCCAACCGAGCGTTTCCGGGTCATAATACTCCCTAATAAATACCCGGTTAACGTATTCAACAGCCAGAACTGACTTCTTACCGTCTGACTTATTCGTCGTAGTTACCGTCCGGGCACCAAGAGCCTCAACGGGGAACGCGTATTCGATATATCGGGCTTCCGCGAAATTATCCGGGTTGTTTTCCAGATGGTGACCTTCTAGCCGTGTTCGATGGCTAGACTCTACCACCACTGAATCCGTTACCTGTTTAACATCCCTTACATGGACAACGTGCTTCTCCAATTTGGATGCATTGTATAGTTCCAGATTGCGGTCACCCTTTGTCAACCCGAACAAATTCTCCTTTCCACGTAACAGGCCGTAAAGGGACAGTGTGATGGAATCGGGGTCTCCAGGTTTAGTGATCAATAGGCGCCGGTATAGGAATTCGGTACTTGTCCGGATATCAGTCCTGGATATATTATGTGTGATTTCCAATGGATATTCATCCTGGGGGAATAGAGACCGGAATGCTATAACTAGGTCTTCGGCACGTACATGTGGATAACTTTTTAGGATGGTGAGCGAGTTAACCTTGGCTAGAGACTCCGGCTGGTTCAAACTATCTAAATATGCCGAAATTCCGGCTTCATCTTGGTTACTCTGCGCTTTCTGTTTTTCTGTAACTGTTTTCCTTACTGGCATAATACGATTTTACTTAATGTGATAATGATACCTATATGTAAATTATCTGGCCAAAACAATTTTTGCGTTATGTTTATGCAAAAAATTGTTTATCGGTCTGATAACACAGTTTAAACATCTATTAAGTAATACCTGTCTAGCCAATTGCCCTAACTCACAAATAATAAGTAAAATAAAGTAAAATCAGAATGTCTACTAAACCGAGCACCCCTATGTTGGAAGTCTGTTACACACTAGTAACTGGCCATACCACCAATCCATGTGAAGAAGTGAAGGAACCAGTACTGCCAACACAGACATTTACTAAATTCAGTTCACTTGACCCGCCAACATTCTATTCCAAATATGTTATGCCGAAGATCACTAAAGCCAAACTAGGGAAAATAGATATTGTCTATCTGTCACCCAAGATATCGGCTCTAGCCATCCAACTACTCAATAAGAACCTTAGCTTGCCAGTAACCAAAACCGTTAACATTGGGAAGAACACCTATGAGCTCCGGGCCGATGACGTAATGTATGTATTCGCGCTCACTCCCGAACGTGCGCTTGATGTTAGTGTGTTTAAGTATGTCAAACTTGTAGGTTCGGACCTCAAGATTACCAATCAGGTAATGAAGATGGACATTGACATTCCGGACCCACTACCATCTAATCCACAGCAGCATAAGCCAGTATCTGCAACCCAACCAATGACAGTAGATGATATTAGCAGTGAATCTGAAACAGAGGATGACGAAGGCGAATTGCCAGAGGGTGAATCCGGTGAAGAGGAAGAGGAAGAATCGGCTGAAGAAGATGAAGAAGGATCGGCTGAGGAGGAAGACGAGGTCGAAGAAGAGGAAGACCCTGTATTGGAAGAAGACGAAGAAGTCTCCAAAGAGGATGAAGATGAAGAAACAGCTGTGGACGGACCAGCGGAACAGGAAGAAGAGGAAGAAGCCGTTGATGAAGAGGCGGATGATTACTATCCGGGTGGTGAAGAAGGTGAAGAAATGGAAGATGAATCCGAAGATGAAGAGAAGCCGGCTAGAAAGACCGCTAAACGGAAGGCTGTTACTGCCAAGAAACCCAAGATTCCGGGTACACTAGGTCGCGGTCGTAAGAAGGCCAAGTACGATAAAGTATATAACTATTCCGAATTGCTTCGAATAGAGGACTGGACGGATGCTCTAGCCGTGCGACCTATGACCGAAGAAGCCGGTATTGCCAAACCACGTGTACTAGTGTATAATGCGCTCGTGAAACACTGTAACAGGACGGATTTGGAAGCCCGCCAAATTGAGAATAGCATTTATAACTTTGCCGTAAACACTGCCAATAAGTACTATATATTTAGCGATTGGGATAACCAAGATTATAAGATTATTTATACCAATAAGGCTAAATCGATTCTTTGTAACCTGACTGATAAATTCGGTGTAAAGAACCAAGACATACCGGATGTTATCAAGAAAACAGAACCGTTGAATCTCGCCAGTAAGCAGTATTATGAGCTTAACCCGACCGCCTGGCGTAGTATTCAGGATGATAAGATTAAGATTGAACAACTCAAGAAACAGGCCGTTCAATTGAACGTGACCGATATGTTCAAGTGTATGCGTTGCTTTAAACGTAATTGCACTTACTTTGAGCTACAGACCCGTAGCGCGGATGAGCCTATGACTATCTTTGTTACTTGCCTGGAATGCGGTAAGAAGTGGAAACAGAGCTAATCCCTATCGGATGAATTGGATAAAATAAAAATAGTGTTTAGTGTAGTCTTAAATACCATACTTAACGGTATTTTTATTTTTCATTGTTTTAAATTTCAAATATCCAAATAACACCTGATAAGCTCGGCTAGAGCATCTCTGGCCTCCAATACTTCAGGTAAATTAAACGTATCCATCCTTTCCAATGTATTCAACACACCGGATAGTTGAATCGCGTTAGTCGGGTTTAGGTACGCACCGATCTGCTGTATTTGGAATAGTTTTTCCTGTGTAAGTGTTTTCAAGTCACCATCATAATACCGCTTAATATTCTGCATAGTGTATTTATTGGTAATCCGGAGTGTGGGATAATGCTCGGCTAGATACTCGTCTATCTCGTCAAATGTCATCTGCTGGCATGGTGAATTATGTAGTAGGTTATACACTAGCGGAAGCGCTGTATATTCCTCAGTAACACATATAATCATGGGTTCCTGGTCAGTCAGTGTGTATTCAGTGGCCACACTAATAAACGACCCTTTGAATAGAACAACCGTGGCCCCATTGCATGCCGACTCTGGTAGTGGAAATCGGGTATATACAGTTACCGGACGAGGATCTGTTCTGGGACCAGTGAATAGAATTTCGGGGTTGTCATACACTGATACTAGCTTGTTAGCGGATTCGAAAACCATGTGGTTCAGCTGGTTGACAGGCTGAGAATCCGGGATTCCAAGTTGAGATTGATAGGCCCGGAGTTGTACCAAGAATCCAGGGTTGGGAGAAACACAAGGCCGGTCTTTGCGAAGTTCGTCTATTGCAATTGACAGAGGGATACGAAGTTTCCGCATCATATAAGCAAGTACGATGGTTGCTGACCTGGAAACACCGGCAGCACAGTGTACTAGGCATGCATAATCGCCCGACCGCTGGCTCTGTTCAATGAATTCGAATGTATCATCAAAGTATTGGTAAATATCTTCATATTGCGCGTCATCGATGTTAATTGGATAATATTTAAACTGGGTAGGGAATGAAATCTGGTGATTAAGGGTGATAATATGGGTCACGCCTAGACAGTCAAGTAGTACAGAATCGGTAGCTGTATCCATATCACTCCTGAATACTAGGTCGCCCTTCTCTTTAAGGGCAGTTACCAAGTTATAGGGCGAATATGCGGGCATGTTTGGAATTATTTAATTTAAGGCACCTGGTATAACAAAGCAAAAAAACAATTTTTAGGATGGATTGAGACCCGTTACATAAAGGGGAAAGGAGCACCTGCTGGGAGTTCGGTAGCATAACCGGAGCCTGCGGTGCCAAGATTGGGTGGGTTAGCGTAGAAATCGGGACCAGGGCAGGATGAGGACTTGGTGAAGTATTTTGAGAGGGTATTACCGGCGTTGGGTACATTTACTGGACCGCAACCTGCAACACCAGACCAGAACCCGGAAGCGCCACCGGTCATCGGTTTTTTATTAGGTTCTTCTGGAGGACTATTATTTACACTGTGACCAAACTTCCTGTTAATCAAATCTATAATATCTGCAGGGATTTTTTTTTTCTTACCACCTAAATGTACTTCAGCATGAATCATGGCAAGCTGACGGGTGGCAAAATCTCCTCTTTTTATTGCTCTCTCTATGCCTAACCGCAGGTTTTCTTGAGATCCAGAACCACCATTCATAGGTTTACGCTTGCTACGACGGCCACTGCTGCCTCTGCTACGACGGCCACTGCTTCCCTTGCGCTTTCTAGGACGCTCTTGTTCATGACCACCTACATCAGCCTGAGCCCGTGCGATATTTTCCTGGGCTTGAGCACGTCGGCGTTGTTCAGCCATTAATAGTTGGCGCCTTTGTTGGTCTTCCGCTAGTGCTCGTCGCTGCATTTGTTCGTATTCCGCTGGGCGGTCTGCACGTTCTCTAGCCCAACGATTTCTTAATGCTTCTCTGTTAGGTACTGGATCTAATACAAAAGGACGGTCTCCACCACCGGTTAGTTGACTGCTAACGGGTCTAGCCGCTGGGTCCAGGGATAAATAATCCGGGACCATACGAGTAACTTCATCCGGTTTAAGCACACCCGGAAGGCTCCCGTGGCGCATTACACTATTGGACGCAATAGACCCGCCAGTCATCACTGCCTTGCTGCCACAACCCTTAAGGTCCATGGCCGATTCATAGTCATTGAGCCTGGCACTAGGATCGCGTTGGGTATTAGCGGCACCAACAACGGCGGCACTGGTAAGGGAGCCACCAGTCATGGTACCACGAGCACTAGCCTGATTAGCTACTAGGGGGATATCGGCATCTAGATAGTTATCAGGATTGGTAGGATTGGCTAAATCTTGAAATAACATGGCAGATGCAGGAGACCCACCCCACATTGGCTTCTTTGCTTTGCATGACTTCTTACCCCTGGCACACTTTTTGCCTGTTTTCGGTTTCTGTGGAACACCCATTATGATTATTAATATACTTGTTAAGGTTAGTATGTGAATATATTACTTTATAGCACACATTAAATTTTTTAAGAAATTGGGGTCCCTGGAAAAATTGTTTATTACAATTTAAAATAAGCAGTTCATATATTAAAACTAGCCCATCTGTGAACTCGAAGTAGATAAATTAAATCAAGCAAATTTAACCAACTATGGAATTCTGTCCGGACTGTAATAACCTACTCTTTCTCAAAATCGAAAAGCGGGAAGGTGACACCATCAACCTACAACGCCACTGCAAAAACTGCACCTACAAGGCACAGCTGGTAACCGAAGATAACAAGTGTATCTATACTAACCCATACAATGTGGACAAACTTAAATACTATATTAAGAAGAAAGCCAATCTCCGATATGACCCGACTATTCCGCATATTGACGCGATTCCATGTCCCAATAAGGAGTGCGGTAGCCTGACACAGGGTCTAGCCAATGACATCTTCTATATTTGCCTGGATAATGATAAGCTCCAGTATCTCTATGTCTGCAATAACTGTATGGAACACTGGACCAATAAGTAGTCTAGCCATCCTCAATTAACTGTCTTCTGAATTAATTTATTTTTGGTCCATATGTTGTGTGGTTTGTTAGCTGAGGATATTAAACCGCTTATTATTAGTAAATAGAGGACTACTGAAGTAAACTACTAAAGTAATTAACTGATATGTCAACTTTAGATACCAAGTCCCTAACACAAAACGCCAAGAATAGGTTACTTGCCGCTAAATCACAATCCATACAAAATGCCAAAGCCGAATTAAGTTTGACCGGTTCCACCACATCACTACCAATCGGAAAATGGGTTCAATCTACCCTATTCGAAGAATACAACCAGGTCATCTTTGCCATCCTAATCGTACTCCTCATTGTCCTTATAGTAATCCTTTACCGCCGGTCATTCCGCATGTTAAACAAGGTTACACTGGAAACTGTAAACTATCACACCAAACTCGACCTGGCACCCCTACCAGCTTGCACTGAAATTCCGGCGCATCTCCGCCATCGCCTATGTGATTACTATATTGCGGCTAGCTATAACACACCGGCGATTGGTAATCAGCATTTCGACTATGTAAGTACGGATATCATATCCAAGGCACTATTAAACGGTGCCCGATATATTCAATTACCCATTTGCGGTTACTCTGTTAATCAGGATACAGATGCAGTTGTAGGAACAGCAGAAGACGGTAAAAGCCTTATTACAAGTCTTAATACGCTTTCCCTACGTGAAGTCCTTGTAATCATCCGGGATAATGCATTCAAATACCTTGACAAAGAATCCACACCGAGCAACGAACGGATGAATGGTATTAACTATCCCCTAATCATCCATATCCAGGTCCACACTATCAATCCGGATGTGCTTGACAAAGCCTATACTGACATACAGGACATTCTAGGACCATTACTCCTGAACCCAAATAAATATCGCCGGTACCCAATACAGTTCGAGCGGCTATGTACCCTGTTAAACAGGATTATATTAATTAGCACGCCCGGCTATGAGTCTAGTAGTCTAGCCAAGCTCGTAGTCCCCATGTCCAAGGATTTTTTTAAGACCTATCACAAAGACAAGCTGGTAACACAGGAAGTAACACAGGAGGATGCCGCTAAATACTTCCGGATGCTTTCTTTTACTGAGCAAAAGTCGGCATACAAACGGCTAGACCGGTTAGCCGAGCGATTAACTCAACAAATGGAAACCGGGCAAGGGCTGGATACCCTATTAGCAACAGAAACGTTAGCCGACCAGTTAACTATATTCAATATGTTCGGTATGACGCTTGTCCGGCCTATGGAAACACAAGAAGTCGATACAGTGAATTTCAACCCGTATATCCCTTTCACATATGGTTGCCAACTAATAGCCATGAATTACCAAAAATCGGACGAGTTCATGGACACATACATTGACATTTTCCGTAAGAGTAGTTATATTCTTAAACCATCCGGTCTTCGGCTTCCGGAGTTCGAAGAAAAAGTCCGGGACTTACTAGATAATTATCAACTGGATAAAGCCGCTACCCGCCTGAATATAATTCCGGAGTTCACAGCCACCCTCAACGGCGAATTTATTCAGCTTAAGGAGGTCGCGACCGATATGCAGCGTGTGGTTACAAGCCGGGGTGGTGCCGTTATTGGATTTACTAGTACCGCCCGGCAAGACTCGCCACCCACACTAGACACTTGCGTCTTAGTACGCAATAGTACGCTATCAAAAAGGAATGAGTTGGTACATCTGGTTAATACCCGGGACACTACGCAGGTTATGACGGTATCTGCCACTTCGGATGATATCCAATTTGCGCCTTTAGGTACCGACCAGAAGACCTTGGCTAGACAGTCCTTCTATCCGGAACTGGGCTTGGAGCCATCTAGCCAACCTGCTGATATGAGCGCCGGATCTGGTCGTGTTAGTTTCCGTGTGTATAATGAAGATAGCAGTAAACCACTACGCTATATAGGGCTATATAAAGACACCGTTCGAACACTTCCATTAACTGATGATACCAAGCAGCTCACTTTTCAATATCAGCGTGTATTGTCAACCGAAACTGCCCGGTTTGAAAGCGTTTCCGGATATGGTGTTATGCGCCTATTCTCAAATATCGCCGGGTTGAGTAGTGTTACTAAATTCGACAAGGGCGCACAGTTTGAGCTAATTAATGCTAAAGGTACAGGTCCATCGACCGGTATTAAAGTGCCCGCTAGTGCTCGCGTAGTTTATATTAAGGACACCGTAACCGGCGGATATATGATTAATAAGTCCGGACAGTTCCTGGTAAGTGGTGATACGCGACAACCAACCGCCGACCATGTGTTTGTGTTAACTATGGATTCCACGGAGAAGGGCAGGGTATCAATTATGGATAGGAAAGGATGGTATTTGACAGGAAGCTCAGATGGTACAATGCGTTTCCGACAAGACAATCAGGTAATCAGGGCTGAAAAACGGGATACCAGGGGACGGGTATTACAAGAGGCTAGAGTTGGTCCGAGCATTGGTTCGGCGCGTTATTTCAAGATGGTTAGCAGGTTAAACATCAGGTCAGATGCATCATAAAATATTATGTATTTAGTATAAAGATAAGACAAGTACCGCACGTACGGATAGAGCCTATTTTACTAAACATGAGTGCAAATAAAACATCTACTAACAAATCCCCACCACCTGGAAATAATTTAGGCAACTTAAATTTAGCAGAATTGGCTTCCCTTAATAGTATTAACAAGTCTAGTGATAGGGGGGTTAGTGATAGGGGGGTTAGTGATAGGGGGGCTAGTAATCGGCCATCTAATAAAGGTTCTGTAAATTCAGCAAATAGACCATCTAGCCAAGCACCAGGTTCTACGCAATCAGCCCCTAAATCAGCTAGTAGTAGCAATGCAAACATTATGTCTATGAACCAGAGTAGCCAACCAAATAGTAGTTCATCTAAGGTAGCTAGCAAAGAACCATCGTTTGGCTTTAAATCATCATCGGCGAATATATTCGATAACCTATTTGGCAATAAGTCGGCTTCGTCGGCAGACAGTAGCGGAGAATCCATATTCTCCAAAATCCAAAATACCATCAATAATAATCTGGCCCGTTTGAACACCGCAACTGAAAACAAAGCCAAAAAGAAGCTCCAGGTAGAAGCCGAAAAAGCGGCCCAGGGGTCGACCGGGCCGGGTGAATCGGACCTGGATATGTCGCGGGTCATTATCGGCGAAAACTATATGTTGGTAATGGGTGTTACTATGGCACTGGTACTCTTGGTCCTCATGTATCTCTTGTCTAAAACATTCAATGTCGGTCGTGCATTAGAACGTATCCGGATGTACGAACTCTATCAAAAAATAACCAATTTATCAATGAAGGTCAATGGGGACCTACGACTTAAACAGGTACATGTCGCAAGTAGCTATAATTCATGTCACAGCGGTTACCAAATGGGAAGTTACACTAGTGAGGAAATTCTGAAACAGGTCATTAAGAGCGGGGCTAGATACATAGAGTTCAATATCTTCCCTAGCAAGTATGGACAAGGCGCAATACCCATCATCAGCAATGGTTATCGTAATGGGCAATGGAAACTCATGCTGAATACCACAACATTTGAGGCCGTAGTGAAGACCATTGCCGAAAATGCATTCCGAGTAGCTGATAAATTGGGTGGTGCTCCCAATCCCAATGACCCTTTGTTCCTGTCGCTGAATTTATCAACTGGTCATAATATTCCCTGTCTGGATTTGATGGCCGATATTATACTCGATTACTTGCATACATATCTCTTGGAACCCAAATATGCATTTCAATTCAGTACAGATATCCAGAATATTAAGATGTCGGATTTGCAGAATAAGGTGGTGATACTCGCGAGTCCCGGGTTCGAAGGCAGTAAATTAGAAGAGTTAATAAACAGCTCTTGGATTGATGAAACCAACCCTGCGAATAACCCGAATATATTAGTAGGTACAGAAGGCTTCAAAGTGAATAAGAAAGCGGACCCGGTTGAGGAAATAGAAAATACGGTCAAATCGGAAAGCCGCCAAGCGGTTGGTAGGAAATCCGGGGTTAGATCAAGTCGCGGTGGAAATGTGCCTAGCCGCACTAATCTGCCTAAAGGTCTTTCCCTGGATAAAGAGATTGAGGATGAATTTAGGGAGGAATTAGCTGAGACGGAGGATGATGATGGTGAAGAGTCCGGGGCTAGGGAATCCATGGCTGACGTAAAGGATACCGCCGATGCAGTGTATAGCGCATTGAATGAAGGCACGGCTAGAAAGAATCCAAGGATAATTCGCATATCAGCCGAGGTATTTAACAAACCGGGATTTGATGGTGACCGTATTAAGCGACATAATGAAAACGGTCTAACCATAGTAGTGCCACATATAGAGGGTGATATATTCACAAATAATTATAATACTGACCGGGCATTTGAACTAGGGTGCCAGTTTGTAGCTATGAATTATCAGGTAATTGATGAGCCCATGGACGGATATATAACTAAATTCGAGAAGAAAGCTATCCTGCCGATTAAATGAGTAAAATTAATCATACGCTATGATTAGTGTTTTGCTTTTTAGTTATGTTTTTTTAGTTATGTTTTTTTTTAGATGTTAGTAATAAAGGCATCGCTTGTCAAGTAAGTAATAAGTAATAAGTAGCTAATTATGTCAACTACCGGACCGGCATCTGAAGCAATATTAAATGCTAAACCTCTAACTATGATGCAGAAACTTAGTCTTATAATATCATTTTTGAAACTAGCTAAACAATTTGGGACTATGAAAACCGTAAAACTAGCTAAACAATTTGGATTTGCCAATTTATTAAGTGTGATTTATAGCGGTATACGTGAAGATTATAGTGCAGTAGTAAACCGTATATTAAAGCAAATAGGTAGATCGCCAATTGTAATTGAGATACCGGATGACCCTACCCGGACAACAACACTATATGACCGTGTGATTAACAAGGTATTATTAAACGATAATATAGTTGCGGATTTATCTAAGCCTGATGCTGATAGTATTAACAAACATGGAAAGGAATATCAGGCGTTTAAAACTATGCTTCTAGCCACCAAACTTAACCTAAACGGTAACTTAATGGACTCGTTAGTGCTTGGTGATTTAACAGACACCAAACTTACACAAGACCAGATTAACGAGCTGGAACGCACGGCTAGAGAGCTCGGTGACTATGAACAAGACTCAGCAGCTAAGATGTCAGATAATACACAAAAGCTACTCCAGACATTAAAGTATATGGCTATCGGATTTAACTGTCTTAATCATATCATACCCATCGTCATTGTTTCTAAAGATGGCACTAAGCGAAATACCAATATCTGGTCTCTATTATTTGAAAAAATATTCTTCATTGACCCAGCTAGCAATTCACTTGACCTGCAATTATCTATGAAAGATATAGAATTTATGTTTGCGGTAGTGATATATATTATGATGAATGACAAGCGTGGTGTGGGTCTAGCCGTGAAGAATCCGTTGAATGCCCTTTATGATCACCTGAATCACCCACATGAACTAACAAGGATTTTAAGTCTTGTCCTGGAAGTAGTTTCCGGGTTTGTTAGTGATGAAAATATATATAAGTACATGTTGGCTTTATTGGGTCTCAATACTAATCAAATTGCACTAAATGCACGTGATAAATATAACCAATATATCCTAAGTCCTGCCAATAAATATAAACTAACACAAACTCCTATTAGGTCATTCAGCGCCGCTATCAACTTTGTATATGAGGAGGCTTTCAAGGATCTTCATATTGATTTCTTGCACCTTAATTTCTTCAAATATATTCTTGACCAATATGAAGTACTCGAGCTGAAGTATACTATATTGGCAGACTTAGCAACACCTCCTGGACCTACACATGGCTATGTTAATAAGGTGCTCACACCTACAACAGCATATAAACCAGTATTTCTTAGCCAGGTAATGAAACACAATTTTGATAAAGCGGATATTTATAATTCACCGTATTATGAAGACACTATTGATAGTATCATATATTCTGGAAAATACCCGTTATTTTCGCAATTTCTAGAAACACTATCAATTGATAAAAAATTCACTTCAGCACAACGTGAAACACTCAGTAAATTCAAAGTACCCGCGCCACATACACTATACATCGTTAAATCACTTGCACCTGAACTTGGTAAGTATTTCAAGGAGGAAATGGGTATTTTCCGTATGGTATTATATGTATTACCATACCTAATTCCTAAACCTACATTAACACTTAACCTCCTAAGATTTGCCAAACGTATATATAATGTCATAAAGGGAGACGCTAAAGATAAACCGTTAGATTTCAAGGACAGTTTACCCATTTTCAATGAGTTGTTCCGCCGGCTGTTATATATCATTGAACATAAGAATATCTTAACTCCACATGCCGCGACATTACGCCGTATTATTCTAGCTTCCAATGTATATATGAATGTTTCCACATTGGGTATAAAATACATGTTACATACGTCTATCTTACCGGATACACGTCTTGATATTGGCGAAAAGGCATATGACATGATTAAATCCCTTGCCCAGAAAGTCAGCGCACTTGTCTACACTAACACTCCCGCTACGCTAAACAAGCTCTTACAGCCTCTGTATGCATTTTTAAATGAGAAGGACATTCTAGCCGCGAACACAGATAAATACTTTACGGATGAAGAATTTGTCTTGCTTGGTAAAATGATGAATTACTATACATCGTTATATATATACGAAACACTAAAAAAAATGCATGCGACATATAAATCTTACGAATTGGAGTCTCCATGTCTAACTCAGTCAGAATCAGAATGTGGTACTATGGATGTTCCAGTTCATATCGCTTCATCTTACACCCCTGCTATGATGTCAATTCCATTTACACAAACTAAGATTGCTAAAAAGGCAGATCCGGATGCCACGTGCCGTTGGAGCAAATCACAGAAACGGTGTGTTCCCAGGATACTGGCTGATATGTGCAGCAAACATACTACCAAGGCGACTTGCATGCCTTCCAAAGTTGCGGTCCGATCGCTATGGAACAAAATAACTAGAAAATCCAAAAAACGCGATATTGCCCGCCCCATAGACAATATGTGCCATTGGGATAATGACCTAAGTAGATGTGAAGTACGTGATATAGCTAAAGTCCGCATACAGGAAAAACTAGCAGAACTCGATAAGAACCATCATATCAAAATATATAACTTTCTGCGCCATTTATTCACGTATACTATGCGCGTGTCCCATTTAACTTTAGAACAGGCATTGGATTTCACGGTATCCGATGGTGTAATGTATTGTGAAGAAACTGTCAATTTACTTAACCTAGTTAACACGGCTAGACCCGACCAAACCATAGTTCATGTACCCAACCCTGACCAGAAAATATATTTACTACACATCGCCTAACCCATTGAATCCTGTTGAATCCTGGTGCCCGTGTTTGGCTGCACAGTTAGCCATCTTTTTCCGCAAGTAAAATACAAGGCTCATCCGGCCAAAATGCGCATCATTCTTACAAGCAGTGCCCATCGGACAAGCACATATCATTTTAGTGTTCCCGTGCCATTCGTGTACATCCATGGCTAGAAAGTCCCCATGCCTGACATCGATACATACACCATATCTGGGGAATCCTAGGTATCCACCCTCGTACGACCACACATGCTTATCAGTGTTGGTATCTAGCACTTTACTTTTTTCAAGAACTACTAAATTACCGAATCCTTCCTCCAAATCACCGGCATCTTTATGTAACGCCGTTCTATAATTATAGTTGACAGTGACCGTGCTAAACGCGGTGTTCCCAATCTGGAATTTGGGTGTCAAGCGGCATCTAGCCAATTGTGTCCGGTATCTGTCAGGTACCAATCTGGCAAATTCATGGTCTACTGCCTGGATAAGTGGTTGGCACACGCGCCATTTCCCGACCTCATCCCGCGTAAATGCGGTTTGCCTACAAGGTGGTCCGTGCATCTTCTCACCGCCACGTAGCACATTCCTGTCCGGGCGATCGTAATACCCAATGATATTACTACGGACTTCATTCCCGGTATTACCCTTTGTTGCTTTATTACCATCCGCCGATTTATAAAATACCCGGAATTTTCCACGTTTAACAACTGATCCCACATGGCCGGGTACATGGCGTAAATTCAGCATACCGGCGGCAGCTCCGCGATTATCAGTCCATAGTTGCGCAACCTTGTATAGGGCGTTATAAGCCTGTTGACAGGCTTCTTTGGGTAATACGCTTTTCCGGAACTTCGCCAATAAACGCTCAGTCCCGTCTGGTTGAATACCATACACATCACAGGATTCGCGAATTACGCGCGGATACGCCTTAAGCTCAAAAAAACGCCCTTCATGTGCGAATAGGGGGTCGGATTTTGTCATTTTCTCACCGGAATTGAGGTCTGCATGGGTATACTTACTTAGCATTGGTAGCTTAAGGACGCGGACTTTCTGTGTTCTGGCCCCTTGTTTTCTGGATTGCTTCTTAGTTTTCATTTCTATAATTCAGGTTGTGTATGCTTGGCTAGAGCCTCTATCAGTGTACAGTTTGTTATATTATTATATTTTTTGGGTGGTGAGATAGTTAATGTGGTTCTAGCCGAGCGCTGGTCATGTCCGGTTATCCCCTGTTATTTAAACCGGGCAAAACATATAAAATACCGTTAATTAGGTCGAGTATGTCGCTTTCTCCTATAAATAGCAAAGTCAAAACCATAAGTGATTATCGGCTATCAGAACCGGAAATACAGTTAGATATATATCGCCAATGTATCCTAAGAGGTCTCACTACTAATCCCCTACAGCAAATCCAGCTACAACAAATACTTACCGCAGCATTCGCCAGGATGACGGCCAAACTCGCACGGCTAGACCCCGAACTCTCAGCCGGACTTATATTTAGCCGAGCGGGAAATCCGCCATGTTTCAATTATATTTCACAGTTCCTCCGGATAACCCTGCTCAAGTGCCTATCCCTATGTATCCCACCTGAGAACCGTGCAGAGTTAGTCAAAGATGACTTACATATGATGGACCAACCCGCGTTATTAGATACATATAAACGGGTTTTCGACTATCTAGCCGCGCTTAGTGCCGGTCCGGTAATACTTTGGTTCTTCTTCCAGGTACCTATCTATCAAAACTTTAATATTCGTGGTTACCGGCAGGTATATGAAGCTATGTTAGACTATGCACTTGACAACTGGCCAGTTGAGATAAACTTTGACAGACGCCGGCTTAGGGATGCCAAATTACCAACATATGAGGTTATTAGCCGTGGTAGCACATATTACTATAACTTGGTATATCACGGGATGAGTGACCGGACACTAATTAGTAAATGGAATGCTCTACTCCGGAAAATATATCCCCAACTAGTACATACGGCTAAACACTTAATACCCTCTAGCCAAGCAGGAACAACCCAAGCAGGAGCAACTAAATACCAAATTGAAAAAGACAATAAGCTGGCATACTTGCTCGATATATATGAATCGGAAAAGGGGTTTGCTCCTGTAAGCGGTCGTAAACTGGTGTACCCAGCCGCTGAACAGCTGGGGTCCAGTAGTATTGCTAAAATCCGGATTTGTATCATCAGTAACAAACTAGTGCACTATACTAGTGTATTCCGTGACCGTATAGGTATCATAAATAACTTGGACCGGCGATATTTCGATGTCTTTCTCGGCCTATATACACCAATGGAACAAGCTATGGTAAACAACCAGATAGTCTGGCACTTTCTGGAAAATATGTATAAGTCCAAACATGTAATCCAACTAGTACCAGGCGACCTTACAGGTAACCAGAGGTTAATCGAAACAGGTAAGTTCCATATCATACTTTACGCCGATCTCGGAATGTTACAGGACCAGACCCTATTAGCCCATTCCAGACTTGCACCCATCCAAATGGTAACATGGGGTCATAGCGATACCTGCGGGAATCCAGAAATCGATTATTACGTCACCAGCCGATATTTCGAAAACACCCAAGACCTCGCCATCCCAAAAAGTAATTACAGCGAAACACCCATCCTACTTAAAACCAGTGGGACCTATTACTACTCGCCGCTTAAAATGGTGGAACGGTTTTTGACACCCAATGCCCGGGCCAAGTTCCAAACCGCCGAACAGCTAGGATTCCCACCCGGGGCTCTTATAATTGGCTGTCTTCAGAGTTTCTTTAAGTTCAATAATGATTTCGAACAGGTATTGGCGGCGTTATTGCGGAGGACAGCTGTTGGGATTGGTACAGTAGGTGGCAAACGTGGTCGACCGGTGTATCTGGCCTTGAGTAATAGTATACCGTTCAATAAGGTGCATTTGGACAAGTTGAATTTGTTGTTCAAGGATCATATGGACCGGATTAAGTGGTTCCAGAATAAGGGCCCGGATGAGTGGCTGAACTTGGTAAGTATTTGCCATGTAATGTTAGACCCGTTTCCATTTGGTGGCTGTAATACCAGTTTGGAAGCATTCGATTTCGGTATCCCGGTTGTTTGCAGGCCGAGTAATGTGATTAACGGCCGGTTTACTCGTGGGTTCTACGAAATTATGGGTATTGACCTTACATTGTGCTGTGCCACCAGTTCAGATGAGTACATCGAAAAGGTACTCCGGCTACTTAATGATGATTTTTATTATAGTGGGGTGAGCCAATCCATATTAAAGGCCAAGGTCAAATTATTTGAGAACCCGGAGACTGTAGCCGATTACCAGAATATGTTGATTAAACTCATCCGCCGGCACTATGCATCTGCGGGCTTGGGGAACCGCAATACCGTAGACACTCTATTATAAGCCCACCCTTCGGTATGGGCTTATGAGTGGCTAGGCATAGACGTTCCCATATGATTTAAGCCCACCAGGGGTGGGCTTATAATTCAATGTGAACGGTACTTGCGTCAGCTAGGGCAAGCAAATAAATTTATATATATATTTAGTAAAAAGCCCAAACAGTGCATTAACAATATGGAATTTGTAGACTATCTCTTAATATTCATCTGCCTCAATCTGGTCATATTATTCGTATACCAAAACATAGAATCCATATGCCCAGATTCCGGATTATTTGCCGATATCTGCCGACCTATAGTCCAAAGTAAGGTCGCAGCTGAACAGAAAGAACGCATGCAAAATGTTGGGAACCTCGCACCCAGCCTGGCCCAAAATGCCGCCGCTGCTGGTTCCGGAAGGGGGGAGTGTAGCACTCTCGAATTTCCGGGGATAAATCAGTGCCGTTTAGCTGGTAATATGGGTCCTAAAGTCGGATTTCACCAGGCGTTTAAACCACATGTGCCGGAAATGGGGTGGCGTAACTTCTTTCTGCGCTTTTATGGTACTATTGATAAGGTAGACCAGTTAAAGGCTGATAAATTACGCACTGCTGCTGGCAACGGGTTTAATAATACGGTGATCCGTAACTTCTTGGATAATATGCCATCTACTGATAATATATACCGCTATACGGATTATTAGAGCGGATTATTATGTTTGGAAAAAATGATTATTATACAGTGATTAAGTAAAGCTATCTCGGAACAAAATAAAATAAACTAATATACACGTAATTTACAAATGGCACAGGCTGATGAATCCGGTGATTATGTTATATTTGGTGATGATAATCAATCTCATATTGCTGCCCAGACCGTTTATGAATGGCTAGATAGTGAAGAGAGTGAAGAGAGTGAAGAATGCTTAGACCGCATAATCATAGAGACTCTAGCCGAGATAAAGACATGGCAATACCGGAATAATCCCCGAATCCCCCTACGTCAGATTGTACTAAACCGGAATCTTTATAACCGGGTTGCCCAATTCACTGAATTTTAGATGCTTGATTAAACCCTGTGGCCCATATCAATGTATAGTGCAAGCGCGGCTACAATGACCCAAAGCACGGCTAGAGGCAACTTAGCCCATTTAATCATCGTCCGGTTCCTCACTTGTATACCTTCCTCTACATGTACAAATTCATTAAATACATCACGCTCTATATTGAACTGATTTTCCGCGGATTCCAGCGCTTCACCGTCCCGTTTAATAATCTTGGACCGGCGCTCTATTAGTTGTGTGTTATTATCTAACATCCTGACCTGTTGCAAATACTGCTGTTGTAAACGTTCATATTCGCGAATTTTAGAGTCAATCCTATTTTTTATTGTGAGTATCCCTTCATTGGACTGGTTATCCATTTGTAACATCTTGGCCTTCGACATGGAAATAAATGCCCCTATCATGGCATTCAGGTTAGTAAGCTCTTTTAGCCCATTATCTATTAGCTTACCACAGCTTACTAATTCGAGTGACCCATTATCCATACGGCGTGGGTACTTATAATCACCTACTTCATTCGGCCGACAGTAATTATCGGCATAAGTACCGTATTTTCCTGTATGATTATATTGTTCCCACGTGGTAATGTGCTGTTTTTCGCCTGGTAATTCCGGATTTAGGGGTGAAACATATAGTGGCAAGACACCACCCGGTAAGACACGTTCTGCTAGTTTAATACACTCGGATTGGAGTTCGACAAGTTTCCGGGTGATAGATTCGCGGTCCATGTTGGGGTACTTGGCTAGAAGGTTGTCGATTTCGCTGTCTAGCCCATTGTCACCATCCGGGATATCTTCTGTTATTCCTGTTACTTTTTGTTCTGTCATGATTCTGACTTGTATTTTATGTCTATTTATTTAATAACCAGCAATATATTAACTCATTTACTAAGACTTGGCAATGTATCCAGTAATAGTTTGTATTGCAAAAAAGGAACACGATTACATAGAGGAATTTGTAAGGTACCATTTAGCCCTGGGATTCAAGCACATTTTCTTATATGATAACGAAGATATACCTACCTATGCCCAGATGTTAAAGTCTTATAGAGCTTGGCTAACAGTAACACATTTGCCACATAATAACTATCACAAGGGGGTTCAGTATATTGCACTAGACCATTTCATACAGAATCACATGCGCAATAAAATAATTACACATGTTGCCCATATTGACATAGATGAATTTATTGCACTCAAAAAACACGCGAATATATGCGAGTTTATTAATGAATACATTACCGGGGATTGCCAAGGAATTGGTATGAACTGGCGTTTTTTTGGTTCATCTGGCAAGACTGAGAAAACAGCTGAACCGGTTACACAGCGATTTACTATGTGCCAGACTTTGGGTAACCTGCATATTAAAACCCTAGTTAAAGTAGATAATTTTAAAAATTGGGCAGATTGCCACAGTGTTAATCTTAAACATGGTTACATAAAATCTACCAATGGTAAAATAATTAAAGGGCCATTTAACCCCGATATCGATAATAGCATTATCCAACTCAATCACTATAAATGCAAAACTCTGCCCGAATTCAGGTATATTAGGACCAGGCAACGTGCAGACTTGGCGATACAAATACCCGAAGATGTTGATGCTAATTTTAAGAGTTGTGATATCAATGAAGTTGAAGACCTTACCGCATGCGAATTTTACAAAAAAATAAGTAATTTATCTTCCCAATCGGAGGATTAGCGCATGCTAATCTGTAGATTCACCACACCCGATAATAATATGATCAATAATGTACTCTTCTCGACCAATCTTCTTAGGTTTACCGAAGAATCGCGACATCTGAGTTGCAAACTGTTTTCGGCTTATCTTCTTACTGAAATCATTCTCTTCATAATAACGCTTGAACTCGGCATATACCTCAGTAAATGTCTGGCGGTAACCGGGTTTCTCCTCCATCTTAGAAGAATAGAACTCCTCATACACGTTGGATTCACGTTTGTAGGCCTCAGTGGCTTCCATGACAGCAGCCGGGATATTATCCTCTTCCAATGCACGGAAATTAGTACGCTTGAGATTTTGATACCTGTTCCATAGCATATACAGGAAATATGGTGCCCATGCGTCAATCTTACCCTTGAGCCCACTATCCATAGGATAATGATATGGGAATTTGTTGGGATTCTGTAGTTTATGGGATTCGGCTTCCACAAACTTACTCACGTATGGGATTACACGTATACGGCGCCAAATGCCACCATCGGTACTGTCCATATCCGGAATGTCATTACACATCATATTCCATTTACACATAGGAATAAAGGTAATTGGCTCATGGTTAAGATGGCGGCCGGTAAGCGGGTCACTACCACCGGAATAATGTTTAATAATATCACTCTGAAGACCCTTGTCCTGTTTAGGCTCGGATGTGATGATAAAGTGCTTACCACGGGCATTGGCAATCACTGGATTTGGCGCATTAGGGTCAGCCTTGGGTGTGTTAAAGATAGTACTATCCGGTGCATAATAGTATTCACCGAACACCCGGCTAAGTAGGTAACTGAACATTGACTTACCATTCTTACCAACACCAGTATGGATGAAGAACTCTTCACGGCGGACAATACCACCTAGACATTCCGCAATCAAATTGAGCACATATTCCTGTACATCGTCAATCGGGAAAATCTTGTTAAGGAACTCTTCAATATCAATGATGATATCCTGTGCATGTTCACTATTGGTATCTGTCGGGAAGTCCAGACCACAGTTCATAGTCATCATATCTTTTGGCAAACCCTGGCGGACACGGAGTTCATCCAGGTCAAGTACACAGTTCTTACAGACATACACCGCTGGATTAATATCCAGGTTGGTGTAAAATTCGCGGTCATAAAGAATCTGTGCCAAATCCTTAACTAGATTACTACGGTTAGCCGGTTTGTCAATGAAGGTCAAAATATTCTTGATGATGTTTTGGTTATTTTTGAGTTCCTTAATTTTAGTGTCCAGGTTGTGGCTAGCATTTTTAAGTACCTCCATTGATTGGCTGACATCGTCCTCGTCATTAAGAAGACGGCGTATGTGGTCCTGATCTTCATAATTACGATTACGAGCACTGAAGTCCGAATTGACAGATGAATCTCTGGCCTCTGTCTGCATCTTTTCGATCTCTTCACTATACAGGTCATACCGGGCCTTAATAGTCTTATATAGTTCGGTCTGAAATAGAAGATGTAGCTTATTGGCGGCTTTGTCCAAAACCCATTGTTGGCCCTCGAACTTGTACCATGTGTTACTGGCCTGGTCGGCACAAACCACTTGCCATTCACAGTGCAGTTCAATATATTCCTGTACGGTTTCCGTGAATTCAACCACACCTACTTTGTTCTTATACATGTCGCCATTGAACTTCTTAATGAGTTTCTCAAGGAAGACGGTACGGTGTAGTGTCATGAAATCCTTGTATTTGGCTTCATTGTCAATTTTTGCATATTGGCGCAATTGATCAATACCCAGCGTATACTTGTCGCCATTTTTGGTAAATTCTTCATACCATTTGATATAACAGGAATCTTCATCGTACTTTTCGCTTTTAGCTGACCAGAGATTCCACATACCATAAAGGTAAGGCGAAATATTGTATAGGCAAATACCAATTTTAATCCAGTGTTCATAACTATCAACACGGGTCTTATTCAGGCATTTCATTAGATTCCCTACATATTCCATATCAACCGGTTTGCGGATTTTATCAGCCGATGGAATATTGCTACTCAAACGGAGTCGGTCAATTGCTGTCAAACGGGGAGTGGCTTTTTTAGTCCCGGCCAGTTGCATAGAATGTGCCAATTGGTCTACATTTACACTGGTATGTGGTTCCACTGTTACCGACTTTCCACTATTACTGAAATAGATAATGGTATCCAGTGGTGACATATTAAGTGGCTCGGATTTAAGCATGATTTTACCATTCCGGCTAATAACCTTAAACGTATGTGTGGGTTTATAGTAATCCAGGTTATCTTCGGGCTTTCCGCTACCAACTGGGAACCATGCATTGGTATCAATAACACACTTGTCAACCAAATTCTCTATTTCATCAGTTGTTCCGAATTTTTCATGGATTGCTTTTGCGCCCTCTGACTGAATGAATTTATAGTATATGGCCAAGAGAAGCACATTGGGTGCCACAATATCTGGGCACATAATATGTACACCGTCCTTAATCCAGTTCTTGTCATTGACTGTTTTGATTTTGGCAGTCTTCTTCTCAAATATAGTAACACGGGCATCTGCCGGGATTTGGAAGAATTCGGCAGCTGCAGATAGATACTGAACAATCACCTCCTTTACCATATCGATTGTGTATTTGTGGCTGATTGTAGTATTACGCAAGTCTTCCGGAGTAGGAGGTAGCTTAATATCCAGGTCAATCTTAAGTGGATTATATTCCGGAAGAGGGCGTTCCAAAAGACTACTGCAGATTCCATATTTGATTTTGAGGTCATGGTATTTGGACCAGAATTCCATATGGCGGTCTTCGGGGACCATAAGACGGATACCCTTATCAACACCGTTCCCTGGCATGAAATGATAGTTGAAAGGCTGGTCTTTTTCAACCTTAAAATTCTTTATACAGTATGCTTGGAATGCGTCGGACATGTTGAATGACTATTTTCCTAATGGATTGATTATAAGGGGTCTAAAATGGCTTTTACCTAGTGTAGTAAATTAATCTTAAAATTGAGAGTTTAGAAAACGATAAAAACAATTTTTTTGGGGGTTTAGCCCCCCAAGCCGACATTTCTCCTTCTGGTTATGGCGGCAGCCATAACCTTAATGAAGTGATATGTAACCTGAGAGTCGAGGGTTACACGCCCCGGATGGAGCGAAGCTCCAACGAAGGCAAGCGCAGCTTGCCCGAGCCCGCATTCTCCTTCTGATGGCAGCTGGCGCTGCCATCGTAATAAGAGATATGCGACCTTAGAGATTAAAATTCCAGAATATAGTTCGAGGGTTACGCGCCCCGGATTGAGCGTAGCTCCAACGAAGGCAAGCGCCCCAGATGATTTGTCTCAAACCCTCATATCTCTTCATTAAGGTTATGGCGCCAGCCATAACCAGAAGGAGAAATGTCGGTTCGGGTAAGCTACGCTTACCTTCGTTGGAGCTACGCTCCATCCGGGGGGCTAAACCCCTGAGGGGGCTAAACCCCTGAGTTTAGGAACAAAGCTTATCATAGCCGGACCACGCCACCTTACATTGTTTAGCCCATTTGCATCTAGCCATGTCTTTGGACCCTGGATTATTAAATATCTCATCAGCAAAGGTAAACGTGTTCTCATCTGGGTTAAGTGCACAAACACCCAATAAGTTATCATTCTTGCACGTTATGCTGACTACACGACCGCGTTCATCCTTCATCTGGTCCTGCAGAGTCCAGTAATCCGGGCACTGATTCGGTGTGTATTCTCCTGATTCTTTGGCCTTTACAGCACGTTGGAAGTCGCGGAACTGCATATAGAAGTAAACACCGACACCCACCAAAGCTAAGAACCCGATTACTACTATGAATGTATTAGTGGATATGTAAGAGGTTACTTGTCTTGCGGTTGGTGTTGAGTTACTTGTTCCTTGGCTAGACCCTTTTAGAGTCCGGATACTGTTTGATGCGATGCTACGTAGGTTATTCGATCCACCACTTGAACGTGTGTTGCTACTCATTCCTTACTGTTTTTATTCTATGATAGTCTATTATACTATAACGCTGTATTTACTATCCGGCAATATTTATTCCTATGTGGATGGCTAGAGGGTCAGGGATTGAATACCGTCTAGTATGGTATTTAAGACCATACTAAACGGTACTTGACGGTACTAGAGGCTCTAGCCAAGTAATCGGGTCTCCTAGATAGAAACCAAAATTCAAAGTTAGTTAAGTAGGGCTGGTTAGGATGGCAAGTTTTAGATTAGTAACATAGTGCACAATATGAAATTAGGAAAGTACTTAAAAGTAACATAATTCACACTATGAAATCCGGAAAGTACTTGAAAGTAACATGCATGGTATATAGATGGACTGTGTAGGGAGTAAACTAAATTTTTTTTTTGACAGGTCGGAAACTTTTTACACCCGCCAGATGAAAGTAAATTTTTTAAAAGTGTGTGTGCGCGCACGGTTTTGGACCCCCAAATTTTGGTGGAACCCTGTTTTCATACGTTTACCTGGATATCCCATACGTTTACCTGGTTTTTGACAACCAATCAACACCAAACCAATGCATTTTTAGGTAAACGACCGATAATTAACGGGTTTTGGGTTGTAGTTGCCGGGTTTTCAGGTTGGTTATTGAGCGTATTTATTTGGTAAACGTATGTCCCCAACTTTCACCAAGGCTGGTGTACGGTATTAGGTAAACAAGCGGTTAATACGTAGTTATTCTATGTAAATGTTGCAGTCACCAGTCTTAACCACTAGAAAGTTCCCAATCTAAAGATAAAATATTGCTTTGATAATAAAACGTATATATATACAATGTATTCGTGTAAACAATGTGGTAAAAGCTATACAAAATTTGCAACTTTAAAGGACCATATATATAAAACCCATGCAATATATAGTAAACCTGGGATTACTAAACAAGAGCTTGATATTCAAAAAGTCGAGAAGCCCAGTAAACTAAACCAGCAACAAGCCAAGATACATATATGCAAATACTGTAATAGTGACTTTACAACTTCATACTCACTAGATAGACATCTTAAGGACAGATGTAAGAATAAACCAATTGTAATAACAAATAGACAAAACGAAAAATATGAAATTTCAAGCGCAATGTTTCATGCCCTATTTGATGCATTTCAATACAATATGAGTCTTAGGGCTGGTCAGTTAGATTCTAACAAACAAACAAACAATTCAGGTATGTATCAAGATGGTGATAATAATAGCATGACATTTGATAATCATATAGAAAACAAAACAGAAAACAATATAACTCAAAACAATAACTTATACGTACGGGATATACATATCAATCCAATGGGTAAAGAGACTGTTAGCCATATTTCAGATGCTGACATACTAAGAATCTTGGGGCAAGGAACCAATGCTGTTCCGGCTCTAGCCAAGGCTATCATGGAACGTCCTGAGAACTGTAATATTGTTGAATCCGATAAACGTAATAAGAAGGCAACAGTTGTTAACCGAGATGGTGACATTGAAATTATGGACCTAAACAAAGCACTTACTATGTGCGCGACTGAAACTGTGGATAAAGTGGATGACTACTATGAGAAATTTAAAAACGATTTGCCAAAACAGAACAAGTCAATCCAAAGGATGGCTAGAGCCCATGGTCTAGAAAGTGATGAAGACGAGGATGAAATACCTAAGGACGAAACCTATGATGCCTATTTCAAGAAATATATGAGCCAAATAAAGGACAATATCGATGTTAATAAGAAGCCTATAATGGACAGGATCAACAAGTACAAGGAACACAAATATAAAGAAAAAGTTAATAAGCAGGAGTTACCGTTTAGTCTCTAATTCTTTTACACCTCTTACGGGTGTAAAAGCTAAGACAAACGGGTTAGAGTAGGGTGTAAAAGAATTTTAGACACTATGGTACCAGCGTTAACTAGCTAAATCTTCAACCAGGAACCTTTCAGAATTTGAATTTTAGAAATTTGCCATTCGCCATATTAATTAATAATTATTCACCAGTTTGTCGATAAAGTCCCGATAAGCGGGGTCATTCGGGTCATTGAGTACATAGGATCCATACGAGTCACCTGGCCGTTTGGGCATCATTACTATATATGGGGCAAAGACGTTGCTAATACCGTTAGTGTCCTTCTGATTAATCACTGGGCCTCTAGCTCCCGATTGATATGGTACACTACCGGCATAGCCTGTAGTAGATTCAACATTGGGTTTAATACCTAGATAGTCACCCTTCAAATAATCGAGCAGTGTATATGCATCATGTATACCTGCGAATCCAAGAGTGGTTCCTGGTTGCCCTTCTGCATCACTGTCCGCAAGTTGGGTAATAAAGCAGTTAGGGCATTTGAGTTCCTTACATAACTGTGAGCATTCCTGTTTGAGATTACAGTATACCTGGCAGAGAGACGCACGCTCAACTGGGCCCATAGTCTGGATAAGTTTAATTAGGTCATTGGATAAGTCACCTTCCCGGCCATCGTATAGTACGCCTAATTTGCTACGGAGTAGGTTATACAGTTCCTGATATGTGGTATCTAGGGCTAAATCCGCTGCCGATGTTGTAGGGCCAGCCGCCGCCTGTGTAGAAGTGGTTGTACCTGCTGCTGCCGACGTAGTAGTTGTTGTACCAGCTGCTGCCGACGTAGTAGTTGTTGTACCGGCATGTGGTGAAGTGGTAGTTGTAGTTATGGTACCATTAGGTCCGCAAATTATGCTAGTCATAATTGGAGGTGAGAGTACAAATTCCGGTACATTAGGGACTGTGCATCCGGCCATAATCATTAGGTTATTTATATTTTGGCATACGACGCGTACTAGGTCAGCACAACGTGTGTCCTTTGTGTTGATGGCTTTGCATTTTGTATTGAGGTTCATGAGTTCATCATATATCTTAGGGTTAGGAATTGGCGGACCGGGACGGTTACTATCATTGGCACTTCTAAGTCTGATGCCTCCGTTTACCTCTGCAATTTCGCCATCTATAATATTATTCCAGTTTGTTTTGGTCTGGCCAGAAAACGGTTTATAGTATTCATTAAATATCTTATTCTGGATACTTACCCCAAGACTTAGGCCATCTGTGAATTTAGCCACAACCCGCATGATATCATCTGCAACTAACATGTATTGCGGGTCAGTACTGCTCATCAGTTTGCGGAGACGGGCACGTTCCCTATACAGTGCAACTACAAAATTACAGGCTGCCATAGTTTTTAGGGCCTGGCTAGAGGTTTCCAGGATATCAGGGCTGATATTGCAATTAACGGTATCTGCGCCGCTAACACCCTGAAACTGGAATATATGCTCCGCAAATGACGGAAGCCACTGTTTAACCATATTGCGATTTATATCTATACCCCGGAACCCCATTGCTTCTGGGCTCTTGAGGAATTGCATAATCGGGTTCGATGCTCCCATCTTCATATCGGGTAATGATTTAAGTTCTTGGTATCTAGTAAGGTAACCATCTATGTATAATACAGTGTTATTAAGATATATCTGGTCATAATCAGACCCTGTAAAATTATTATTATTATTATTGATAGCATTCCGTATTTTAACTAACACAGGTGTAAGCGTTGATTGCAGGAATAATAGGAATTCACGGGCGAATCCTTCTTTAGTGTTAGGGTCAGTGGTACTATAAAAATCCCCTGAAAGCACTGCATCATAGTTGAAATCCATATATTTACTGAATATTTGAGAGTCACCTACCAACTTGGATAAGAATTGGCCATATGAAGTATAGTATTGATCCTTTTCACCATTTGTGTTTAATGAAAAAGGGTGAATACATTTTACGGCAATATTACCAAGCTCTGTATTAGAATCAGTTAATCCCACTGGTGTTTTTTTAAGCCATTCGCGTAATACCGTTTCAAGGTTAGATTTGCATGCAGGGTCGACAGTAGATTTCTGGGTTTCCTGGAACTTTTCTTCAACTGCATCCCATTGATGGAACCACACAAAGTATATAATAAAGGCAAGTACGACAATACTGCCGAATAGTATCCATTTATTCCCCCTTGATAAAGGTTCGTTTTTCATGTTTAATCAAGTATTTATTATTTACTAATCCGGATGTTATTTATTATTATCGAATATAAAATAATCACTTGGGCTGAACTGTCCATGGCTAGAGGCTCTAGCCTGCGACTAATTACAATAATAATTTTTGTCACTTCCTAATAAAGTAACTTAGTAATATAAAGACACGTCACAAAGCACAGGACTAATGCATTCAGGTTCCATCCTACAAAACGTGACAACAGGCAGCACATTAGGTGCTGTCGTATTCAAATTTCCAAATAAAATTATCCTATTTCGCACTGTCAATGGTATGGAGCCTAGTTTTACAAAATTACCACTTCAAGGTTTAGATCCGGCTATCCAAGTGGCAGGTAACATCAATGAAATCCATCACGAACCGATAAAAACTGCTTTATTACGTTACTATCGCCGGGCAAATTTGCCACAATCCGAAAAGGCTATTCTCGACCATATTATGGAATACGCGTTCCCTAACGGTGTTCCGTTAGTTGATACACAGGCAGGGCCTGGTGAACATGCACAAGCTGCCTTAGCACTACATGACCGTATCAAACTTGGTTCCAGCCTATACATCAACTCGGTTCCGGGAAGCTGCTTTCATCATCTTGACAACCAACGTGTTTATGTTATGGGACAGGAACCCGGCGGTATCTGGGTAAGTAATCATACTAGCGGCACCGAACCAGTCATGACATTCCTACCATACAAAGATCGCAAAACACCCACCTTCTGGTCAATTACCCGTATTTTACCTATTGAGAAAAAGGTTCCTGGAGATATTAGCCATGATAAGTCAGTGATAGAAGGCTACAAGAAGAAGTTTGATGAAGCCAAACGCTTAGGTACCTTATTTAGCCAAATCCAGCACGGCGATGACCGTTTACGTATTGACCCCTCAAATAATAACCAAGTTATTATACCTGTCCGGCTCAAAAATAAAATATATGATTACCGTTCCGGTAACCTTCGCGATATTGAGTCCATCGATTCTCATAGCTCGGTCTCTAGCCAGGTAGGATCTGAGCAAATAGATAATACAGTAGACCTAAATGAGCCTCTTGTTAAAAACAAAAAAAAGAAAGCCGAGTCTGGTAGTCACACCGGTAATAACGCAGATTATGCTCCTAAGATAGATAACCTTGAAACCGAGCTGGATGACACAGTGCTTAAACTTTGGGATGTTGATTATGAAAGAACCGGCAATACTATGGACAATATATTACCAACAATGACTGGTGGTAGTAAGCGCTCGGCTAGACTGACCGGTGATGAGTTTGTTGATATATATGATGGCTCTAGCCAACCTAGTTCTGCAAATAGCTTACCTGCCACCAATGCATCTAGCGATTACCCAATCGATGAAGACCTTGCTAGACTCATGGCAGAAGATGGAATGTCCAGTTCAGCGGCTAGAGACTCCAACGGCCAATATCCTGACGAGAATGGTGAGTTATCCGACGGTGGTTCCAGCGCTAACAGTGACTCATTCAGCGAACGTAACCTGGAATTCATTGACGAAGATGAGCCGGTTACTGTACTGGAAACTGTACAAAAAATAAGGCAAATGCCGGTCCCGGAACTGGAAAAGGTGTTTAAAGATACCATACTCAAAGGCCATCTACTTAAGCAGAAGTTTGAAAAGCTTCCTGCCTATTTACGTGATAATACCTTCTTTGGTGACCGTATCCATAAGGAAGTTAATATTATTAGTCTCATTAAGAACAAAGCCACATTGGAAAACCATAGTGTCCGCCTGGTACCCGATACCTTCCAACCCCTGGTTGAACAGTACATGAAACGGGATTTTAGTGCAGGGTTCCTTATTCCGCTTGTTATCAGCACCAAGAAAATCTACCTTACCAAACGTGACATGGCTGCAGAAGATGACTATCACAAAGAGTCTAGCCATGTGATTAGTGACTTCTACAAACACATGCATGATTTGGAGAAGGAAGCCGCCACTGGTGGTCGTAAGCGCACTATCAACCTGGATGACGAACTTGGCCGTACTCTGAATGAGCAAATGCCACATATCGCGCATCAAAGCAACCTCGGCTTCCTTGTCCGACTGGGTGAGAAGATTAGCCCAGAAGACCATCTAGCCACTGACGGGACCATTAAACTCAAAACTGATCGCGCAGCCGAACGTATACAACACCTTAACCAACAGACTACAGTTATCCGTTATGGTAATGGTCGCTCATTCAATATACAGAATTATTCGGTGACCCCGCGTGACTTTGATAGCCATGTAGTCCTCGGTCCACTAGCTGACTATCCACCCAATGACAAAACTACATATACTATCGAGGAAATTGAGGCAATGGAAGATGAAATCGACCGCAACATTAGTGCCGTAAGTAGCCGTTATAATATGTATTACTTAGGTGATAACATGAGCCTTATCGGGTTTGTACGTCCTCCGATTAGTGAATACTGCTTTGCTGAATCAGTACCGGAGTCGATGGACTCATTAGCCACACGTCTTGACACTGGGTCAGTTGACGGGAATGTAGTTATCAAATACTTGGATGATATGCCAGATGAGAACCCGCTTGACGAAAACGGGCAACCCACGAGCATTGGACCGGCTCTTGATGACCCAACCAAATTCATTGTCTACCTTATCCCTGGAATCGAATCCGCAGATGGAAAGACCAAGCGCAATCAAGAGCCACCACTTAACCAGAATGCACTTCGCACATACCTCCAGCGTGCAATTCCCAAGATGCAAGACATTGTTTCGCTATTCAAACAGGAATATGATATCGCCAATGCCAGTGACATGAGCCGGTTAATTGACGTGCTCTATAAATTTGACTATATTGTCCCTGGGACTAAAGAACGACCCACCGAGACTGGGGACACGCGTCAAAAAACGCAAGTCTCGTATGAGAACTGGCAGCATATCCGGTCGGCGGAAGATGCGATTATCCGTTCCATGGTGGAATACAGCGAGCGGCTTGACAAGATGACCAAGCTCCGCCGGATTCGTAAGCGGAAATTAGGTGAAAAAACGGCACTTACTCAAGCGTCTGGTGGTCAACCCCATGGTGACAAATCCGGATCCAAACTGGTAATAAATGATAGCCTAATTGAAATGGCCGATAAGGTCTATGGCGAAACATTTCATTCCATTGCGGGAACAGGACCTATAACGGAAAGCGATGAATACCGTATTGATTACTACTCACACCAGGTTGATAAGTCCCGGTATATCGAACTTCTGCTCCGCAAGTCCAACTTGGAAAAACTACAACAGACCTTGAATCCGGAAATGCTGGAGAACACGTTATTTGTGCTAAAGGAGAAGTATGAGGGTCTAGCCAAGAGCAGGCCTGATCTGGAAGCCCTGATACCAAGGGAGATCGCGGATAAAGTCAAGGTTTGTGGTTCCCGTACAAAGGATCGTAAACCCAAGATTGTGAAATATCCTTCGGTTGAACGTTTGAAAGAAGACAACGGAAAGGTTGCCATGACACCCAGTGGTGAGGTTATTTTAGAGGGTGACTTCGCGTTTGCCACAGAGGGTGATGCGCGGTTACTATTCAAGCGTGAGGCTCTAGCCGAGGGTGATTACTGGATTGGCCAACCTATTAGTGTATTGGAAAGCTTGTTGTTCAAGAAGCGCGATTCATGTGAAAACCCAGAAAGTGCAAATGAAGCCGTACTTGCCGACTTAGCTGCTAAACGTGCTGCCATGAAACTCCCTGGCGAAACTGCGGATATGTCTGCTGAGGAAGATGAAATCAGCCATGCCGAGCTCGCAAAATGTATATTCGATGTTAACACAATTACTTGCCTACCACCTGAAGTTGCCAGTATGGATAGCGAATTACGTGAGATAGAAGCCCGTATCCGCGATGTAAAAGGTCAGTTAGAATTTAGTAAGACACTCGGACCCATGTTAGCTGACTGTGAAAAGGCCATCGCGTCCGTGGAAAAGGTAATCCGGAACTACAATAGTGGTATCGACGCACTCAATAAGTATAGCGAGGCCATGGTTCAACAACGCCAGCGCGAACTGGAGGCCATGATTAGGCGTAAGAAGGACTGCACACACTATAATGTCATGGATTACCTGGATTCGCTACATAACCTTACCAATATAGAGCGTTATATGTTGGTGAATCAGGTAATTGACCGGTTCGAGAACCAAGAACATACTATGTCGCTTGACCTGTTGGAAATCAAGCCCGACCGTGCCGAAAACCATATAGAGTGCCATGTCTGTAATCAATACCTCATGTGTAAACACTATAAATTCGCGCTCGAACTCATGTCTAATAGCCCAACTGGTGAATTGGATGATGAGGCACTGCGTGAGGTATATGGTGAGGAAATCAGCGGTAGTTACTATTGCCGTGTCTGTGGTGTCTTCCTAAGTAACACACCCGTTCAGGATATAGAGGAATTTGAAAAGGACGCCGCCAAAGAAGGTATGCATGTTCAAACCCGCAGCGTTTTACATGAGCTAGACTTGGTTGAACGCCAGCGTCAAGCAGTTGATGCCGTTATCGCATCTGCCCTACAAGACCCCAATGACGATGACCTCCGCTTTAAGCTCCGAATTTACCGCCTGTGCAAGGATTTATGTGGGTTGGAAATGCTGAGTGTGGAAGATGAGCTCGAAATGGTCAATTTCATTAAGAGCTATGAATTTGTAAGCCGCAAATCATTCTTTAACTTGTTCTTCTTGAAATTCCTGAAGGCTAAAGGTGGTGTGGCTGCGGGGATAAACAAGACAGTGGTGGATAAGCTATCGGATGAGCAATATTGGAAACATGTCACATGCGATATTGCTGCGCGGTTCTTGGTGACAATCCAGACTAGTGTCCATACATATGCAGTGTTTAATAAGCTGTGCTCAAATAACTATGTGGGATGGCCATTGATTGGTGGTGTGAATCCTGATGATGCCAAAGAGGATATGGGCGGTGTCGACTTAATACTTTGCATTATGAAACAGATGAGTATAGTTCCTGAGTTCAAGTATCTAGCCGGTGGTGATACTGGATTCGAAGGTGTCCGCTCACTCCTAGTCCGCCGTATTGAAGAACTCATCCGGAATAATGAACTGGTTCGTACACGGCTAGACCGGGCACTTGAAACCAAATACACACAAATTACACTAATGGAGGAATTCGGGCTTCATCATACCAATTTCTGGGATGGTTACAAACCCAGCCTTACAACTGGGATAAACGTTAAATGGACACCTAAGCATGAAATCGACCAAGCGGCAGCTGCAGAATGGACACCTAAAATCCTACCTAATATGATACATATTGCTAAAGACAATATAGTATACCAGGCACAAGTACTCCGTGCCCGGTTGACTGAAATAATGGAGGCAGAGCCACCCGCTAATCGCCCTGTACTTGCCATTAGCACTGCCAACTCGTGTATCCCTCTGGACTATGAACGTATAACTGGTGAATCGGCAGCAACTGCAGCAACTACTGGCAAGGTGGATAATGAAACGGATAGTGCACATGCCAGGCGTAAGACTCTTGCCAAGTACATCAATCCGGAAGTAAATTACTATACACAGGTAGAAAAGATGAACGAGGGTGTACGTAACATACTCCGCAAGATTGGCGAATACCAGAAGCTAGTCGAATCCCTAGAACAAGTAAATGTAGCACCGACTGTGAAATTCATTTACCCTATGGAACCTTTTGTTGCCAAGCGAGAACCCTTTAACCTCCAACTTACAAGTGATGAACTCCGGGCATATTTCCTCAAATATATTGATAGTGGGCCCAATAAGGGTGAAACCCATTTATATGATCCATATGGTCGCTGTCTGGTAAGTAATGTGTTGAAATCGGATGTAGAATTAATAACATATGGCCAGGCTGATTTCGAGAAGTTATTCCGTGCAGTAAGCAGGCGAAATATCGTCCATGATATGGATGCCGTTAAATCCATGGACCCAACCGTCGCCGTTCAAGATCAGCCATTGTTAGTAGCCCTAGTAAATGCCATGTGCCAGTTACGTGATGTACAGTCCGGGTCGGAATTGGCGGAAACTAAGAGTGTACTTGCACAGCTGGGTGTACATGCTGGTACACAGCAAACTAAATTACTGGATTTGGCTGCGAATAACTTAGGATTCAACCGAAATATTGAAAAGGTAACAAGTGATTATAACTCGTTGCGGTCGCTTGTGAATACGGTTAAACGGTTAGAACAGGCAATGAATAAGACTGTGGGTGGTGGCCGCGGTGCTAAACGTGTAAGCCGGCTTTCGGACTACGTCGTCAAAAGTACCCGTATTGCGCATGGCCGATTAAGCGAGGTCCTCGTTGCCAGCCTGGGTGTTGGGTTCACAGAGTTCTATGCTGGTCCACGGGCTAAGGATGGTGCCAAATTTGATGCTAAGCGTGAGTACTTTGCCCTGTTATCCATGATTGACAATGAGAAACAGATGGAAATCGCGGATGTAGTCGAAAATATTGGAGGTAACAGGAAGGAGGAAGCTGGGCTAGAGACTACCTTGATTAATTTGGCACAGCTAAAGGACATTGCCGAAGACTACAAGACGTTTTTAGTTGCACAGGAGAAGATTATCCCGCATATCGACTATGTTAATTTGGAACACGAAGTTGAAACCCAGCATCATATAACCCGTGGAAACCTAATCCGCAAGATGATTCTCGATACCCGAGTTATTGTAAATAACGTGAAGAACGGAACATGGTCGGGTTTGAAGTCCGTTGATGACATGTATTATAACGTCCGGCAATTCTATAAATATAAGGACGCCGCTAGTCAATTCGGCAAGCTGTCGCCCATTGTTAATGCGGTATATGAGATTAGCAATCAGATAAGGTCAGTTAATGATGGTGCTCTATTCACATCCGAGCTTAATGAATCCTTACTGCACTACTTGTTTGTGCTTATGTGTTGTTGCCTTGTAGAAGTGGTAAGTGACAAGGCTAGTCAGACTACTCGTGTAATTACGCATGAATTTGTTCCGGAAGAGACAGATAGCCAATCAACAACTACCCAGCCAACCGTACAGGAAGTAAACCAGGAAAATGAGTTCGTATTTAGCCGGCCGACTAGCGATTTACGTAAGGCCCCGGTTCTAGCCACGGATGAGAAGGCTGCTACCGCGCCGGAAGAAGACAGCGTGGATATTGACCGTGAGCTATATCCGGAGTTACTTGATGGTGAATCCGAACTTCGGGATGAGATAGATGAAAACGAACCGTATGTGGATGAGCCGTTATCCACTAACCGGATGGTAGAGGTTAAGACCACTCAGCGTAACCTTATACTGGACTTTGTACGTGATGTAGTCAAGTATGTTGCCGACTTGGAAGGTATATATAACGAGATGAACTTGAAGCGTATTACGGAACAGATTGCAAAGACCAATGAACAGCAGACTAAGCTCAATTTGCGTGTGCCTAAATTCTTGGCCCAGGAAGGTATGGAAGACGATTACCGCATGGTCCGTAATCTGATTAGTCTCGGTTTCTTGGAATATAGCGAGCTTAATCAGTATATGTTGGATAACTTCGGTGAAGATATTTTCCGTGGTGAAGAAGATGCAGTTCCCGACCTATATGCCGAGGACGGAGAAGGTGAGGATGGCGGTCGGGATGATACCGGACTAGACCCAGATATGGCACGTGCTGAACAGGCCCGGTATAATAAGTATGGGCTGGATAACGAAGAATTAGACGAGATGGGGTATGTAGGCGAACCAGACGAATGCGATGAGCAAGACTACAATTATTTAGCAGTTGACGAAAGTTAAATGAAAATTATGAATGAATATTTAAAGCGGGTGTGGATGGCTAGACCCTAAACTTGTTTTTATTTTGGTATTTTTATTATTCTTCAATTCGCTAAACTAATATTCACAATGGCAACAAAGTTAACAAAGAAGGAAATCGCGCTCAGCAGCAAGTCAATGTTATGGTTGCTCCGCCATGGAATCGTTGAAAAGGGTCTAGCCATGGCATCTGACGGATTTATACATGTCGCGGATATGTTGGCACTCCCGGAATTTGCAGGTTACCGTCAAGTACCCTATTTAAGACAAGGTGGCGAAGCCACCGACCATAACCACCCTATTCGGGTGGTAAATAGGTACTTGACTAGTAGTGTTTAGTATGGTCTTAAATACCATACAAGACGGTATTAGTATTTGAAAGCAATGATAAATTTATAAAGATTAAAAATATTTAAATGTTAATAAAAATATACTTATTTTATATACTTTTCAATGTTAATGTATAAAAGTATTTCAGATTTTTTATACTTTTCAACGTTAATGTATAAAAGTATGATACTATAAATCAATACAATTTAAACGAAATAAATTATTTGTCTATAATAATATATATTTACTTATTTTAAAAAATATGGATTTAAAAACTTATTTGAAAACATATTCAAGTATAAATAACAAATTTATTGATGACTTCTTCAGTCTATATAAATATACAACTACATCATCAGACTTTGTAATTGATTTGGACATGGTTGCAAAGTGGTTATCTTCCAATAAAGCTTCACTTAAGAGGACACTTATTAAGACATATACTGAAAAAATAGATTATAGTGTTGAAGCACAATCATCTACTGGAGGAAGACCTGCTGAAACAATTATGCTTACTCCAGACTGTTTTAAACGCCTATGTATGTTATCTAAAACAGCTAAGGCAGAACATGTGCGTACTTACTTTATAGAGGTTGAAGCTCATTTAGATAAGTACAAAAATTATATAATTAAAGGTCTTCATAATAAAATATCAAAATACGAGACTGAATTAAAACCTACACCTACACCAACTACAAAAGGTGCTATATATGTACTTAAAACATCAGAAGATATCGATGGTATATATAAAATTGGCCGTACTAAGAATTTTGCAGAAAGATTAAAAGTTCATCAATCATCCCATCCTGATAAATTGGAAATAAAATATGTTTATGAGACAAATAATATTGAGTCTGTGGAATCCTGTTTAAAAGACCTTTTAAAAGATAAAAAGTATAGAAAACGACGTGAATTTTATGAAATAGATATAGATGTATTAAAACAGTTAGTTAAAAATTGTGATTGTTTAACTCTAGCAGTAAAGAATAAAGACAAAACACTAAAAAGTTCAGAATGCAATTATGTATTACATGTGGTTAAAGATTAATCAGAAACAACTGCATGAATTGGATTACCCGGCTGCGGCTTTAATCTCGTTAATTTACTCCGCCGGCGGATGGAGTTTTCTTTTGTTTTTCGCCCGATTCCGCTAAGTATTCAATAGTGGCGGTATGAGCGCGCATAATATCCTTAGCCCGGAGATAGGTCCGCATACTGCTAACAACCTTGTTATCCTTAAGTAATAAGAGGTCGGATTCGGTGAAATGCGCTAACATCTTTACAAATATCGCCTTACCCAGGTTCCGCTTGATGACCTGTAGGTAGGGTACCAGTTTATTTTGCAGGGGACCGAATGTGTATTCACCGGTTTCGGGATCGATTTCGCCTTGAGTGATATTCTTGATGAGGAAGTGTTTAATCCGGCTAACGGGGTATTTGGCGCTGAATTGGGTTTCATATACGGCATCGTAATTCTGGGTGATATAATCGGTTATGAACTTGTGCGTGATATCATTTACTGGCCGGAAACCTTTTTGAATGAGTTTAAAGTACCGGAGTGGTTTTTTGAAGTCTTCATCGGCCCAGCGCTGCCAGTATTTGGGTAGTGGGCTAATCCGGATAACCCGGTCCATAACGTCTTCCAGGCCATGCCCGGTGACGTCGATAAGGATATTGTATTTCAGGTCCCATGTGAAGTCATTAATGGTGGTCTCGTGAAGGTGCATGGGTGTCAATAGGCTGGATTTGAGATTACTACCTTCTAGGCTGATGCCTTTATCTTGGCCGAAGTTAATGTATTGTTGGGCGTACATTACGGTACCACATGGCCAGGATTCCTTGTCACAGATGCGTTTAATCATGGCGACATCACGGTCGAATATGATGTCAATGTCGGTTGATTTAGCCCCTGTGAAAAAGTCGCGGATGAGTCCGCCATGGAAATAGATTTTGATTCCGTTATCTTGTAGAATTTGGAGAACTTCACCCAGTGGTTTACTAATATCAGGTATTATATACTTCATAAAGCTTTGGACACGCGTGGCTAGATAGTCAATATGATAAAATCTGGCAGTGTTTATCAGGTATGGCACTGCATATGGCCCGATGAGTTTGTTTATCATGCGGGTTTTCTCAGGCCTGGTAGATGCGATTTCGTATCCAGTAACTCGGCGGGCAAAGTTGGTTTTAAGTTTGGCGAATATATGGGCAGGTAGTGTCCGTGTCCGGAATACTTCGTTGTCGATTTGATGTGTTTGCGGAATACCCTTTAGCTCTAGCCCACCGCCTATTACTCCAGCTCCAGCTCCAGCTCCAGGTAGTATTTTAATTTTCGCGGTTTTCGGTTTACTTGTTTTAGGTCCCGGTTTTTGTACTTGTTGTTTAATTGTGTGTTTTGTCATGGTAATTCACTATGTGTTCCTTTTATTAGCCAGATAGATTTTATTCTAGCCAGCCGGCAACACCATGATTTATATATTTTTATGTTTGCATAAAATAACATATATATAATCAATCTAGCCCTAATGCCTTCCTGTTCTGGAAATCATAAACAAGCACCGATGACCGGCGGCGGTGTCGGTAGTATGCTCCGTCGTGCCAAATCCAAGCTCCGCAAACTTACTAAGCGCAACAAGCCGACAAAACCCGCCAATGCATCATATGAAATGGTAGATTTAACACCACCCACCATTGCATCTACCCGTTTTGGCCCTAAGTCCATGTATAATAATCGTGAGGTACACAGACAGGCTGTTGACGATTTAGAACAACACGGCCTTAAATTAAAGAATAATTTAAGTAGAACTAGGATTAATCTTAAATTCTGGGTGGATACGAGTTATAAACTAGGTAAGCAAAACCAAAAATTAACTGAAGAAAAAGAAAAGCTAGGCAAAGAACTTAAAGCTGCAGTTGATAAACTTGCGGAATGCGAAACTGGAAAGGCTAGTTTAGGCCGTCGCCATGCTGCAGCTGCCAAGATGTACCGTGCCGCTCATGTAGACCGTACACTCGGTGCGCTTGCCACTGAAGATGCTCTTGATAAGGCAATCGAAGGTGAAGAGTTATTGGCAGAAGCCATGAAACAGGTAAAAGAACTACAGGGTCAATATGACCGCGCAACTAAACATGCCGGTACTAAATCCGAAAAGGTTACTGAACTTGGAATGAAACTTACTGCCGCAAATGCTAAGGTTGCTGAATTAGAATCTAATTTAGAATCTGCTAAACGCCGCGCGCAACTTGCTAATTCCAGAGCTGCTAGTCTAGAATTAGAATCTGATGTCCTTAAAGCACAATATGCAGCTGCTGCAGAAAAACTAGAAAATGATAAACAAAAACATAGTAAAGAGCTTACACAAAGAAACAATTTGTTAGCTGCTGCTAGAAATCAATTTGCCGAAGTTGAAGCTAATAGGAAACTTAAATCTAAAGCCACTAAATTAGCAGAAAATAATACGTTTACTAGAAGGCTAAAGGCTGGAGTGCAGCTGCCTAAATCTTCAAAGAAATCTAAATATACACCATTACACCCATTTGGTTCATTTGGTGGATAAATTTGAATCCTGTTTTTTATATTTTCTATCTTTACTTTAATAATATATATACAGCAAACAATGGCACCTACTTTAAAGGGAATTAAAAACGCATTTGGTAAATTTGCACACAAGTTCCGCCGTACTAAAAAACCAGATAATTCCAAAACCCTTATAAAATATTCTAATGCCAATGAACAAGTCAAGAATAAACGTAGAATAGATCAATATGTTGGATTAACTGGTAAACTACATGGTTGTGAACGTGATTTATCCATCTCAGTCGACGACAACGCAAAAAAACATGATGAAATCAATAAACTTAAGCATGCAATTACTAATTATGAAGCCATAGTTGCGCATAATAATAAGATTAACCAGGAATTACAGGACGAACTAGCGCAGTGTCAGGGAAGTAAATCGCGTAAGCTTGGTAGCTCAGCTAGGCTTCAAAATTCCAGCTCTAGTGGTCGACAACATACCGGCCTTACAAGCACAGGTCCTAGTAGTGTGAAAAGCGGTAGTAGGCGCTCCAGTAAATCAATAAGAAGCAGAAAATCGGAATTAAAAAAAAAACGCAATGAAATAAATAATAATGCAAAAGCGGCTGAAAAAGCGGCGGCTAATCAAGCAGCCGCAAATGCCAAAAAAGCAGCAAACAATGAACGTAGGATTATGAGACTTGCTCATATGGGTATGCGTCGAGGCGGCTAATATCATAGTCAACTAATTAACTAGCTTTGTTTTCTTTTCCCAATTTATCAATTCTATCAATATCAATATCAAAATCTAATATCTACATATAAATTAGACATTACTACACTCGCCGCACAGTAACCAGATTCAATCATGGCGACATATAAAATCCAAACTATTGGCTTACGACCATCCCCAAGTTCAATGATATCCGACCCAATAGTACTCATCCGTGTATTCATTGGAATTGCCATTTGTGCCATGTTCCTGTATTGGTTCACTATCGAATTTTTTGAATACTATCCAAGCGCAGGCGGAAAACGTATAGAAGAATCATTCCAATCCGGCGCGCCCATTCCCGTTATACTAAGACCAGCTCCTAGACCCATGAATTCCACTAAAGTTGACTCTGATCCTGGGGCATTCGATATGGACGTTCTACGTGCCCATAAGTTATATAAAGTTGCCCAACGGGAAACAGAACAGAATTTACCAGTAAAAACCGCAGTATGGTCACTACAATGGGAAGTACCCACAACCTATATGCTCGACCTCTTACGCAAAGTCCAATCCGGATTCCAAACAGACCCTCTACAGATACCACGCGAACACTTACGCACCTACATTCCAACATGGCTTTCAGCATACCAACCAGGAAGCCCTACATATAATCCACAGAACCCGGTATATATCTATAACAGTCTAGCCGAGCTTACCCCTGACCAGCTTGTCCAGCCGGAACTCAAGCCTCTACATGATCTAATCCATTTAGTAAAACTCCACCTACTAACCCGGATTAATCTAGCCTATTTGGATGCTGGATATTCCCTGGAGGTTCATGAATTCCAACCGTTTGCAGTGGTAAAAAGTCAGTGGAAACAGGTTAAACCGGTCCGGCGTGACCCTCTAGCCCTGGAATTCACCGTTAATATCATGATTCACCGACCACTAAAGACGCACACATTCAATATCCAATTCCGGTTTATAGCCAGTTTCCAGCCTAATAACGAACCCGTCTTGATTACAATGGACACATTAGAGTTAATAGGTAGCTCTATACAGGGTGAACGGTTATTAGGAGACAAACAGCCACCTGGCACGGTAGAAAAACGGCTAGAGCCACCGAATCAAGGAAGCCCTATATCCGATTCACCGAATCCCATCATCCCAGGTGCAGATATAGCCATGACAGATAATAAGACAAATACGATAAACGTTCCTGGCCAAATCCGCGATTTCCTGATTGAGACTGAAAAAGCCAGCGCCGCGGACACAGGAATCCCTGTTCTCCAAAACACGCGTAGTGGCCGGATAGACCCGGTTGCCCAAGCAGTAAATCAGGATAACCTATTAAGTATCTCCGCACCATATAAGTGTTTCGCGGTTAACCAGGCTGGGCAATCTGTCGAATTGGCAGAGATAACCAATCCCCTAGAGTGCCAGTCATTTCTGCCCGGGATAAACTCAGTGGGCGTATGGGATAAGCCATGTACAGAGGATATCGAATGTCCGTTTTATGGTAAGAATGGAAATTACATGAACCAGCAGGGCGGGTGTGATAAGATGAGTGGTAAATGCCAGATGCCGATTGGTGTTGCCAGGGTTGGTTATCGCTATTACAGTAAGGAGACCGAACCGGAGTGTCATAATTGTCCGGCGTCATATGTGGATGATAAATGTTGTAAATCGCAGGCCGCCGACCCTAAACTACGTGGTCCCGATTTGAAGTATATGGATGACGAGGTACTTAGGCAGGCATTCCCGGCTGTGGACCAGCTTGCTAAACTGGGCCTTAAGCCATAAAATTGGGGGTTGCATTAGTTATTTATGGTATTTATTCTCTATATACCAACTTCCTACAAAACCAATGAGTAAATTCCTAGCCAATATTAAGCAACACATGCAATCAGTGGCTATCCTGCGAAATAACCCTGACCTCCTATACCAGTTTCACCAAGGTGCACATTTCCTTTATACACTAGATAGACAGCAGCATCCGAATGCACAGATGCAGAACGATTATAATAAGCTACATCCGGCATACCGTTTAGTATGGTATTTAAGACCATACTAAACACTACTAGTCAAGTACCTATTTACCACCCGAATAGGGTGGTCTTAAATAGGGTACTTGACGGTATAAGTACCCCAGCGTACTTGACAAGGGGACACCGTTTAGTATCCTTCTAGCCGACCCAACCTATATCAAGCACCTACAAGTATCCGGAAAGCGATTTGATTAAGAAGTTACTTTCTACAAAGTGGGCATTTGCTTATTTTTTAGTCAATGGTGGGCCACATCAGGCCCGGAATTCCTTCAGGATTTTCCATAAATTCTGCTTGGCGGCGTGCTTTTCGCAACGGGAATCCAAGATTCGGCAGGGGTCTATTATCCTAGTCAAGCCCAATCTATCCGCACATTGTCGTACGAGTGGGTGTAGGCTGGGAGTTTTACACATACAATAAAGCCAATACATAATGAGTGATGGTATAACGTATTCCATAGCTGCCTGTCCACCAAGCATAAACTCGGGGTCCTTGGTTACGGCCGAGGAATACTTATCTATGAACTCGGCTAGACACTCACCAACCTTCACGGCGTACTCTTCGAGTGATTGGACACATCCGGCAAAAGTCCTGATTCCGGCTTGGGTATCCTCTGTGTAATCACTTAGGTCATCTAATAACTGGATGAGTACACTATATTCACTATATAGGTCATTGAGTGCTACAGTACTGATCAAGTATCCGGCACTGAGGCCTTTTAGCACACCAAGTTGGATGACGGATATCCGATGTTGGCTAGATAGGGTCTGTTCTTTGAAACACCGGATTTCCACATTGAAACAGAGCCGCATAATACCAATAACTTCGCATAATTTGTCCTTGTCCGAAATAGACTTAGTAAGCAGAGTAATAAGCCAGTAAATAGCACGGTTATATTCCTGCATCAGGGGTGTTAGGACGGTATCGGGATACATAGTTGGGTGGCCACAAGGTGCGGTCTCTAGCCGTGTAATATACCAGTTTAATATCTCAATGGCTTGTTTGGTTAGGTCTGAATGGCTAGAGCCAATATCATCCACCAAATGGTCGAGCAGCGTATAACACCCGGCTACTACAAACAAATACTCTAGGCTGAACTGGTGTCCCTCACCATGTGTTATTAGTTTGTAGAATAGTGCAGAAGTACCCAATCCGGCAATAAGGCAATTCAGGAGTCGATATATCCGGCCGCTTATTTGTTCTCGTGTAAGTACCTGATTGGCTTGCGAATACTCAAGCCATTGTTCAATATAGGTAAGCGTAGATAGACATATAGTTGTGATATGTTTCCGGGGTTCGGTGTCTAGCCATGCGACATGTTGGTTAAGCCATTCCGATAGTTTCAGGTGGCGTTCATTTGGGCTATATAGGGACAGGGTGACTAAACTCTGGATAATGATATATGGGCTGGGGATGCTGCATTTAAAAATATGTTTTAGGGTTTCGGGTTTGTCGGTTATGTGCTTGGCTAGATGGTCAAGTAGGGTCTCTAGCCGTTGGTGTATTATATTTGTTGTAGTTTGGTGTTCATATTCTGATAATAAAAGCTCAATTAGTCGGTTGAATTGCCTGTTGATATATTTGTCAAATTCTGTATCCATCTTGTTCTCTGTTTACTCTGTTCGATTTATTATTTGACCTAAAAACAAACTTTATACTATAAAAGCAAATACACGTTAAATATAACTATACACCAAACATACAATAAGACATTGGTAAATGCCATCTACAGAAAACTTAAAATTCTATGAACTCCTTGAAGTACCAAAGGATGCATCAGAAGAGGATATCAAGCGTGCATACCGAAAATTGGCAATTAAATGGCATCCAGATAAGCACCAGGGACCGAGTAAGGCAGAAGCGGAAGAGAAGTTCAAGGAAATTAGCAGGGCCTATTCTATATTGTCCAATCCCGAAAAACGAGCGGCATATGACCGTTATGGTGAAGACGGAATAAATGGAGGCGGACCTGGCGGACCGGATTTCGATCCATCAGATATATTCTCGCATTTCTTTGGAGGTGCAGGCGGTGGGCCGGACTTTGGTGGTATCTTTGGTGGAATGGGAGGTGGCGGTAATCCAAGAGCAAACATGGCTAGACAGGCATCCCCGGATAAAGAAGTCCAATTGAATATAGACCTTACGGCGGCATATAAGGGTACTAAAATCCAGCGTAGTTTTAGCAGGAAGGACAAGTGCCCGGATTGTGAAGGTCGTGGATGTAGGACCAAAGAGGATGTACTCCAATGTGGGCAATGTAGGGGAACGGGAATGCAAACAACGCTTACACAGATGGGGCCGTTTATGCAGCAATCAACTGGACCATGCAGGCCATGTGGTGGGAAGGGTTCATCTATTAAACCGGGGACGGAATGTGTCAAGTGTAAGGTCGCGAAATCGGTAAATGTCATCCGTAATTATACAGTGGAAATTCCGGCAGGTACACTAGACGGTTACCGATTTATATTTAAGGGAGAGAGCGATTGGCTAGATGGTTATGGTGGTGTTGGTGACCTAGTTTTCGTGATTGCGATTGATTATGAAGCTGGTGGAAACATATTCAAACGGGAAGGTGTGCACTTGATTGTAAATAAGCAAATATCGCTGGTGGATAGCCTATGTGGAGTCAATTTCGGCATTAAACATATGGATAACCGGATTATTCAGATTAGTCATGCAGGGATACTCAAAACCGGTGATAGTTTAGTTGCCACCGGTGAAGGAATACCCATTCTTAAAGAAAATCGACAAGACGGACGTTATATTGCAACAGGGCAACGTGGTAATATGATTGTCCGATTCACAGTTGTCTATCCTCAAGCATTTTCTGATAAACAGCGGGAGGCACTCCGCAAAGTTATTAGGGCAAATGACCCTCCTATTAATCAACCGGCATATATGAATGTTAATATCGATGGTCTTCGAGAACAGGCTGTACAGGACCCACAAATCCTGGAACATTTCAAAATAGTGACGCCTACCCTAGTGACGGAATCTGTACCAGATTTTACACAGTCACAACAACAGCAACAGCATAGACAAGCAAGACCACCAGTTATGCAGGGTATGCATGGAATGGGTGAAATGCCGCATGGTGTGCAGTGTGCCCATCAATGAAGTTGATTATCCCTATCCAGGCTAGCTGCGCTTGCCTTCGTTGGAGCTTCGCTCCATCCGGGCTTGGGGGGCTAAACCTCCAATTTAGGTCATTAAGGTTATGGCGCCAGCCATAACCAAAAAGAGAAATGTGGGCTTGGGGGGCTAAACCTCCAACCTCCAACTTATATAGAGGCCACGCAAGTGGCCTCAGTAGGAGGATGTGGGCTTGGGGGGCTAAACCTCCAAAAAAATTGTTTTTATGTTTTGTTTTGTTTTGTTTTGTATTGTTCATTATTCTTATTTCAATAACTAAGCAATCTAGCCAATGTCAACAAACCCAGATATGAAGATAAAAACACTACCAAATAATGGATCACCAGGACCAATTAATAAAGAAAATTCACAATCTAGTGAACAAAAGCTACAATGTATTGCTTGCCGGGCTGACAAAAAGAGATGCACTCGTGTTACTGCAAAGGACTCTAACCTGTGCTATTGGCATGTAGACCATCTTAAATATGGTATCTACTCAGAAACCGCCAAGCCTGCAGCCAAAAAAGCAGGGAAAAAAACTGATAAGAAGGCAACTACTGGTGATGTGTCTACTTTAGCTACCGTTACTACAGCGACAGGTCAGGTAAATCCAGATGGGCAACAACCTAAGCCGAAAACAAGAGGGCGGAAGCGTAAGCAAGCGATTGACCCTCGGTTTAATGATACGGCATATATTACCATGTGGCCGGAAATCTGTGAAGGTACATGCGTTATGGTCGATAGAAATAATAATGTATATTCATATGGTACCGTAGGCACTGTTACTTTCCTAGGAGTTAAACTCCTAACTGGGAAGATTGATAAGACAGCTAGCCCACGTGCTGGGTTCTAGCCAATGTGAGGTGCATAAAAATTGATTCGATATTTTATATTTATTTTTTCGGTTAACACGGACGGCTAGACCCACAACTAAACTAATCAGGACACATAATGGAAGATATAGATAATAAAATCACCATAGAGTCAGATATTAAGATAAACTCATTTATTAACAAGGAACCAGGAATGGGGCATCACAAGTTCATTGTGAAGCTTAGGGATTTACTGGAAGGTATGACCCATGAAGTCCAGGCCTATATATTCCGGGAATGTGATAACGAGAGTGCAAGTGAGGCATTCAAGAGAGAGGTCCGTAAAACTATGGGCCAGATTTTGGACACCTATATTACTAAACTGGTTGATTAACTGTGAACTAATCTCTAAAACTTTCTATGTTTAGTCTAAAAAAGCTAAGTGACATGGATATTCAGAATTTGCTAAGAGGGTTAACAGTGCAGCAGGTAATGGTGGCGATAGCAATCGGCGGAATGCTTATGTTTTTCTTTGGATTCGGTAAGCAGTTGGCCATGATAGCGGTTCTAGCCGTGCTATATTTACTCTGGTCTGGTAAAACAATTGAGGGTATGTTTGATGGTGCCGGGTTCATCCGTGCAAATCCGGCTAGGCAGTCCAGTGCCGAAATATTAGGTGAAATTAAAGGTCACGGTATTTCGGAAATAGGTGAGGTAGACCGGATACATGCACAGATAACCGAGTTTGTCAGCCGGTATGTGACAGGTGCCAGGTCAGGTGCATTCCAGCATGAGTTCTCCGGTGGACTACAGGATAAGCTGGATTACTACTTTCTGGTAATGTATAACGGAATAGGGACTCTTCTAGCCGATGATATATATCCCCAGCATATTATGATAAATGTAATCACAGCACAACGCCGGATTTTGAATATACTGCAGGATTTTGTGTTTGTGGATTATGGGTCTCATTTGAATCCGGAGTTACAGCGGTTACGGGACAAACTAGCCGAAAGATTCGACATGCTGAATAGCCAGATTGTGGAAGTAGTGAATAATAAGGATTCTTCCCGGATAAATAACTTGACTGGCTACTTGGACCATCCAAACGAACCGGTACCAGCGGGTGTATTTACTGATAGCCATACGCTGTTCTAGCCAAGCAGCCCAATAAAAAATTGTTTTACAAAACAAAAACAAATATAAAAGTTAAATAATTATAATCATTAAATCGCATAACAAGCTACCACCAACTCAATATAATAAACTATGATTGTACCTGTGCGCTGTGTAACCTGTGGCAAAGTCATCGGAAGCAAATATTACTACTATAAGGAAGAAGTCGCAGCCAGAAAGAAGAAAGCCGGTCTTCCCAATGAAGACACTGTTATTAACATGAATGCCAGCCATATTGAGAAAACCATCGAGGGCCAGATTCTGGATGAACTTGGGCTTGTCCGGCTTTGCTGCCGTAAAGTATTCCTCGGCCATATCGAATTTAAGTAGACCGGACCTTCCTTAAGTTAAATAATTCATTTCGAGGGGGGTTAGCTCGTAAAGGCTAATCCAGCCATCCTGAGCTGAATAGCGAAGCAAGATGGCTAAGGGTTAGCTCGTAAAGGCTAAACCAGCCATCCCACTCTTTATTTTTAGATAATTATAATTAACCCCTATGATGACCAAGCGGCCTGCCTGCACTAGACTGTTAAACTCGATTATCATCCTGGCATCATCCAGCATACTAAAATTACATGTACCAGATGGTTGAATTTCATCAACTGATTCAGCGAAACAGTATTCATATACATAACTGGCAACTGAACTGGACCGGTGATGATATAACCCGGAAACAAGACGGAAATAAGTTGCATCCCGTTTTTCAAACCGGTCAAGCCCATTAAGCTGAAGATTGGCAGTGACAAGCGGCGGAATAGGTGCAGGACCACCTGGGATATAATAAAGGTCCCAGCGGTTAATATCTTCGTTAGCTTCACTACGATAAAACCATATAAGAGTTTTAACCGGCAAATTAAAGAAGATATCAAAGTTACCGGTAGCTTGGCTAGAAGCAACACTATATTCGACTTCCTGGACCTGTTCTATCATATAGTCCAAATTGGGTGCTTTGGCAAACACGGTACGTTCTGTAGCATCTAAATAGATATACTCGTTAATAAGCTGGCAGTCCTGAATTTTGAGGTCAGCCAAATTGGCAACATACGTGGCTAGAGCCCCCTTACTATCACCTGTGTATATGCAATCTACTAAATCTCGGAAATCGACCTCTACTGAGATATCCATATATCCAATACTTATGACCGGAAGTACTTGGCTAAGTTCGCGTGTAAACCAAAACGGTAGCGGGACATATAGACTAAGAGCACCTGTTTGGCTATTACTAGAATATCCATTTACCCGGCCAACCATTGCGGAATATGTATTATATTTGTCGGCTTCCAGTGAAAATTGGTGATAGATGTCCAAATAATCACCGCTCATCTCTACAATGGGTTCACCGCCCAATTTCAATGTAACCTTCTTAATAAGGAAGTTCCCAATACCGTTTATCCAGCTAGCCGGATTATTCACGTTAACGGGTACGATAGCTGGTAATTGGATATTGAGAAGTGAACGGTAAAGCATATCGCCTTTTTTGTCCAAATTAGCTACTATATGGCGACCGAAACCATAATCACCCATGAATATCTGTTTGTGTTCGAATCTTGCAAAATTAGTATGCCGGCGATATACACCTTTGAAATATGTCATTTGTGGGTTACCGATGAGATTAACATCTGGTTCACCTCTTGCGGATAGTTCCAATAAAGCGCCTTTCATTTTTACTCTATTTCCGGGTTTTAATATCTAATAACATATATTTTGGGTGGGATGAACTAGTGAGTGACCCTCGACTTAAAAGCATCTTACTTGGTATCAATCAATCAACCAAACCCTCTAGCCAAGCACACAACCAATCAATCCCAATATATAAATTTAATTTAAAATCATGAGCAAGAAAAAGTCACCTAAATCTAGTCCTAAGCCTGCAACCAATGGATTGGGTAATGAGCTATGGCTGGAAAAATACCGGCCCAAAACGCTAGAAACCTATCTCGATTATGACAAATATAAGGATAAAATCAATAAATGGATAACACCAATTCGTGAAGCCAAGGCAACGCCTAAGCCATTCCTTGTATTACACGGGGAACCAGGTACTGGCAAAACCACCTTAGCGCATTGCATCCTGGCCAAATATGGGTATGATGTCATAGAATGTAATGCTAGTGATACCCGGACAAAGAAACAACTAGGTGAATTGATCAATACGGCTAAACGTAGTGTAGTCTTTGAGGAAGATGAGAATACCGGAAAGGAAATCGGGCTTATTATGGATGAGTTGGACGGGATATCCAGTGGTGAGGCTAATGGTGTCGGTGCGCTTATGGATTTTGTATTCTTGGATGACATAGATAAGTCTGACCGGAATTATAAGTCCAGGGATTATAGGATAAGGTATCCGGTCATTGCGACATCGAATAGTATTAAAGAGAAACGGCTAGAGCCTATACTACAGTTCGGAGTTGTTATAAATATCACGCCACCATCCCCGGAAAGCCTATTGGGTCTAGCCATGCACATTTGTAAACAGGAGGGATTACACCTTGATAAGACCCAGCTACGCCAAATAATTGCATCTTCTAATCAGGATTACCGCACGATTATTAACACATTGTATTTGATATTTGTGAATACCCGGAATAAGTCAGGTACTGTGGGAGTAGATACATGTGCATCCGATCAATTTGCAGATAGCCTTACCAAGCTGGACGCGGAAGTAGTTAAAATATGTCGTGCAAATAAGCTAGTTGGGCAATTAAATAATATATCGGATTTACCCATGCACGAAATGATATCCGGTGTAGTAACCCAAGTACCATATCATAAAATCATGGCCCTGGATCCTACGACTGACCAGGAATACTTGCGGGAATATAAATCAGAATACCAGCAGAAGTTACTACATCTTATAGATAGTGACCCGTTATATTACTATTTGGATATATTGGATAATATCCCCCGAATTGCACTCCCAGTATGTCATACGATAATTACTAAGAAGATGGTAGCGGATAGTCGGCAAACTGCCAAACCCCTGCTAGCCGTAGTGATGCAATTATTATCCCAAATGAATGATAATTTTCTGGTATGTGAAGATTTCAGAAAGTTCCTAGATAAAAATAACGATTGGCGACTCCAGGCATACATGAACTATATAGCATGTTATGCATCTACGTGCATGTTGAATGACCTTAATCATACTAAACGGCGGCTGCAGTGCATTGTCCCTCGGCTAGAGACCGAATATCATAAAACCTATAATAACTATAAGATTGCCAGCGGCAGGTACAATAACTATTTCCTATTTGGAAATAATAATTATAGGGCCACATCATCTAGCCAGCCAACAAAGAAACCATCCAAAGCAGCGAAGGTAACTGTAATTGAGCAGCCGACACATGCAAAGTTAAACACCAAACTTCATATAATAGGTAGCGATTTGGAGACATGTACCATGGCAAATACCTGTAAAATAAATCCAGGAATTATGAAGCAGCAATCTGTAGGGAAGATAGGAGGGTGGCAGCAAATGAAAACTGATAAACACCCAGTAACTGGTATTCATGTACCGGACAATAAATTATATGGTAGTGTGGTTTGTGGTTTGCTTGGCTAGATTAATAAGATTAATAAGATTAACTAGAATAAAAAATAATATCCAGATTGATAATAATATAATATAGCTAGCCAAAGACAACCATGTCAACGCACGATAAGATACAACATGATGTAAGCCAAAATCTGGCCGATGACGAAACCGCAAAAAACCTATCATCTAAAAGTAATGATGGTGATATTGCAAATTATTTATCAATTGAACCAAATGGTAAATTCCATCCCTGTTTACAAAAACTTTTTTTTGATGATTACACTGACAAAAACTATCTTAAAACTATTCCACAAATCCGTGCACTTCGCGATAAAGTAACAGATGCATATGTATCCGCCTTTTTGCAAAACCCCAATAATACGTATCAAATTATGGATTTTGTGAATTGGATGTATCAATATGTGAATTTTGTGATTGTTAGTAATATAAATAAGAAGTTAACTAGTGCTAAATATGACAATGACAAACAAAGTCAAAAAACTGATCAGAAGCCAGTCGCCATGGCACCACTAAATTATGCAGAAACTGTTAAACTCATATTCAAAGGTGGTACAACTATGCATGTAATTTATAACCAAGCATTAACTGGTATTGACCATGAAATATCTTTGGCTATTTCTGAAAATAATGAAGCTAAGGCTGATGAACTTCGTGCAGCATATGAAGTGCTTAAATCCATGGCGGATAATTTTAAAGTCAGTGACACTGATATGTGTATTGATATTTCCGCAGGAGATAATCGTCGTTATTTAAGTATTACTTATGCCACATCACAGCTTATTATTAAAGCCATGGAAGGCATATCAAATGATTTAGAACATCTATTTTTTAAGGGCTGTGGTATGAAGCCGCGCAATGAGTTATCCAGTATTGCAACAATGACAAAACCACCCGGATATGATGATGCAAAGGCACACAAAGGTATTACTGAAAAAACAAATGCTGACACAGATGGTGTACCACACACAGGAAACTACAATACTAACGTTCTTGAAAATTTAATGGTTGAAATCAAACATGCCAAAGCGTTATACTTTAATATATCTAAGGTATATCATTATAGTAGATTATGGGATACTTTAAAAATTGACAAATTTGCTGATATAACAGTTGATGGTATACCAGTCAAGGGTGTACATAGTGTTATTAGGGAATATGCACTAGATAATGAAGGCACCATAAGAGGTAGTAAGAATCCTATGATAGCGTCATTATTAATAGAGCTTATTGATTTCTATTTATATCATTCTGCAAATGAATACGCAATCACTAATAATGAAAACTGGTATGGAGAAGATAGTGAATTTTACATGAAATACATTATTCTTCGTGATATACTGGAATTATTTGCAAAATACTCTATACATATTCTGTATGATAAAATCAAGGGTATTTATAGTCCAGATAATATAACTAAATTTAAGACCGATGCCGCAGCTAATTTAACTGACCTTGCTAAAGATTTAACAGGTGATTTGCTATATGACCCAACCAAGAGTAACTATTCCCTATTAGTAAAGAGTGAATTTACAAACAAAGATATATCAACATCCAAAGATATAGCGTATAGGAAAGATATAGTAACACATAGCAATGATAATCCTATATATAGTACTAGGAGTGTAGCTTGCACCAGGTATAATATAAATGAATCTAGCAAAACCGAAGGTGAACATTTACACTACATATCTATGAATAACACTATTGTAGATTTCTTTAGTTCCAACAAACTGGATTTTATGTTATTCCGTATTAAATTAAATACAGTTGTTAAGGATATTATTCGTCCAGTAACAATTAGGAAAACAGCTGAAAATTTGCAGGGTAAGTTCATACCCAAGTTTCTAGCCAAAGTTGATGGTGAGGATATTAAAGGTAAGAAAATCTATAAATACAAATCAGAGGCAGATATGCTTAATATAATATCATATAGGGATGTTACAAAGGATGAAGATGCCGAGATTAAAGAATTTAAAACACCATCAGAGGTTCTTGATATTACTATTAACGATAAATTTGATACACAAAAATTACGTAAGGGCCATCATTATACTTATATGCACCATCGGGTCAAGGAAGCAGAAGGTAGCAACGAAGTACATAGTCATATACTTACCTATTCTAGCCATATGCATGTAAATGATATTTCATATATTCTATACGAACAAGGCCATTTCTTAGCATGGATGGATAATAAATATAAGAAACGTATATCTCGTCTGTTCTTCTTTATGGGTATTTATCAACAGGAGGTACAAAACTTAGAAGAGAACTCTACTAATCCTAAAAAGGACTTGTATAAAATATCCGAAATATTATGTTCCGGGGACGACACGCAAATTAATTTGTTCAACCTGATTAAAAATCTTGATATTTCGGATGCGGGTATAGCTGGTCATAAAAACCGGGAGTTAATAAATAGCGTATTGGATAAATATACTATGTTAGGCAGTAAAAGTTTAACTCCTGAATATATTTACAAGATTAGTAATCAATATCCTATTTACATGATTATTCAATATCACAAAGAAATTGAAAATTTTAAGGATGTGTTCGATAGCATTGTTTTAATGCATAGCATATTGTATTTTATGACAGATGAACAGGCTTTAAATATATTAGCCAATACATATGAAAGCATTCATAATATTTATGATAGGACAACACTTCTAGAGCAGACCAGAAGAGATTATAGGAAATATATTGAAGACTTAAAAGATATAGTCATAAGTGCCAAGACCAATACTGGTATGGAAACTATATTCACACAAGATTACTATAAACCGCTACTCCAGACTATTACTTCTGCTAAAACAGTTTCAGGACATCAAGCGTAATTTCAAATTATAAATAATAAATAATGTGTTAGAATAAATAATGTCTAAAAATAATAAGAATAATAATATTAATATAATAAAATAAAATACCATAAACTGCTACAGATAATATGGCTACAACAGCAAATAAATTTATAGGGAAAGTAAAAGGTATTCCACCTGAGATAGTTGCTATGCATCGAAAAGCTGGTATGAAACTTAGTAAAAAACCAGTTAACACCGTTAAAGAGTTGCTAGAGGTTCAAATACCCGGTGCTGGCAGCAAACGCAGTAAAAAAAAATCCCAAAAAATTAATAATAATAATGATATAGTTGCACATGGTCCTGGAGATAAAAAACCAGCCCCTAGCCCCATTGCAGATGCTTTGTTTGCTAATGATGATAACGCACCTATTGGCGGTCAGCCACCAGCTAATGAAAATAATTTTGTTATGGTACCTAATAATCCAGAAATTGGCCGTAATGCTAATAATATTATGAGCCATTCTATGAATGCTAGTGTTGGGCTGGATAAGAACTGGACTGTATTATTTGCACATGATGTTGTTATCCCGGTTGGTAATCCTATGGCACCAGTTCTCGCTTTATCCCAGGATGTATCTAGGCCTATCATATCAGGGGGTGCACCATCTGGCCCGGTTTCTAGACTTGAAACTGAAGTATTTAACAGCCCTTTAGAGTCTGGCCCCCTAAATATACAAGAACTCGTACGTCGTAAAGCTGAAGAATTAATGCGAATAAAAAATATTAAGCTGGAAGACCTATTCATGGACCGTCCCTAATCCTGCCTTCTTTACAATACATTCGATTTCAGTTAATTTAATTTTAGACCCATATATTTCATTTACTTTCCGTTGAATTGCCCTAAATGTCCTATTATTCCTATACATACTAATTATCATAGCTTCCCGAATATCTTCACCTTCATTTGTGCTAGTCATCAGGTTAATTGGTTGTGATTCATTAATTTCAGGTTCCAGTTTCCGGAATTTTAGCTCAATTCCTGTACTAGTCTGTATATATCCTTTAATTTGCAGAGTGGGAGGATTAGAATGTACCGCTTGGTGACATTCCTTGCATAGACATACCAAGTTCCACTTACTATTCTTATGGAACACACCTTCAGTATCGCTAGATATAATACCACGAGAATCGGCATTACACTGCTGGTTAATATGATGGATATCCGAACCTTCTGGATTATTACATACTTCACATGCCCCAAACCGCTTCTCTGTATTATACTTACTACTGGCACCGGCGGTATACCTACTAGCCCCGGCAGTCTGTCTGGGTGTAAATTTAATATGGCCCAAGACATCCCCGCGTTCAATGGCTAGACGGATTCTTTCAGCTTCTCGCACAAATTCAGTGTCCAGGGCCATACTCTTACATACTACAATACCATAACTCTGTGGACCATTCCCAACTGCGAGTTTCCTGTCATAGATTAGTTTATCAGGATTCTGTGAGTCTGCACGTACTGACAAGTGATAAAACTTCATATTGGGTAATTCGGTAACCTCCTTAAGCTCACTTAGAAAGTGCAAATGGGTTGCAAAGATGAAGTTAGCCCGGCGTTTACACAATTGTTGAAGCCCACTTGCGACCAGTGCAGTTGCATCTAGGGTCTCGGTACCACTACACAATTCATCACCCAAAATCATGCTATTTTCGTTACTATACTTGAGAATGACTTTGAACTCTTTCATTTCTACTTCGAAACTACTCAATCCAGCATAGATATCATCATTATTGCGGATTCGGGTAAATAAGTATTGATATGGCCAATATGTGAATTTAGTTGCCGGTACGAACATACCGGCTTGTGCCATAATAAGACAGCAACCTACGGCTTTCATACTGGTACTTTTACCACTGCTATTAATCCCGAACAATAGCATTCCGTCCTGACCGGGGATACCGAAATCTAGGTCATTGGTTACATAACGGGTATCTGTGCGAATACGCTCTACAATTGGGTGGCGAATGGCCTTTACTAACAAGTATGACCGATTCTCATCTTCGCGCTCGATTATGTCAGGTCTGACATAGCCATACTTATCGGCGACATATACACAGGACTGGATAACATCAATTTCACCTACGAAATCCACATAACGGGCAATTATACCATGGTTTGCAGAATAAAATTCGGTTTGCCACGCAGAGAATTCCTGTTTAAGTTGTTTGCGGAGCCTATCAATATTATCAGTTAGGTTCTTACTACTCAAGTAAAGGTAATTTGTGCGTACTTGCCACCTGCCTTTCTTAATATTGAGGAACTCTATATCACTGAGCTTGATTGTGTATGACCCGGCGATGTTAATTACTGTACTCTGGTCGGCTTCCTTGAGTGCCGCATAATTCTTGTCATTCACCCATAGATAACGCCCGAGTTTCACGTTACTGTCTTCATTAACATAATTTGTGGACACTGTGTCTTCATCCGCTTCATCTTCACCTTCAGCTACAGATGAAGGCACAGGTTTGGCGACAACCCTCTTTTTGCCGGACACCGGTTTTGCAGCTTGTTGCTTGGCTAGACCCTTTTCTACTATACCGGACAGTTCCTGTTTAAGTGTTTCAAAGAAGGACTTATCCAATACAATGTCTCTAGCCAAGTTATCACTCGCAGTGGAGACTCCAGGTAACCAAATATTGTTTTCAATATTATTCCAATGGCTATTACATACTGGAAGGTTAAAGCTGGTCTCTAGCCCACTAACAAGTGACTCAAACGCCACTTTGTGTTCTACAGACGGAATACACGACAACCCGGACATAACATCACTATCCATTGCCATAAGAGCATGCCATAGTTCTTGTGTATATTTCATAGAATGGATAAACCCGTCTATATCCATTGGCACCAGCTTATCGGTTGCCATTTTACGCATGAACTTTGGCAAATCCTTAATATGACTCAAAATACTACGGATGCGACAAATAGGACTGAGTACCCAATCGCTTTTAGGTGTGGTGATATATGCACGCTGAATGGCTTGAAAATCCGCGAGTTGGCTGTAGCGTGTGTTCAGCTCATCTACATTGGTAATTGGTGTACTAAGCCGTTGACGGAATAAACGACGACCGATAACCGTTTTGGTTTTATCCAGGAGTTCCAGCAAGGTAATTTTGCGATTAGTAATCTGTTGCGATGTGTTACCAATTAGTCCCCTGCTAGATGCTGCCCCTGATTCAATTAGTTCACTGTCCCTGCTGAGTTGGCTAATCCGGGTCCGGCTAGTAATATCGATGACATCTAGCTGTTGCAGACAGTTATTTGCCAACATGAGATAATGGCTACTACTATTGAGTACTTCCGGGCGTTCCAATAGTTTAATGATATTGGTATCATGCTGGAAAATGTATTCCAGCGCGAGACACATGGCTAGACGCCCGAACTCAAACTGACCATCTAGCCCAAGCATTTGTTTAATGGACTGTTTGCCTTTGTAGGCGCAATATGCCCGTCCGAGTATATCCTCTTGCACACCCACCGACTTAAGCCGGCTATCTACCACTGTCCGGACCAGTTTAACATTCTTATCGAATAGCGTTAGACCGACATATAGTTCCTGTTGGCTAAATTGACGGTATTGCTCAATTTCGGGGATATCCATATGGATAACAATTTCCGCCGGGTTTTTAATTGTGATCAACTTGACCAGTTCGCTGAATGCCACATTATATTCTTGGATATCCCGGCTGAATAACTCCATGGACCCATTGGCCCCGCTAATGCAATCCACAAAGTAAACCCCGATATTAAGTGCTGTTTTAGCAGCCGTTATACGGCTGCGTGTACCTTTCATATAAATATACATGAAGACATTACTGATGCTATCACTCTCGAAATTGATACCCGGGCTAATGATATTCTTGAGTACCCGCTCATATTGGTCAGTGTTACCCAATTTGGCCTGGACATATACGGCGACTGTCCAACCTTGGGCATCGACAAGGCGTTCCAGGTAGGGCTCGGCGTACTCTTCCTTGACACCCGCCATATAAACCTCAATTTCGGAATTACCATACACTGTCATTTCCTTCCTGGCTATCTTAATATCCAAATCCGCCGCAACTTGCCATACATTGCCTAGTGTGCCACCGTCCGGCCATTTGATACCATATACCTCAAAAAATGACCCAACTTGCATCCATACAGTAAGTTTCTCTTTGCCCAATTCCTTCTGGTGTTTCTGGAGCATATCTAAATAGTACTCGGTTACTTTCTGTTCTTTGCCATTATTGGATGTGGGCTTTTTACCGGACGATAGTTCAGCATCAGCTATGAATTTCGCTAGTTTATCAGTCTTCTTTGTTGCCATCCTATTCGTAGATTGAGTCTATTTATTGTGTATTGTGATATTGAGGGTCTTTTTCTTTAGATTACTCTTACTACCGGAACTGGCTTTAGGTCGCGGAATTGGATATGAGCGGGAAAAACAAATAAATGAGCGGGATTACAAAATCACAAGCTCAATGGCACAGATGCCATATTTGCGTTCATCGTCTCTGGAATAGAATCCATGATAGATTTTGACACCTTTAAGGATGGTTTTGACACCGGGTAAGCAGGCCTTCAGTGTTCTAGCCTTGAGATAGGTTGCAAATGTTTTATGATAGTAAATGGCTTTAATTAGGGTATTCTGTGAGTTAGTGCCACATGGACATGTGACATAATCACCGGCTTGCATCTTAGCAAAATCGCCTTTGTTTAAGCGGCCCTCTATGGTTTTCTGACCGGATTTGATGAGTGAAAATCAGGGTTCTTGCACGGATTTAGTGTATTGTTGCATGATTACTTAATACCGTCTAGTATGGTATTTAAGACCATACTAAACACTACTAGTCAAGTACCTATTTACCACCCGAATAGGGTGGCCTTAAATAGTGTACTTGACGGTATCAGACTATTCTTTATTTTTATTCATGAGAAATCAATTTTAGGATTTGGTGGTAAGATGCTTGGCTAGAGGGTCTAGCCATCCACTCACCAAATAAATATCTAATTACTTAATTAAATAATATATAAACACATAACCAATTGGTTAAATCTCGAATTAAGAAAATAATCATGTTTGCCGCTTTTGACTCAGGATTTTCCAGCACAGACTCGGGGTGTGGTTCTTGCGCTCCTTTTGATAGCATTGGAATGGATATGCCACAAACCCAAGGCATGAATAACCCCCACGCTGTTCAGCAGCAAGCCAGCCTCGCATATCAGGCCAGTTCGGTAATGGCCAACCACGCCAACAGTGTAATGCCCGGTAGTGCACCTATGAATCAGCAACAGATGCGCCCGGCCATGCAAAATATTGCCACAATGATGCCGGCGACACAGCAACCCCAGATGGTCCAGGTTGCGAATAACACTGGTATGGTGGTTCAGCAGCCCGCAGTATCCAATGGCCAGGCGGCAATGAACAAGATGGTTGCCACCGCTGTCGGTGCCAAGCCCACCGCAACAGGTTCCGTTGAAGGATTCCAGGCAGGTGGTCAGGTCCAGGTCAATATCCCCGGCAGGTTAATCATTGTGAATATCGGGTTTATCATTCTAGCCGCGCTTGCTACCAACGAGGCTATTAAGTATTATCTTAACAAGGCACTCCAGGCGGCGGACTGCAGTCTCCAACACTATTACCTTATCTATGCCGTTCTAGCCGTGCTACTTGTTACAGGTGTTCATTGGTATACTAAGACTTACATGGCTGCTTAAAAACACAGTCCGGCATTAATTAGCTTCGTTTCAGCTTTTTTTCATCTTATTTAATAGAACATACAATACTGGACCGACAAATGGCTACAACACTGTCTCCTGAAATAAAGGCATATATAGAGGCCAAATTCCAAATTAGCAATCTTAATGATTGTCTGGTTATATTACCCAAAGAAATATCCGACATCAATGAATTACTACATTACTTACCGGATTACACAATTGCCCATATTAACAAAGAGCCAACAACAGGCGACCTAACATTAAACATACATAAAGAACCGCCAGTAATCCATAATCCAAATAACAAGGGTCTAGCCATGCTACCACATAAACATCATGAAAACGAAAAAGAGTTAAAGTCATTGATTAATACATATATCGACAGACTAAAACAAGTGGTTTCCACAGCGGATTCTAAACGCAAAATCAGTTGGACACAGCGCCACTTCATAAGCAACCTAAGCCATCAGGTAAAAACGCCTTTAAACTCGATAATTTCCGGAGTACAGTTGATTGAGCACTATGTAAAGGACGAGTTTGTGAGCCGGATATTGGAGTATATGTTGCAGTCGAGCGTTGAGCTAACAACCTATATCAATGACATTGTGGATTTTTATTATATGAAGAAGAATGATATTGACCTACAGCTAGAGCCTGTTAGTATAGCCAAAACCCTAGAATACACAACTGACCTATTCCGGCAACAGTTAATTGATAGTCAAATAGAGCTCAATATTATACTGGACCCTGAACTACCGGAAACCCTGTTACTAGATGATAAACGTTTCACACAGGTTATAATGAATTTGTACAGTAATGCAGTGAAATATACCGAATATGCAGCCGGTAATATTAGTCAATCACAGTGTATACTTATAACAGTTGACCGCCTGAACAATACATTGGCATCATTGACTATACAGGATACTGGTACTGGTGGGATAGATGTTGATGACCAAGATAAGTATTTTGAACCGTTTAATCAGATAGAATCCGGGGAATCCACCACCGCGGAAGACGGTATGAGTAGCCAGCCAATATGGCTAGATGCTCCAGATGGTCTAGGTCTAGGTCTATGTATATCAAGATATTTGGTTAGTAAGATGGGCGGAACACTACGGTTTATTGACCCGCCTGATTCTCAAAGCGGGTTTGTAACTGCAATTCAGCTTACTTTCCCGATTGACATCAATAGCAAACTCAGACACCAGCCTAATAAGCCTGTATTGGTAAACGTAAAACCCATTGCTAGTCCGGTAGGTAAAGTAGGCTCTAGCCGTGTACCACCCTGTATTAAACGTATTGATTTCGTATTAATTGATGATAATATAGCCAACTTGGAACTCCTGGAACTTATACTTCGGGACAAACTTGCTCTAGACTGCTTTGTTGATTATAATATAGCGACATTCACCGACCCGTGTGCGGCTAGAGACCATATCCTAGAAAACAGTAACCCAAATATGATAGTGTTAGCTGATATCAAAATGCCACGACTTAACGGGTTTTCCCTAATATCACATGTGCTTGACCAACTGAACCTAGCGAACCGTCCATATTTTGTATATATAACAGCACTAAGCGCACTAGACGTTACGGTAAAAGTAAATGCAATCACCACTAAATACACAGGATGTAAAGTAGATGTCATATATAAACCGATAAATATTAAAACATTGGAAACAACACTAAAAACCATAATTAATGAAATAGATTATCCCGAGACTGTGATTGAAAACGCACCATTACTTATTTCTCCTAAATGTGAGAGAATCCAGCGTGTGAATATATCGACAGTTAGGGCTTCAACTACCGTTTAGTCTCTAATTCTTTTATGCACCGCTAGAGGCTCAGTAAAAGCTAAGACAAACGGGTTAGAGTAGGGTGTAAAAGAATTTTAGACACTACGGTACAGTCTAGTACCGTTTAGTATGGTATTTAAGACCATACTAAACACTACTAGTCAAGTACCTATTTGCCACCCGAATAGGGTGGTCTTAAATAGGATACTTGACGGTACCGGCTAGAACTTAGACCGGCTAGAGCCTGGTTAGTTGATATTGTAGAAGGGGATCGTATTTAGATGTTTTATCTGTAGCTGTATCTCTAGATTCTGCTCTAGGACTAACAGGTCCATATTTAGAACGTCCTGATTCCAATTCAGGGTCCGAAACATAGCCGTCAAAAGTTTCCGATTCACGAGACTTGGGTGAGCTAACTACCGCTTGTGCATGGCTTGTACGCTTACCACGGCTTCGGAACCGAAATATACGGCGTGCATTGGTCGGTGGATAGTTGGAATCTGGGTGTTCTGGCTCTTCTAACATTTGGCGTAGGGTACCGGCACACAGATTTTCGTTATTCATTGCAGCTATATATTCGTCTTCGGAAACTGCGGTTGTTGAATTTGCAATCTGCTCCGGTGCAGTTGCATAACCTGACTGACTATCTTCCGACATAACACTCCGAGGGCATATCATTTGCAGTTGGTGCAGTTGGTGCAGTGGGTGCAGTTGGTGCAGTGGGTTCGGTGGGTTCGGTGGGGGACTATTATTAGAAGTTGCTGTATTGTCAGTATTAGTACTAGGTGCGGTGGTTTGTAATTGTGCAGTTTTAGGCCTGGGACTATCAGGTGAACCATCGTCATCCTCTGGCATATGAAAATCTAATTCACCTACATTGATTGTTTGGTCCATGTATTCTTGGAATAGCTTCTTATTGAAGAAGTTAATACCTTGACCGGAATTGATTTGTTTTTGTAGTTTGTTCCATTTACTTCTTGGAATCATAGGTCCGTTCTGTATGAGGTCATTTTTGCGGTCTTTAATGGTTTTCATAAATTCGCGACCATTAATCCGGTCAGCACGATCCATGTTCAATTGTTCATCAATGTCATTCACTATACAACTGTTTTGCCGGGCACAGTTTATATTAGCGTTAATTTTTGCACCAAAATCCATAAATTCCTTCACACTGCTAACCATCCCGGCTAGAAGACTCACAATACCAAAACCTATAAGCAGCCGGTTATTTGTCGCAGAATCATCATTGGTCTGATTGAGGAGGGTTGTCCCAGTGATTGAAGATAGGATAATGGATGTCAAACTAAGCACTCTATTGAATAATTGATATGATTCCACATTCTGTATATATAGCCAGTTATATAGCCGGCATTCTTCTTGCCAATACCGTAGTAATCTTTCCTTTTTCAATGTCCAGTCATTTATTTGGATATCTATTTTATTACGTTTTGGTTGCTTTTGCATGATGGGATTATTTAAACAGGGTCTAGCCAAGATTCAATAGTCTATGCCTAAGTTGGTTAAAAATTCCAGCTATTTGGTAAATCATATGTACATGCCCGCATATTAGTTACATCATATAATTGGTATAGGGTAAGTGCTATTGTGATGGTACCTAACCAAGAAAATATGAACTTGAGCATATTTCCCGGATTTAGACCACCAAACCGGTTGAGAATAAACTGATGTAAGATGGTAGTGCGGAAATTGGTCGATATACCAGCATATACCATATTCTGCAGAAAAATTATAGCGTTTATTATTAGTAGTCCCCATACTAATATTATACGATACCTGCGGGGGATTATATATTCTGGTGGGGGATTTAGGTTTCCTTCTGATGCAATTACTGGTTCGGCGTCCAAATGTAATTGTGTGATATATGCAAATGTAAGAACCACCACAGGAATAAACCACAATGTCGGGAATCTATCCGTGAATGGAATGGTATACCAAAGACTTAAAAATGTGGCAAATACTGCCAGAACCGTAAGCACCTCCAGTATATAATTAAATAACTTATATGATATACCAAATATCATCTTCTTTTCACTATATCTTAAAGGGTCCTGAATATATATATATATGGTTAATGCAAATGATGTTGCAAATATGAGCCATCGGAACCATGGTATAATTAACAAATTGGCAAATATTTTAGTTATGCTTGGATTATCGTCCATTTTTACCGCCAATTTGTCTTTATTTACTTTATTTACTTTATTTAATATCGCTATATTTTAAAAAACTTCCCATAAAAAGAAACAGTATGCAAGCAGGTACACGCACACCATCAAATAACCTTAATTTCATATCACCCAACCCATTAAAATTCATGGATGATATTAAGGATTCTATCAACCAGTTCTTTTTCGGGTCTGATATGTCAGTATTATTCACCATTTTTGGTCTATTCCTTGTAATAGGAATTGGTGGTACAATCGGGTTCGAGGTCGTATTACCCAATTTGCGTGGTCAATTACTTAATAACTTTGCCGGATTTATTGTATCTATTGGGTTTATATGGCTATTATTCCGATTCAAGGATAATAATATTATAATATTAGGCCGTAGTTTCAATATGGCGTTTATTATGTATATATTATTACTAGGTGCAATTATCTTTCTATTTAGCGGTTAACTTCGTAAAACATCAACAACGAATAAAACATTGCAAGCGTGGCTAGAGCCTCTTGCGGCCTGTTATTACCATTACGTTGAGCTACTATCGCCATATAGAAATCTATTCCGCGACTTCCTGAAATTAAATCCATGTTAGTAATGATTCGCGTTTTGTAATTTTCATGTATATACTTATTATCTGAGCTATTATCTCCATCAATCCCAACTTTATTACATGCTGATAAACATTCGGTATCCAGTGTCAAGTCCCTAAGTTGGGTATCTAGCCAAGTAGCATCGAATGGTATCACATAGTCCGAGCAAGTACACTGAATCACACGCTCCCCATCTGTGAATTCACTTTCCGGAAAATCTACTAGGTATACAAACCGGCCTGCATAGGTCATTGTATTCTTAACTGGCTGTTCGATGGGTTTAGTTGATTTAACTTCACTGGCTTCCACGATAGGCTTAGACTCTACCACTGTGTTAGTTGGGCTATGTGGCTGTTTCCGTGGAATATCAATAACCTCACCCATCGGTATCTTGGTAAGTGCCGACAATTTGTCATATAAGTAAGTAAGGATTCCAGCACTTGCAGTTGGGGGGCTAGCCAATTCCTGCTTTAAGCTAAATAATTCGCCACGGTCTTTGGCATTTACGCTATTCTGGGTTTTGTGGTTACTGACACCGAGCTGATGTAGTTCTTTACGTAATGCTTGCTGTTCCTTCCATTGTTCGCGTTCTAGTGTTTTAAGTTTTTGTTCCATTTCGTATATTTTGCGGCGCTCGGCTTCCAATGCCTGGAGTTTTTGTATTTCGGCCTTCTGTGATTTCATCTTTTCAATCTGTTTAAGTTTGTGGGCATATTGGTCCTGTAGTTTGCGTTGTTGTTCCTGTAGATGGGTTTGTTTTTCCCGAAGTGTATCAATACTTGTACTAACATCAAATACCGTGACTCGTTCCTTCTTCTTTGCTGACATAGTCTGTGCTTGAGTGTTATTGGTGCTAATGGCCAGTTTGCTGCTCGCGGTTTTCGAGCTATCTTGTAATAGGGTTCGGGCTCTAGCCAATTCACTATCTATCTCACTGACTACTACCTGTTTACCTTGTTGACTTACTGGGCTAGGTGTCGATTTAACAGGCTTGACATTTCCATAAACTTGTCGGCTTTCTTCCGGTTTTGTTGTTGGCGGTTTGTTTGTTTGGCTAGAGCCTATGAGTTCTTGTTTTTTGGATTCTTTATAGGTAGGTGGTGCTATGGTCGGGACACTAGACTGTGATTTACTAGGTAGTGGCTTAGGCGTTTCCAATATCCGTGTATATTTCTTTACCTTGCTATTTAGCTGTTCCAGAAGTTTGGTGTATTTCTCGGATGGCCCTTTGCGCTTAATTTTATCATTAATCTTGGCTATTGCATCTTTTGCAGCAGTTAATTTACTTTGGGTTTCAACAAGGGGGTCCTGTCCTTGGCTAGAGCCGGCCTCTAACACATTATCAACTGGTCCGGATTCAAGGTCAATTGATAATGATTTATCCGGCCTGTTAGTAATAACGCTATCTATATTTTTGAAGATATCCAACTTATCGCGTGTTTCTGTAGGTGTATTAGATGGTGAACTAGGTTTAGGACTACCAGACCTAGCAATTTCTTGTGCAGCCAAGATAATAGGTTCAATAACAGGACTGGATATCCGCTTAATTGGCATTGCTTTATTTTCGGCATCCACTTTCGCCTGTTTGGCACTATTGCTCTCGGTTATAATATAATTATCACTATTCAGGTCTAGTACTAGTTTCTTACTATTTGTACTGCCACCGACTGGCGATTTCCGGTCTTTTAATAAGTTATCTACTATACTGGTCTTGTTAGCTCCGCCACTTGGACTTTTACTACCTTTTTTACGTTTACCTGACGTGCCAGTAGAAGTAATTTGCAGTGTTTTATTTGTGGAACTCATCTAGCCAAGTAACTAAGTAACTAAGTAACTAAGTAATAAGCCAAATGCCAAGTTTATTATACTTGTCTAATTAAGCCATGATACATAAACGGAAAGTCATTCCACTAAAATTGATTATCAAAATGTCTATTCCCATGATTTATATTCCAGACTATACAGTAAAAACAGTAAGTAAATATCAGTACAAATGCCGGCAACCACATATTACGCAGTAAAGAAGGGTAAAATCCCGGGTATCTATATAACTTGGAAGGAAGCCGAACAACAGGTAAAAGGCTACCAACAACCGATATTTAAAAAATTCGCCACACTGGAAGCAGCACAACAATTCATGGGTCAATCCGCCGCCAATATCCAAGCCAAGCAAGCAACGGCTAGAGCCACCGGCACCATAATTAAAGCAGAAACACTCGAAAAACTTAAGCAGCTCACCGTCATGGACTACGTGGAATACAAAGACTCCGATGCCGCTGGAATGCTAACCAAAAAGCACCCAAATACTTGGACTAGACTAACCGGAAAGTATTATATTATGACAGATGGTAGTCGGAAAACCGCACCAGGCGGTGACCATGCCAGCACAGAACGTGTGGGCTATGGTGTTTATTTCGGGCTAGATTCGGTTAACCTGGCACAAGAGATGCCGTTGGATACTACAAATAACCAATGTGAGCTTCTAGCCATTCAGAGGGCACTCGAGGCCGTCCGTATGTTTGCATATGCACTCAAAGACCAAACCGTAGTCATTGTCAGTGACAGCCAATATTCGCTTAACTGTATTACTGAATGGCTAGAAGGTTGGAAAGCTGCTGATTGGCATCTAGCCAGTGGTGAACCAGTTAAAAATCCAGAGATTATCAAGGCCATTGATACCATAATTACAGATATAGAGGATAATACACGTGTAACACTGGAATTCCAACACCAAAATAGCCATACAAAAGCGAGTGATATCAAGACCAAAAAAGATAAGATGCTTTGGGAAGGTAACTTTATAGTTGACTATCTAGCCAAGGGTTGTCGGCTGTAAATTTACTCAGTCTGAAATTCCACATTGTTGATTAACAGCACACGGCCGACTATGGATTCGGATTCCTTAATTAGGCCACTAGTGCGCGCAAACAATGTCGCACTTTTATTTATCCTGGTAAATGCCATATTATCGACAATCCATTGATTAGCCACAATTTGCTTGCTAGCCAATGCAATACCGCCATGTACAATACACCATTGTTCTAGCAGTTTACCCTGGATAGGAAGCAAGTCAATAACTTCATCATCACCAACCGTCCTATCTCCGAATGATGCGCGATACCGGGTAAGTACTTCCAATAGAGTACCATAGCTCTTTTTCTTTGTAAAATTAGCACAGTTCTCGGACAGTTCGATAACTACGTAGGTTTTACTATTAATGTTGGCAGGATGGCTAGACTTATTCATTACATTCATTAGTGGCGCATACCGGATTGCCTCACTAAGGCATGTAGCTTCCACCTCACTTGGGTGCAGTGCTTCTACCCTATGACCGCTATTAACACCAATATCCACACGGTCACATACCGGCACCTTTACACTGAAAAACTCGGTTATTGCGGAGACATGGTCGCCTCTATGCGTGGTGAGTAATTCACGTGCCCGGTCTGGTGTCACAGCTATTTGCTTGGTTAAGATACTGATATCCTCTTCGGAAACAACGTAATTATCCATTTATTCTGTTTACACGTAAAAAAAATTGTTTTTTAGGTTGGTTATATATTTTAATCTTAGATTACTTAGACTTATTATTTGTTAACAAATAACGCATAACCAGAATATATAAACAAAACTAAACTAAACATGCCTGTTGCACCTAAGACTCAAACCAAGAAGGAATCCACAACTACTACTAATGACCCAGCTGATGAATTTGTCAATTCTGCAACTGAGATTAACACAATTATTAATCAGGTTAACCGGTTGAATGATGAAATGATGTCTACATTTGATACGCTTCATGATTCCATTAAGAAACACTTTGTGCAATTTCAAACCAAGTTTACTGATCTTGAAACCCAGCTTCAAGCTGCACTTGCCGAAAATCGGGACCATAAGGATGCCGCCGACACGTTCAACCGTGTTAGTATGCTCAAGAAACAGGATATCCAGATTAGACAAGACCAAATCAAGATCGCAGAATTGGAAAGCCGGATTAAGTTTCTCGAAAAAGATATCGAAAACCGTGAAACTGAAAAATACAACAATGTTCGTAGTTTTATACAACTAAAAAAAGAGATGGATGATCTTAATAAAAATAAGTTTCTCGAAAAGGAGAATAGCCGACTCTCTAGCCAACCAGCTGACCAAGCTGAACCTGTCTCCAAACCAGCATCCACAGCTACTAAGTCTGCTCAGGTTGCCACCAAACCGGCAGCTTCAGTTAAACAGGTTGAAGAAACGGAGACCGAGCTGTGCAATGCCAGGATTGGTAAGAAGAAGTTTAAGATTTCCAATCAAGTAGCTGAATTTATGGACGATTATCCGGAAGGTGTATTTATCACTGATACCGGCTGCGTAATTGGTCAGGTATGTAATGAACCTATTCCTAACGGTCAAGTCTTCTGTTCTAAGCATTCAAACGGAAAGTTTGAGGATATCCGCAAGCCGCCTGCTGATATGGCACAACCTGCATCCAAATCAAACCCTACACCTACACCTACACCTATACCTAAACCTAAAGTTGCTGCCGAACCGGAAGAAGATGAACCTATTTCAACACATGCTAAGGTACTTGAACCGGAAGAAGAGGTTGATGAAGAACCTAAAGAAGAGCCTGTTAAGGTAGAACCTGTCAAGAAGCAATCAGCTCCAGCACCTGCTAAGGTATCAACAACACCTGCTAAGCCTGCGCCCGCAAAGGTACCTGCACCTGAACCAGTGGAAGATGAAGTGGAGGAGGAGCCTGTTGAGGAGGAGCATGCACCTAAAGCAGCGGTGGCAAGTCCACCAGTAGTTGGAAAGGGTCTGAATCCCCTAATTAACACATCAGCAAAAGCACCTGTAAAGATTCCAAATCTGGATACTGATAACAATATTGATATCCATACATTTGCAGATAACACCAGTTACTATATTAACACTGAAACGGGGGATCTATTCGAAATGACTGAAAATGACGATATTGGGGTATTTGTCGGAAAACTCAAGAAATAAAATAAAATAAAATAAAATAAACTAATTTAATCATGGCTAAATTGCAAATAAATGGCATCAAACCATTTAATATCGCAAATTATATTTTTATTTTTTATGCTATCACTACTTGCATGTTCAAACACGTTTTCATGTGTTTTAATAAATAAGCTAATATCCGAAATAATCTTATGATTTACAAAGCGGTCAATACCGGCATGCATTTTACATAATTCGCGTAAGTAAATATACATAGCTACTAGGTAATCGCGACCGGATTTGAGTACAACCAAGCCCAAATCATTCTCTACTTCTGCTAAATCCATATATATATTATTTTTTATCATTGTATATATAACTGGATATATACAATTAATGTATGTCTCGATAATTCCAATATTAGCTGATAATTTACTGTCATCCATGGAAGCGCAATCAATAAACTTAATAAATCCGTTGTTTAATTGGTTTGCATATGCAAAACTTATTTTAATCATATTAGAAAATATGCGGGTAACCAGCGCACACATTAAATATATTATTTTGCTCGTCTTTGTAATATTCACACCACGGATACAAAGAACAGGCTTATTGTTTGGCACATTCGGAATAGATAAATCATTAAATTTGTTCCGAATCATTGCACCACTGGGCTGGACCACTGCTGTAGTTTCTACACTGTCATCACTAGGTATATCTATACTGGACCATTTGTTCTGGTTTACTTGTCTACCGAATGATTTTGGAAGGCTAGAGGGTTTGTCCGGAAGTAAATGATTACCTGCTACATGGCGAACACTATTTGGTACCTTGCCACACTGTGTATCTATTGAGTCAATGAAATTTGTATGCTTAGTAATGGTGGGTATATTGGCTACTATTTTATCATGTATTTTTTGGTACCCATATGCGATTGCATTTGCCAGACGGAGTTTATCGGATTTATCCTTGAATTCTTCTTCCCGACAGATAGTTATATAGTCAGTAACCAATAAACAAGTTTTGTCAATTAATAATTTTGTTTTATCGAGATTTATATTATTTGCCAAACAAAGTGTCAATACATTGAATATACAGTTATTTAAAAGCTCGATTAATACCGGATAATTTATAGGTCCTAATATATGTTTCATAGTGTAAATATTAAGCGCATAGTGACATAGGGTAAATATCATAAAGTTATAGTATTTGCGGATTTTTTTAGTATCCAACTTCTTATTATCGCCTTGTTGATTGTCCATGTTATATTGCACGATATTTACAAGATTGATCACATAATCTTTAGTTAATTCAGTCTGTTATTAGTCTTAGTATTCGCTTGGCTAGACCCTAGCGTAGGCTTTCTAGTAGAAAACCACCGATAGCCGAAATAGCCACCAATAAGTAATACCATAACAATCACAAATACAGTCAAATAAATATACCAACCGTCTAGCCCTTCTATACTGTCATCATCCGCATTGCCTTTATCTTCGATATTTAGGCGATTACGTTGTTGGTCGGTTAATTTGCTAGTATTAACCACTTCGCCCTTTGCACTATATTTACGTTTAGTGCTTTCGCCATTGGTTTTATAAGGGTCCATGACAATAGATGCAAGCTCCTTATTGGACAATTCATAGTCCTTAAGCATGGTCTCGAGTTTCCGGCGGCTAATAGCATCGGCATTAATCTTCTCAACATCCTTCAACGGAATGAGTGAACGGCTAGTATCATCGAAATAATAAAGTTCCTTTGTTTTAGCGTCCATCTGTAGTTCAGGAGCGGTGTCTACATATTTGCCAAATAGCACATTCTGGGGCAAAACATCATTGGTTACACGGTCTGTGGTATTCCCGATCCCTAAGACTGCTGCCAACTGTTGCTCATAAGTGCCTTTATTAATATTCATTTTGATACGTTCACGGCTGACGTCCTTCAGGTCATATCCCTGTTTTTGTAGGTCGGCAACTGTAGACTTGCCAAGTACTTTATCCAAATCATCAAGGTAGTTATTATCCAGACTGCTATTTTTGTTCAAGTTGTTTGAAGTAGTAGTATTGGCATCTAGCCGGTTGTTCATGCTACCCTGGAATCCTTCTTTAGGGACAGAAATAGGAACTAAGCGTTGGCCAAACACGGATGCCTCTCGGTCACCAATTAGGACTTCAGCGCCTAACAGAGAAAGCAGTTTTTGGATGGCTACTATTTTCAGGTAGGGAGAAAAACGCTCTTGCAGGTCATTAGGTAACTTATTATTAATCTGGCCAATGATGCGGCTAATAGTGTCAATGTCGCTAATTTCGCGATTTTCCTGCATCAGTTGGATAGCAATGTCTTTTTCGGGGCGGTCTAGGTCTAGCCGTGAAATGTCCGTTAACCCGTTAATAAGTAAAACGTCAATGTGTTGGACGGACATGTTAATGTATCTAAGGCTGTATATAAGAAGTGTACGGATTGCCTGGTCTTCATTGATTGGTAGTTTGCTGATGAGCATGGGATAGTATTTATCATAGATTGTGGCGATTCTGGACCTGGTAAGAACTCCGGCATAGAATTCTTGCCGGTCAATCCCCTTAATCATTTGTTCCAACGCTGCACTAGTTTGGTTCTGTGGATTAATGTTCATGTTTCGCGATTTCGTATAGGTTAATATATAAAAGCTTTTACTATCCGGCAAGATATTATTTGGGTTTGGCATGGACATATTGCTATCCACTGATAAATTATAAACCATATTTAATAAATAGCATTGACCCACCATAACATAAACATACAAACAGGTCATGTCATCCGAATCACCCACACTTAAAAAATTCATTCCAATAAAACGGACACGGAAAACTAGTAAAGTGTTCCTACATACCCAGTCAAAGAAGCCATTACGGGGTGAACTAAAAGCACGGCTAGACCATCTATATATCCCTCCGGCATATAACAATGTCTATCTAGCCAAGTCACCATCCAATAAAATCCAAGTTATTGGTGAAGACGTTGCCGGTCGTAAACAATACATATACCATGAACGTCATAAGGCTGGGCTAGAACGTCGTAAATACAGTGATTTAGCTGAATTTGGTGAACATATATCACAGATAGAAGAAGACAACAACCGGGCTCTAGCCAAGCTAACAAGTAAACCGATTCTCGATTCAATTCTAACTAAGGATCAGCTTATCCAAATTATGATTTACATGTTGCGAACATACCATTTCCGGATTGGTAACCGGGCATATGCCGAAAAATACGGTTCACATGGCTTGTCGACACTCACGGCTAGACACTTTAAGAAAGCACCTAACCAAGTAACTATCGATTTCATTGGGAAAAAAGGTGTCCGGAATACTACTAAAGAAGCCACACCGATGGGTCTCCAGATTATATCGCGATTATTGGCGCATAATAAAGGTATGGAGCTCTCACATGGTAAAAAACAGGCCGAATTCATATATTCCTATGAGTATAAAAATCCAATAGCAGGTGATAAACTGTGTGTGGCATTACTAACATCCGAAGATATACAGGATTTCTTCAAATCGGCATACCGGACTAAAGCATCACCGGAAGGCATCTATGTAACACCAAAGATGTTCCGGACTTGGTATGCTAATTACCATTTATTGGAGTATCTACAGGGTCTAGCCAAGGACCCGGACGTAAAATCTATGACAGCAAAACAGATAGGGCAAAAAATCAAAGGGGAAGTTGGCGAATTTGTCAGCCGGCATTTGAATAATACACCCGCAATTTGTAAAAAGAACTATATAAATAATAGGCTTTTGACGATGATAATTGAAACACCTAAGAAGTATATTGCGGAAGTTGCCGGAATCAAACAAGGAAAACCCCTACATAGTTATCTAGCCACCCTTATTTAATTCAGTTAGTTAAGTTAGATAAGTTAATTCAGTCTAGCCAGGGATTACTAATAAATACACGGCGGGGTTCTATGTAATAAAGGCTATGTATAATCATAATGGCAACAACATGTTGTGTATCTTGGTCTAGTCCAGAATGTAGCATTTTATCTAAGATATCTAAAATCCGGGTAAGTATTCGATGTTTATTAAGTTTTAGAAGTGAGCCACGGTAGGCTTCGTCAGTAATACTATCAAATTCTGTTTGGTCGGGTAATATACGCTGTTTCATGTCATCAGTAATCCCCAATTGGAATGTCCATGTCCGATATAGTGCTTTAATAAAGTTATTGAGTATAAGTGCGGATTTATCATAGAGCCAGTCCAAATCGGTCTGATATCCGAGGAAGTCAATTTTCTGAAAAACATTTGTTAGTTTGCGCTTGGCTAGAGCCTTCATAGGTAATTTACAAGTACCTTGTTTTTGCTGTAATAGGTTAACTCCTGCAGACACCGCATTGTGTACTGTTTTCTTATCTAGCCGTTCCCATGTTGTAAGTATCCGCATGTAGCTATTGGCACGTTCCATAACTAACTGTGGTATGGGGGCGCGATTATATGGATTCTCAGACCCACGATTGATAAGTTCAATAAAGCTGTGTATATGAAATCCATAATGGAATCCATCAGTGTCTTTATAGGTGAATAAGTAACGTGGGTTGATTTCCGTTAACAAGTCAAAGCTAAAGAAATCTTCAATGTTATTACATTGGGTTAAAGGGGCCAGGGCAGCTGACCCACGGTTATAAGCTAATATCCTATTGCGATTACGCCGGATAGCCCTCTGTAGCCTGATAATCGCATCTGCATGTAAAACACAGTTAGCCAAAGTACGTATAAACCCAGACAGGCCAACACGGCGGCTAGAAGGTACCACTGGGGCCGAGCGATACATATCAAGCTTATAGTGCCGGTAATTCCGTGTAACATCCGCACTACTTAATTTATTACATCCGGGGTCGCGGAAATAGTCTAAATGCGTAATTGGTGAGAAACCTGTAGTTTTTTCACCGAAATCCCGTGTTAGGATTTGTGGGCTCGGTGCCGGCATCGGTGTGATTTCGGAAGACTTCGCGCTCTGGACTGTGTATGTTTTTTGTGACCGGCGACTTCCGTCCACTAACTGAGTGGTGTTGCTGTGTTTACCACAGAATCGGCTACCGGCACGATGACGGTTAGGACATTGGATAGGCTCGGATTTTGACTTCCTGGCCAGACATAGATTAGGATTAACTAAACAAACAGTGGAGGAGGAAACGACCGCTTGTTTAGCCGTAATGGACATGTGTTGACTAGCAACCGACATATTGTATTGTTTTTATTTACTTACTACAGAAGCATAAAATACTTAAACTTAAAATACCTGCCCTGACATCATGGAAAGCTCTTCCAAATAACGCAATTTAAAGATTTTTGAATAGCCAAATTGGTAATATCTACAACCAATCCACAATAACAATCACATATACTATCTAGCCAAGCAAAATGCCTAGCGAAAACAAAACACAAGTAACTGGTAAAGTCATCGGTATCGACCTCGGTACTACATACAGTGCAGTCGGTGTATATCAGAATGGTAAAGTCGAAATCATTGCCAATAACCAGGGTAACCGTACTACGCCCAGTTATATTGCATTCACCGAAACCGAACGCCTTATTGGTGATGCTGCAAAGAGCCAAGCCGGTGCCAATCCCGAAAATACCCTATATGACGTTAAACGCATGATCGGTCGTAAGTACGGAGAACCCGCAGTACTTGAGGCCATGGGTCATGTTCCGTTCAAAGTCAAATCCGGAAACGGGAACAAGTGTATGATGGATGTTACATATATGGGCGAACAGAAGAGCTTTTCACCTGAAGAGATTAGCGCTATGATTCTCACCGAAATGAAGTCCATCGCCGAGGCCTACCTTGGAGAACCAGTACAGAATGCCGTAATCACTGTTCCGGCCTATTTTAACGATAGCCAACGCCAGGCAACTAAGGATGCTGGTGTAATTGCCGGGCTCAATGTCCTCCGAATTATTAATGAACCAACTGCTGCTGCGGTTGCGTATGGGTTCGATAAACTCGATGGAGCGGAAAAAACCATTTTTGTGGTCGATGTCGGTGGTAAACAGCTGCTACCTGTGGTGAAAGCCCACTAATTATTTTGCATCCATGTGTGTATGTGTGTGCAAATTATTAAATCCGGTTAATTGCTGGAAACTCCTAAAGCTCTTCCTACCCGGACCATGGATGGTCCAATGGGTCGATAAAGGTAAGAGATGTTAACAATGGACAATCAGCAGCCAAGCGTTGGTATTAACACCAATGAAGGTTCAACGACTAGGTGGCTCTAGCCACCCACGAATGCCGGAGTTTAATCTTCTTCTGAATAAAAATTGAAATTTAAGGCAACACTATATATATTGTTAATAAAAGCGCAAATATGGATGAACGAATGAAAATCATAAAAAATATCACAGATATCACAGATGGTGACGGTAATAAAGTACAGTTAAATGAAAATGGATTAAATCTAGAATTTAGTCAAAACAAGTATGCATCAAAGAAATTAGCAGTATGGCGTATTAGTATTAACGGCATACACCTTACAAAAGCTGATAAATACATATTTGATTATAATTGTGTTACTTGTAATAGTAAAAAATCCCTATGTCCAATATCCCTGATTCGTAAAGTAAACAAATGCTCGCTTGAATGTGTAGAATGTGTTAATCAGAATGCCTCTAAAAGAGCTAATCATTCAGCCAATTTTAGCTCGTATGCTGCAAAAAACGAAGCGGCAGCATTGGCAGCTCTAACACCATTAACCTACATACAAAAACGCGATGGATGTTTAGCCAAATTTAATTCTATGGATGATGACTATAAAGATGCATATTTTGCATGTCATCTAACTACGGACGACTATAAACGAATCAGTAAAAATTTGGTAGGGTTTCAAAATGGCAAAATAACAAATCTTGAAGATATTGAATATTGGCCAGTGTATAATAGCACAAATCAAATGACCTTTACGCATATCATGTATGACAAAAAGAACCAAACTGTATTTAAACCGCATCAACCAATGATGAAATGTGATAATTGTGAGTGTACATGGAGAGCTAAATCTATTGAACGTTTTAAGAACTGTCATAAGATTCAATGCAAAACATGTATGCTATGTAATACAACATTCATTCTCCGTAAAACCCACAACATAGTTAACGACGTTGTTATGTATCAGTCAAAATTAGAATTGAAATTCATAAACTGGTGTAATAATTCAGGAATCACTATTACAAATGGTCCTATTATACCATATGAATTTAATTCTGTTCAGCGAACATATCGAGTTGATTTTCTAGTTAACAATGTATTAATTGAAACAAAGGATAACCATGTATGGCATAGAGAACAATTGGCGTCTGGGAAATGGCAAGCTAAAGAATCAGCAGCTAGAGCCCAGGTAGCCAATGGTACATATGCCGACTATCTAATGGTTACGCCTAAAAACTGGATTACTAGCCTTAAATATCTAAAAGATAGGTATGAACAGCAGCAACAGCAGCAACCTATCAATTCAGAAACAAAAGATTAAATAAGATATAGTCTGATCTCATATGAAAGTATGAGAAATAATAGTTAAATGCTATTATAATAACATAATCCGCCAAATGGGCACGGCGGATTTTTCTATTTTGACACTCGATGGGGGTGTATTTGAGGTAAAGGCGACAAGTGGTCTCCCCTTCATGGGTGGTGAAGACTTCGATAATGTCCTTGTAAACTATTTTGCAGGTGAATTCAAGCGTATGCATAAGAAGGATATTACCGAAAACAAGCGGGCAATGCGCCGGCTGAAGACACAATGTGAAAAGGTAAAACGTACACTTAGTAGCAGCACAAATGCCAATTTGGAAATTGACAGTCTAGCCGATGGTGTAGACTTTTTTTGTCCGATTACGCGTGCCAAGTTCGAGCAACTTTGCGACCACCTATTCAAGAAATGTCTTGAGCCAGTATACCAGGTTATCCTAGATAGCAAACTCGACAAATCGCAAATTGACGAAATCATTCTGGTCGGCGGCAGTACCCGTATCCCCAAACTCCAGAAGATGATTAGCGATTTCTTTAACGGCAAACAGCTTAACCAGTCCATTAACCCGGATGAAGCTGTTGCATATGGTGCTGCAGTTCAGGCGGCAATTCTCGGTGGTCATGGCGATGACAAGACCGGGCAAATGCTACTGCTCGATGTAACACCTCTTAGTCTTGGGCTAGAAACAGCTGGCGGTGTCATGACAGTCCTTATCCCGCGTAATCAAACTATTCCCTACAAGGCAACACAAACGTTCTCTACATATGCTGATAACCAACCTGGTGTCACTATCCAGGTATTTGAAGGGGAACGCCAATTCACTAAGGACAATAACAAACTCGGGCAATTTGAGCTGTCCGGTATCCCTCCTGCTCCCCGTGGTGTACCCAAGATTGAGGTCACGTTCGAGATTGATGCCAATGGTATCCTCAATGTGAATGCTTGTGAAACCGGTACGGGAAAGAGCCAAAAGATTAAGATTACTAACGACAAGGGCCGTCTATCCGATGCTGATATTAAACGCATGGTCGCCGATGCTGAGAAATTCAAGGCACAGGACGATGCTGAAAAGGCACGTGTTGATGCAGTGAATAACCTTGAAGGTCTCTGCTTCCAAATCCAACAGGTACTTGGGGAACAAACAACTAAGGACAAACTCGGTGAGACTGACGTAACTGCTTGTCTCGATGTAGTTAATCGTGTGCTTTCAGATATTAGTGGTAACCGTGGTGTATCTATGGACACTGTCGATGCATGGAAATCCGAGGTAGACGCAGTATACAACCCTCTAGCCAAGCGTCTATATGGTGCGGAAGGTGGGATGCCATCTGCGGGAGCCGGCGGCATGCCAGGTGGATTCGACCCATCCAGTTTTGACCCTAATAATATGACACCTGAGCAACAGGCACAAATGGCAGAAATGATGAAGCAGATGGGAGGTACCGTTTAGTATGGTCTTAAATACCATACTAGACTGTACCGTATAGTATATTCTATTCAACAAATGAAAGGTCCAAAAAAATATTTGAGCATCATACCATGCTTACCAGATAAAACTAGTTAGGTAAGATATCCAGGACTTGGGTTCAGAGGCGCTGGCCGATGGTACAGGTGACGTAGGGAGGCTGGCATCAGAGGGATTGACAGGCCCGGTCGTAACTGGTTCGGTGGTTACTGCAGGTGTAATATCTAGCTGTGCAATGCTTTCATTACTGGGAATTACATATTCCGATTCATCAATAGTTTCATTGATACCAGTGATACCCGGGATTGGCGTCTGTTCAGGCTGGCTAGATGCTTGTTCATGTTGATTAATCTTAGCTTCACGGTCAATATCATATACATACACATTTTTGGATTCACCTGACTTGACTGACACTACCAGGTATTCGCTTGCATCTAGGGCATTAAGTGACCTATTTAACTGGTATAGTGTAGGAATTTTGGATTTTAGATAATGTTCATACATAAACTTACGCTCATCCAGATTATACGTGTTATCAATGAATATATAATTAACATGTGCCATAACATTATCAGGGAACGAAGTAGCATCAGATTTACCAATAAACACCGTCTTGGAATTTACAAGTTCATGTAGGGTAGCCGCGTTACGTCGCATACTGTGTTTAGTGAGTACATTGTCAAGTACTACAATCGGCTGTGTAATAAATTTCAAAAGTGCCTCTACTAGTTCATCTACATGGTGAACGGATTGTCCAGAGACCAGCTGGTTAATTAGTTCGGTACGGCGCTGGCGGCCAAATATAAGTACCGTTGAACCGGTAAAATCGGTTTCTTTGGGTAGATAGCTTACCTCCACACCTGGTGCTGATGTTTGCTTACTTTGCATGTGTATTATGGATATTGGGTTAAATTAGGGTTAAATAGGGTGGAATATACGGATTAGAAGAACTACGCAATATTCTTTTAATATAAATATTTATTTAATTATTTTTGGATAATTATTTTTGTTTATTTAGAATCCTGCACTTGATTGACAATGAACTTGGCTAACAACCCAGTGTCTAGGCACTGAAAATTCGGTCATTCCGCACTCAGCATTAGGTTATTTGCGTGTTCTTATTTTATAAACTAGTTAAACAGATATAAAAATAAACTAATCATGGAATTAACTCCTACCTGCTCTGCTCTTTCTACTATTAGGATGACGGCGATGGCTAGAGCCACCACGTTTACGTTTCTGTGTATACCTCTTACCCATAAAGAATTCATTCCATGATACACCTCCAGAAGAACCACCAGTTTGTGGGGGGTTTTTTTTTTTAATCGTAGGTACAGGAGGTACAGGAGGTACAGGAGGTTCATATTTACCATATGTATCTTCCTCGACTTGGTCGAGCTTCTCGGTGTAATCTTTAGTGAATGGCCACATTTCAGTATATAAATTACCTATAAATACATATGGATAATTACTGCTTGTTACATGATATATATTATAATCCTTATCTTTTTTTATGTTAATCTGGTTAATATAATCAAATGCCTTATATCCGTATATACCAGTTGGTATATACTTTGCAGGCAAACCATATTGATTAATATTTGTTTCATATCCCTCAACTGGTAGAATTGATAATGGCATGTTATACTGCCTTTTACGATATATATATCGCATAAATATTAAATAATATTCGCCGGATTCGAGTGCAATTTTCTGTCTAAATATGAGTATATTGAAGACTGGTATATAACGCTCTACTCCTCCACCCTCTTTTTTTCTGCGGCGTTGTATGAGCGCAGTTGCCGGCTTGCCACTTGGATTATAGCTTGCACCGTCTGTTCTAACATAAATGGTAGTGTCTGACTCTATATCTAAATGTTCAAGTGGATTATATGCCTCAAAATACCACATACCATCAGCTAATAAATTTATTATTTCCGGTGGTTCATCAACGACTTTTACTTTTTTACGCAAGTATTTATCGATGAATTCCAGTTTATCTTCAATACTTAATATGTCATCAACCGATTTACATGCGCCCCCTGCAATCGCCGGTTTATCATCTAGTTTTTTTTCATATCCTTTTAAATCTTTAAGAGTTTCTTTAACAAATATTTCTGCATCGTCTGGTGTCATACCGGATGTGTGTTTTATTATAATTTCACGCATTTCAGATAGCGTTTCATTGTGTGCCGGTGCAAATATGGATAATACGAATAAATCGGGTACTATGAGCTTACGGCCATCATCTATTACGGTAAATATAGTATTTATATCTTTTTTCATACCATCATTTTTCACTAGCTCTTCAACATAATGCTTACTGTCATATCCATTTGTAATACGTATGGCATGGTCTATGGGTATTGCGTTTCCGGCTATGCTATTATTTATGAATTCTTGTAGTGTGTAATGTATAACTGTAGTCGATGTATAGTCGGAAAATTTATATAACGTCCCACCTATATCTATACCAAACCGCCAATTACATTGGCTAGATGATAGGTACACACAAAATGTATATATCTTATCCTCAAGTTTGCTTGTAATAGTGACATACATACGCCCCTCGTGATTCGGGTTATACCCTGTTAATGTAAAAATATATTTGCCTATTTGTATTGATGGTAATGATGGTGATTTTGGGATTGAAGATTTTGCAGCCATGAGTATCTAGCCGGTGTTAATGTAACCTAATTCAAGTTTAATATATCAAAAGAAAAAATAAGTGTTGGCGTCTGTTGGAATTTGTCAGAGTTACATATTAAGAATTGAGTCAATATCTGGGACGCCGCCCTGTTGTCTTCCGGAGTCATAGAGAGGAGGGCCGCCATCACCACCCTGTTTATTGCCACCACCCATTCCACCACCAACCATATTCATGAATCCGGCAAACCCAGGGGCTTGTTGACCCATTGAGTTTACAGCAGCTTGCTGAAATTGTTTCATGAGATCAGGATTACTGCGCATAACATCATCTACATTGGGTAGGCTGGTGCTTTTCAACATGCTATTCTGTAGGTGATACATGAAAGCGCTACCTGCGACCATGAAACAAAGCCGGAGTTCGGGCGCCATAGACCCGGAGCCCTGATATTTCTCATAGAGTTCCTCGAAGACATCATCATATTCATTAATGCCTTCATGTACAGTTTCACTCCAGCCGTCAAGTTTAATATCAAATGGGTCGAATTTACCATTGAGCCATTCCATACCGCTAATGGCGGTAATAAGGATACGGCGCTGCATCTTCACACTGTTATCCATCTTACGGTGATGGATGAGCTTTTCGTATTCGTTCTTCATTTCATCATAATCGCTGGACATACTGAACATCTTGGGGATCTTGACGCCCTTTTCTTTGAGACGGTCGAACTTGCAAAGGAGGTCGAATTTGGCTTTCTGAATCTCTTCATATGACATGTTAAGACTATCCGACCCGGGTACTTGGCTAGACCCACCCTGAAACGCCGAAGCTGTCGGTAGGGGGATTTGCTGTGTTGAAGATACAGGGGGGACCGGGGTAGAAGAACCAAATGCCGGGAAACTAGGGCCGGACATAGACTTTACTTTACTAAATGTACTATTCAAGCCAATATCACTATCCTGTAATTCTTTATCTAGGTCAATATCAATAGGTAGCCCACTTGAGCTAGACGACTTATTAACAGTAATACCTGGTGTGGATGAACTACCAGTCGCAGCTGGTGTACTTGCCGGCTTGGAACCAAATAAATTCTTAAAAAAACCAGTGTTTCCTGATTGTGCCGATGCAGATGGGGGAGTTGGAGTGGAAGACCCTGAACCAGGGTCCGGTGATTTACGGGCCTTTGACTTATTTATGAGTAAATCGAGACCGAAATCTCCTGTATCAATATCGAATGCAGATGTGGGTGTTGCCGATTTGGTAACTAGGGGTGTTGATGACTTAAAAGGGGTTGGTGGCATAACTGCTGTTTTCTTGGATGCAGAACCCATATCAATGGTTTCCAGGTCAAATGCATCGAGGTCAAAGTCTAAATCTGTGGCCATGGCTAAAAGGTAGTTAGTGATTTATAGGTGTTACTTTTACAAGTAGTTAACGGGTTATATCTAAATTTAAAAAAGGAAGTTAAAACGTGATTATAACGCATCTAGCTGTCCATCCTACGTTACACTCCATCTGTGGTCCTCCTAAGTTTAGTCGGAATCAACTGGTTCAGGTTCTTCCATAGGTGTAGGCTCGGCTAGACTACTAAGTAACGCATCTACCATTGCCAATTCGCCCTTACTGAGCATACTATTCCCTGTTGCTTTCTTTTTGCTTCCGGTCAAATTTGCGCGTTCTTCAAAATGCAGTGTCATAAGCATACTATCGGCCAAATCATCCTGTTTTTTCTTATCTGCAAATAGAGTCCGGATTTCATCGGCATTGGTAGCAGTTTCAATTAAGTATTCGCATATCCGGATAGCCATACGCTTATTCCGAGAATATTGCCCTTTCAGGGTCTTTAGTTCATCAGTGATTGTACGAATCCGCTCAATAGGTAAGAATTTCAGAATATCAAGTTTCTTACTGGCACAGTAGCAATGTACTGTATCAACTGACCGTTGCATGACACCATTCTGCACATAGTAGCCATAGAGAAACACTTGCATTGTCTTCATGGTTGGGTTCTTTAGTACAGGCTGGTTCTCAAGTAGTACAGTATTAGATTTCATAATATCAGGACGAGTACCGAGTTCAGTATATAATGCCTCGGCTAGAGAGGTCAAATTGAGACTTGTAGTCTTCTTGTCCCGAACAACCTTTATTAAACTAAGAGGAGGCTCTAGCCCAACACCCTTCATTAACAGGTTGGCATGTGCTTTGCAATACCCTACATACTGGTTTTCAGGCCTTACATAAAACGCTTTACCTTCACAGTGGCCGTCCACGCGCATGTAATGGCATGCACATGACCCGGCTTTGATAGGCACAGTTTCTGCAGCCATAAATTCAGGTGTTAGCTTTTTATAGTGTACCGTGCAGTAGCCATAGTATCCGGCCACCGCGTTACCGGTTGTGCCTGTTTTGCAAGCTACCGCCTTTTTGCCACAAACTTTACCGGAATTTAGACTACAAGAACATGTAACTACAGGTCGGCTGTTAAACATGATTTCACCGGTTGCTGCTTGGATTTCGCAAACTTTAGGCACTACGTTAATAACTTCCCAATTGTGTATCTGGTATCGTGACCCATTTAAATGAATAACGTTTTTGTGAGACTGTGCTTGGCTAGACCCATCAAAAGGTATTTTAGACAGTTTACAGCAAGCTAAGTTCTTAATACCTATATCCCAGCCTGTTATTGTTTTTGGAGATGATGTCATTGGTTAATTTGGACGGCTAGAAGGTGTATTACTATTGACTTACAGATACTATTAAGTTGATTATTGAACACATCTATCCAATACACGTTGTTAAAACAGCAATCAATAATGTCTTGTATCTTAATAAATACTACTAACACAAATAATTAGGCACATGGACGTACGAAGCCAACTAAAGAAAAAAGAAGATAAGATACGCGCTTATTATAGCCGTATGCTGAATTCCACTACTGATTCCAAAGTTATATCTAATTATGCAAGGAAATCATACAAAATACAGCGTAGCCGGAAGGCAGGTAAGGGTGGGTCACATGGGCAAAAGGATGCCAAGGTACCGTCTAAAATTCTTTTACACACCCTACTCTAGCCCGTTTGTCTTAGAGACTAAACGGCTGGTAAAGGAACCCAGAAGGCCTCTAGCCAACCGGTGAAAGAGTAAGTTATATAAAAAAATTGTTTATAATATAAAGTATCCCAGCCGATACTATAAAATGTCTTCTCCTAAACCCGACCATGATATTGAACAATTCTGGTTAGCATTCAAGCAAAGTATGTTAAACTTCTATGGACTGACCGGTGAAAAAACTATGCCTACTAGACCCATTAGTGATTGGTCCGAGCGTCTAAACAGATTACAGAAAGCTGCCAAATATGAAACTATTGAACATAATATTTATAACTTTATGACCCTATATGGTATTGATTTGCTCCGGGTAGGTGACCGGTACCATCTATCCATCCTAATTACAAACATTAAGCGCTGGAATAAAATAGCCGCCAAATATCCATTCCATGACATGGACGGTGGCGAATCAAAGTGCAATCTCATATTCATCTTGCTTGATATTGTTAATAACTTTATTAAGTGTGGCCTAGAATTTGAGAATCTGTTCAGCGATATAGAACTCTATCTTATTCATGAAGACTACACCAATCTACTGGACTTTGCAATCAAACATAATAAACCAGTTATCATTGATAAGCTAATGGCATTTGACAGTCTAGCCGTTGTTAACTCGCTTAATACATACTGGCATCTTGGGTTGGAGATATCCAATGATTATAAAATAGCAGGCAAAAAGATAATCGAATTAATCAGCAAAGCAACATCGGTACCGTGGGGTGCCGATTTATCGTACACCCCACTTCCATAGCGAAAGTCCAAATTCCGTACCCCTTTAGGGTGTACGAGTAATTGGGACTTGTCGGTACCGTCTAGTATCAGCTAGTGATTAATTAAGCAGGTTATTAATATCGGCTGGGAGTGGGTTGATAATTGTAGAATAATAACGCTCGATTTCACGGACACGGCGTTCGTCTTGCGCTGTCATAAAATTAATTGCTACACCTTTGCGTCCATAACGACCACTGCGACCAATACGGTGAAGATAGGACTCAACCTTAACCGGAATATCATAATTGATAACTACACTAACCTGCTGAATATCAATACCACGGCTTAGCAAATCAGTACTTACCAGCACACGGCTCTTACCACTACGGAAATCGGCCATTGTCAATTCACGGTCCTGTGGCTGCATTTGCCCATGAATATACGATACCATGAAATTATTTTCACGGAGCATCTTGGTCAAGTATTCTACACTCTTCAGGCTATTACAGTAAATAATACTCTGGTTGATTGTAAGAAGGCCATAGAGCTCACATAATGTGTCAAATTTATATTTTTGTTGTTCGACATTAATACTATATTGTTTAATACCATCCAGTGTCAGTTCCTCTGTCTTTACCAGCACCTCAATTGGATTGCGCATAAAGTCCTTTGTAATATCAAAGAACTCTTTACCCATTGTTGCGCTAAATAGGCAAACCTGAATATCGCTAGGCATACAGCGGAAAATTTTAAAGATTTGGTCTAGGAATCCTCCCGAACTGCCTTCTTCTCCATCACCTTCTCCTCCACCGCGATGGCTACGATAGGATTCGCCACTTGTACCAAGCATTTCATCTGCTTCGTCGATTACCAGCATACGGAGCGTGTTCTGGTTAATAACATAATTACCGGTTTCACGGTCACGGCGATGAAGCATATCCAGGATACGACCAGGTGTTCCAATCACAACATGTGGTTTGCCACCACGGGTACCAAGTAGCTTGTCTACATTCTCCTGTGTTGGCACACCCTTAATGCAAAGATTAAAGCGGATTCCAGTATATTTGGCAATTTGTCGGAAAACAGTATCAATTTGGATAGCTAATTCACGGGTATGTACGACGACTAGCGCTTGAATGGCATTCTGGTTTTCATCAATACGACCGAGTGTACCGATTGCAAATGCACCGGTTTTACCCATACCCGATTGTGCCTGTGCAATAACGTCATTTCCACTAAGCACTGGGCGAACGGCGCGGGCCTGGATAATAGATGGTTTCTCGAAACCATAACTGAAAATACCACGGATGATATTATCGCTAATACCCATCTCTTCGAACCCGCTAACCGCTTCTTTGATTTCTACGCGTTCCTCTTCGTTAAGCTCACGAGGATTGGGCTTGTCATATGTTACTGGTGGTTCTGGATTTGCAGCTGCAGACGCCGAACCATGGCTAGACCCTGAATATCGCGATTTGCTACCTTGATATCCACCCCCTCCTCGGTGCCCTGAATCCCGTTCCCCTCCTCGGTGCCCTGAATCCCGTTCCCCTCCTCGGTGCCCTGAATCCCGTTCCCCTCCTCGGTGCCCTGAATCCCGTTC